CCGTTGAGCCGAAATAGACATAGCGAACCTCGCTCTGTAAAGCGTCTCGCGTTATGTTGTATGGAAGTGCGTTTGTGCTTCCTCCATCAAAGATAATTCGGAACTCGCCGCTTGTTGGGGATCCAGTAATGGACACATAAACTTTATTGTTTTGCGTACCAACCTGAGCGCCAAGAATTGGGCTTCCGTCTGAATTACATTCGATAACTCTGTATCCAAGTTGACCCGTAGTCGAACCAGTGTCTTCGTTTGTCCATCGAACGTTGTCAACTCCATTTACAAGGTGAATGGTCTGAAGAACGTCAGAAAGCTGAATCGTTGTTCCAAAGTATGCGTTTGCCATTGTTTTGGAAAGCTCACGATTAATCGCTGAATTTGTAGCTTCTACGTTTGCGCCCGAGTTATACATGATCGTTACGTCAAATTTAAAATATCGCGTCTTGGCCTTATGAACTAGAACGTCGGTTGTTACAGGGCGAAGCGCTTCAATTGAGGTTTGTAACGTTGCGATATTCTCATCAAAGAAGTATCCGTTGACGGAGATATGGGCTTCTTCGTTTTGAGCTAGGGTAGGCCCCGTATAGAAATCTGTATTACGATCAATTGATAACTCGCCGTTTACGTCCGAAGCCCACTCAATTCCGTTCCTAGAGCGAACCGTACCCGCAAGGTCTAGGCTTTCTACGAGCCAGTAATGAATTCCAAGGTAGTATGTTGTTAGTCCAATTAGGATACTCTCGGGAAGAGCGATAACTGGCTGACGAAGAAGGGGCGAGTAAAAATTTCCTGCTCTTGGATGATAGGTCTCGCCAGATCGAACAAAGTTGCCAACATAGAAACGATTGCCCGAAATAGTGTTGAAGATCTGGTCAAAGGGCTTAGAGACAATTGCGTCCGACTCGGTTTTATTTTCGTTGTTTACAAAAATGTCCACGCAGTTCAGGATCGCCCGGTCCCAATCGTTTCTTGATGCTGTGCTGATGTATGAATGCTCAACATTAACAATGTCGTTGGGGCTAAGAGTTGCCGAGTCCTGATCGTCTGTAACGTTGATGAAGGTGACGTTTGGATGGTAAAAATAAGTTAGAGGGTCGGCGGCAAGAACGTCAGGACCAGTTCCTTTTTTCGCCATGCGGTATGTGTCTCCACGATTTTTAAGTCCGGCAACAACATTTGCGTTGACCACATAGTCGCTATCTGGAGAATAGAAGAATGAACCCGTCTGGTTTGCCACATAAAACGAATCGGGGTATGTGTGCTTGCTATATAGGACCGAAGACAGGGCGCTTGTGTACTCCCCAGTGTTTCCATTTCCGCCCACGGCTTCATCGTCACGAGATGCATCATCGACAGAGGGAACCTGAATATTTTCAATATGCTTAGAAATTGGCCCAACGACAGTGGCTTTGGTTGAACGTCCCGACACGGCAGCGGCAAGGTATTGATCTTCGGTCCCGGAAAGATTTCTGAAAACAGTTGTTTTGAACCTCGCCTTGTACTCATCGTCGCCTTCGGCGTCTAGCCCGCCAACTGCTGGGGTTCGGTTTGTTACTCCGCTGACGCCAATAACTGGAGACCCAACAAAGTCTGTGATAACCCCCGCTGGTTTGTTTCCAAGCTCGCCCACTATGCTTGCCCTTATTGGCGCCTCAACGGTTGTCGAGTTGGCCGTAATGATCGCAGCGGAAGTTGTTTCATAAACCATTCTGACGCCCTCGTCGGAGCTGGCAATCTGAGTTCCGGATGGAATTAAAAGGTCTGTGTTTGTTGCTGAGTCTCGTGAGAAAACAACAGTTGCCGTGGCTGAAAGTCCGGATTGGCGACCGAATCCAAAGATCTGCATGAAGGTATCGAGGTTTGACCCATACTTGGCAAATGGGTCTAGAGAACCGTTGACAACATTGACATCAATTTGACTCGAAGAAAGCGCTGTCGCAACGGTAGAAATAATCTTATATTCAGGGGTTCCTTCAGCCGCCGAAATATTCGGATCTAAGGTCCTTAGCTGCTGGACCATTTGCTTGATGAAATCGTCTGGTGTTAATAGGGCCATGTTATGAGAAAAGCATTCTTACTGGAACCGTTGATCCGGAACCCGTTTGCAGGTAAATATTAATGGACAGACGTGTTGGTTCCTCAAGCGTTTGCTCTGCGGTAATCTGGCCAATGTTTAGAAGGATCTCTCCTCGGGACAGGGTAATTCTTCCGTATGTTGCCTCGTCTGACTTGGCCCTCACAACCTGTGAGGTTTGATGGCGAACTAAGACACGACGGACCTCTTCTTCAATTTCCAAAAGAAGCATTTGGTCAATGTTTTGTCCAATAAATCCAGAGGACCTAACGCCATTTGGGGTTGTTCCGCCCTCAAGAAGGGATCCGTAGGAAGGCGTTGTGGGGTCCTCACCTTGCCTATGAAGAAGCGCCGACTTCAAATCCTGAAGCAGCTTTCCTTCGTCTCGCACAACGGCAAGAGAGTGACCCCTTCCGTCTACCGCTAAATCACCGTCTTTTAATGAAAGGCTCCAAGTCATCTACTTATTAATGGCCGCAGGAAGGGCCTGTAGTGCTATAGAATCTTACGACTAGGCCAATAGGAGCCATAGCGTTGAGCTACCAGTAGGTCCTGCGGGGCCTGAAGGTCCCGTAGCGCCGGTTGGGCCACCGGCAGGCCCAGCGGGGCCGGAGGGACCTGTGGCGCCGGTAGCACCCGCCCCTGTTGGTCCCGTAGGCCCAGAAGCTCCAGAAGGACCGGAGGGTCCTGACGGCCCTGACGGCCCTGAGGGTCCTGACGGACCGCTCGCTCCAGCCGCTCCGCTAGGTCCAGTTGGCCCGCTAGGACCTCCGGCTGGTCCCGAAGGTCCAGATGGTCCAGATGGACCCGAAGGCCCGGAGGGGCCGGTCGATCCAACTCCGGTTGGACCAGAAGGCCCAGAAGGACCAGTTGGTCCGGTTGCGCCAGCCCCTGTTGGTCCCGTATGCCCCACCGGGCCGATTGAGCCGGTTGGACCCGTTGGGCCAGTCGCACCAACGGCAAGATTTTGAACCGTATCGATTAGATCCTGAGAAAGCTTTGTGATCGTTACTGCGCCATCGGCAATATTTTTTGTAGAGATATTTCCATCAAAGGTCCCTTGAACGAAAACGTTTCCGTCGAGGTGAATCGTGCCGCCAGTTGAAATTCTTGTGTCTCCGGGCTGAATATCCTTAAGGTTTGTGGTTACGTCCTTCTCTTCAGCGTAATCGATCTTTTGACCTAGGTGCCAGTACCCGTTGCTATAAAGGATCGTCCAGATCTCTCCCATAATGGGCCAACGGAAAGCGTTGGGCGTGTCCCACACTGCGATTTGAACAATTGCCCCGCCCTTAATAAGTCCTTCAAGACGGCGCGTAGCGGGATCGCAGAAAGTAATCTGCGCCCTAAGTTTGTCCATCCCCGTTCTTGGTTGGTCAAATCCACTCAAAACGATTTCACCATACCGTAAGTAAACTTCTCCATCATCCCATCATCATTTGTATCTTTTGCGGATGGAGACGACAACTGCGCAAAAGTTTCAAATCCACCAGCATAATCAAACTGATGCTGTACTGAATCGATATAACAAACAAGATCGTGATCCTTAAAGGCAACTCGACCGCCCGGATAAAGCTCGGGCATGAACGTGAATTGGAACTGAGTAATAAATTGCAGGGACCATTGCTGCATGAAGCGCTGAAATGCGGAGAATGCCTCAAAGTATTTAGAACGGATCAATGGCTCTTCGTGATAGTCAGGCCTTACCCCGTAACGATTCAAGAAGTTAGCGGCGTCCTTGAAAAGAGGAAGTTTGCCCTTGCCTCCCTGCTGGGATAGAAGCCAGTTTGTTTCAAATGCGTTGAAGATCGTAACGATTCCGGACGTCATCAACCTATCGTTAAAGTCAATCTTCATGTCGTACTGAGTGTCTCCAACAACGTAAACATGAGTTTTTAGGTTTTCATCAGATAGAATCATGTCGCCCTCAATAAGCTCAACGTCGTCAATTTCCCAGTACGGCGGTCTATTAGGATTAAACGTCCCAAAATGATCGGGGAAGAAGGCGTAGAATCGACCGTCTGGAAGACTCATGTAGGTTCTCATGCTGGCGGAGCAAAGCTGTTCTACGAAATCAATCAGCGGCTTGTCATTCATGTACGATTTTTGGCCAGAATAAGCCAAGGATTCAAGCGTTTCTGCCATTGTTGGCAGCTCTATGACGGTGCCAAAGGCTGAAGCCGTAGCAATTCCCTGAGCGGCCTCTTTGCTAATTCCGCCGCCAGAAATGCCGCTTGCCGAGGCCGGGTCGGTACCCCCAGCCTGTGTATCCGCCCCTGCAAGCCAAGGAGCCGCGTCCTGTGCTACTCCTCCGGGCCGATACTCAAAATGCAAATGCGGTCCTGATGAACCACCGGTATTGTTTGATTTGGCAATTACGTCACCTTTTTTAACTTTATCGCCAGCTTTGACATTCCATGACTGAAGGTGTCCGTATCTTGTAAAGACGTTATTCGCATGCTTTAACTCAATCCATTTACCATATCCGGTGCCGCCATCGTCTTGAACAATGTTTGCCGTACCATCCAATACAGCAAAAATATCAGTACCGTTGGGACAAGGAAAGTCAAGGCCTTCGTGGAGGTGTCCGACCCTTTGCGTGCCAAAACCGGAGCCTGCTTTGATACCAGTTGGTACTGGCCACAATGGTTTGTTGCTGTTGGAAGGGGCCTTTGGACTTTGCGTTGATGGCGTCGGTCCTTTCCCAGACTGGTTTGGCTGTGGGGGAACCGCGCCGGGAAGAGAAGGGGCGATAGGCCTTGCCGCAGCGCTAACGGTCCGGCTACTTCTTCTTGCAACCGGGATTGAAGAGTCGATGACTGTAGTTGCGGCATCAACAATATCCCGACCAATCATGTCATTAATTGAAACTGACGCAACTTTGGCAGAGCGACTGTTGCCATCTGGGGTACGACCATTTCCAGACTGACCGCCTCCGGGTTGCGCTACGTCCTGAGTTTTGTTTTTGTTTTTTGCCGCTCCTCTTTTCCAAGCGGCAAGCGTGTTTCTAGCTTCAATAAGCCCGCCCGCTCCATTGTCGTACCTGTCTGGATACGCTGACCCCTCAACAGTTTGAGCGATTACACCCGGCGACATTCCCGGATTTTTTTTGGCAAGCTCAATAGCAGATCCTTTACCAGTCCATCCATGCTTTCCGTTGTCCCCGTTTTTAAATTTAGCCGGGGCTGGATCGCCGCCCATAAATACCCGGACGTTGAAACCAATGTTCATCAGGTCGCTCTTTGGGTTGTATCTCTCTAGGCCCTGCAAGATACCGTAGGATCCGTATCCATCTTCAGATGGTGTGGCTATGTTAATCCATTCGCTTTCCTGCGTTCCAGCTTCGATTAATGCAAGCACGGCATTGTCTGGAGGGTTTTCGTAAAGATCGTAGGCATATCCAAGACCCGCTTCAAGGTTTTTAATTTGCTCGGCGCTTGCCTTGGCGCCCTTAATTTTAATGTTTTCACCAGCCAACGTTCCGTTTCCACTTCCGCCCGGGCTATTTGAACTTGCCCCTGCGGCTGTCTCTCCAATTGCGGTCCTTAAGAATTCTTTGAGCGCCTCCTTGGTCTCTTCATTTTCCTTTTGGAAGCTCGAGAATACCTTGGTTACGGTGTCAACAATACCCGGAGGCAAGGCCTCGATAAAAATGTCCTCTTGACGCCATTTACCAACAGCTTCAAGGACCCCATAAAGAATGTTGCTGAACCCTCCATCGTTAAGGTTTTTATTTTTCTGCTTTAGAGTCGAATCGGTGGCTTCGTCAAGATTAATAGCCGTACCGTCGGTCATTTGCTGCCAACCAAACTTAGATATAAAGGTCTTAGAGAATGGAAGCGCGGGATCCCAGTATGTGTACTTCAGCCTCTTCATCGTGCAGGAGGCCTCTAGGGTAATTGTTCCGGGAAACAACTGTAGGTATGGCGTCGTGTCCAAGAACCCAGTAAAGACGCGAACAGGATAGTTGATATTGCGAGCCATGTAGATTGTAATTGGGTCCATCGGATGAAATGCTGGGGCGCCCGGAGTAGTAAATTTAAAATCAGGGTTACGCAAGACCAGAGACGCCGTGCTGACGCCATTCGTGATCCTGTTTACGTTTCCTGAAACTATGTATGGACTTAGGTCGATTGCTTGACTGTCTGTCTTTACATAGGCCCAGACCTTAGGTCTATATACTAATCTTTTCATCCTGATCCCCCAGTAGAAGGCCTTACCATTCCCAATGGATAGCCGACTTTACTATTAACATCAGCGGATGGGGCAGATAGCTGGGCGGTAGTCGTAAACCCGTTTTCGTAATCAAACTCGTGCTTTACCGAATCGACATAACAGATCAGGCCTCGATCCTTGAATGAAACTCGGCCACCGGGATACATCTCTGGCATGAAAGTAAATTCGCAGTTTGTTAGAAACTGCCTCGCCCAAAGCAGCATAAACCTCTGAAAGGCAACAAACATTTCAAAAAACGGAGCGTGGACGTAAGGAGCGTCCTCGTAGTAGGGCCGAACGCCGTAACGCTCCAAGAACTTGGTCTCGTCAGAAAACACCTTAACTTTGTTTTGGGCGACGTCAACATTGCCAAGCCAGTTCAAATTGAAAGCGTCAAAGATTGACACAACGCCGTTAGAGTTCAGGCGGTTTACAAACTGAGGGCCAACCGGAGACGGCGCCGATCCTGCAAGCATCGTGTCACCAACAACGTAAACGTGTGTGGCCAAGTTCTCGTCAGATAGGTACATGGTCATATCGATTACCTCAACATCATCGATTTCCCAATATGGCGCCCTGTGATTAAAGCTTCCAAAATAGTCTGGGAAAAACGCATAAAAGCGACCGTCCGGGAGGCTTTGGAAGTGATGCATAGACGCTGAGCAGAGCTGCTCAATAAAATCAATTAAGGGCTTGTCGTTTAGATAAGACTTTTGACCTTGGAGCATCATCGCCTCTAAGCGATCCTCACGGGTTGGTCCCTCCAATACAACTCCGAATGCTGCCGCCGTGCCTACAGTCTGCGCGCCAGCGGCGTCAATACCATTTGTGACGCCCCCTCCGCCACCACCTCCCCCGCCTGACCCTCCAGCAACAACCTGAATATTGGAACCCGTAATATCGTTGTAGATTTGCGCGATTGTCGTTGTGTTTCCAGAGGCGTATCCGCTACTTGCCCATCCGGAACTTACGATTGCTTGGATTTGACTTTGTGGAGACCCTCCAGCGGTCTTGATAATCTGAAGAATTCCAGACGAAGGACCAAATTTCTTGCCCCTTAAAAAGTCATTGGTGGCCTGAGCCGCCTTCTCCCCGGTACCCCATACGCTGTCGTATGTTATCCCTCCTCGGCCCGAGTCGAACCAGCCAACATTTAACCAGTTATGGTTGCTTGAACTCTCTCGTCCCTGAGCAGCGCTGCTGTTCCCGTATCCCTCTTCTGCAATTACCCAAGCGGCAATAACATACTTGTCCATACCAGATAGGTTGGCAAGCGTGTCAACAAACGTTTTTTGACCAGCGGTTAAATTAAAACTTCTGCCGCTTCCACTGCCGCCACCTGACGATGATCCCGAAGAAGAACCGGATGATGGCGACCGGCGACTGGTAGAGGCAACTGGGGCCTTTGGAGAACTAGGAGTTCTCGCTGCCGCTCGACCAAGAAGAATTTTGGCTTGCGGAACAGGGTTCTCGCCAATAAATTCTGGATATATGTCAGCGGCTGAAATCATGTTCCGGGCCAATGCCTTGCCGTAAATCCACTTGTGGGGTGATCTTTAGGATTAAAGCCCGCTCCGCCAAACCCCTTGCCCCACTCTCCAGTTCCAAAATGATGCCCAGAATGACCGGGAAGATTAAATACAAGAAAGACATGTGAAGAGTTGGCGTACATTGTTAGATATCTACCTTTACCAGCCTTGCCCCAGCTTTTTGCCATGTCGTAGCTGGCCGGAACCCCTTGGCCCTCTCTGAATCCCATCCCCCCAGCGCAAAGCACGGCGGCAACAGATCCTGAGCAGTCATATCCACCTCCACTTGGACTTCCGCACTTAGAGTGGCCTCCTCCCCAAACGTATGGAAGACGCTTGTTGGTGATCGAAACAGCCTCGGCGTAGGCTTGCTCCACCGCCGCTGGACCGGTTCCAGTTCCATCAAAAGCAAAGCTTCCAGATGCTGCGTCCGCCGCCGCTCCTCCAGACACCTCCTGAGGCGGATCCCCAATAGCACTTGCCAGAAACGCTTTAAAGGCCTCTTGGGTCGCTGTTCGGTCGTCCTTAAGGTCGGTCCATAGCTTATCGATATCGTCGGTCAGCGTAGAAGGAAGCGGTTCGACCAATAGATCTTTAGGGTCCCAATGACCAATATTTTCCATCGAGGCAGAAATCAGCGCCGACAATCCAGAGTCATTAAGCCCAACTTGACCAATCGTGTGAATCTCCCCGTTGACATTTTTGGCTTGTATGGATCTGTTTTCGGCGTCGATGTTACGCATAGTTCCGGTAGCCACATCCTGCTGCCATCCATACCTAGCAAGAAAATATTGGGTGAACGGCAATGCAGGATCCCAGTAGGTGTGCTTAAGACGTTTAAGTGTGCAGGACGCTGTCAGGGTTACGCTTCCGGGAAATAGTTGCAGGTAGGGAGTGTCGTCCAAGAACCCAGTAAAAACACGGACCGGGTAATTAATATTTCGGGCCATGAAGATTGTTATCGGATCCATCGGGTGAAAAGTCGGACCCTCAGTGAATTTGAAGTCAGGGTTTCTTATGGTTATCTTTGCGGTGCTGACATCATCGACAACACGCTCCACGTTTCCTTTTACGATGTATGGGCTAATGTCAATTGGAATTCCTCCCTCCATGGCCTTGACGTATGCCCAAATTTTAGGTCGGTAGACTAGTCTTTTCATTGATCCAAAGAAGACGTCGCATCTCGCGCAGTTTCGCTATACGCGGAAAATGGATCAATCCCCGGTTGTGCAAGGCTGGCATTGCTTAGCGCGTCCTCAATGGTTTGAACCGCTTTAATAAGATTTGAGTTAAGGACTGGATCCTGAAGCCCAAGCATGTTTACAGACCTTAGGATAACGAATTCAAACTGCCATGCATACGACACTTGATAGCGCTCCGCGCCTCGTTGCATTCCAGAGACGTACCCATCTAGAACAATGCGGCTAGGAACCCCCTTTGTTGTTCGATTTTCCTTTCCGGTTCTTGACTTTGAAGACGCGCCTGCGGTTCCGTTACGAGGCTTGTAGTCCAAACCGTACTTAATGAATCGAATTGCTCGATACTTATCGTCTAGTCCACGGTCCCCATCGTCAATTGCGTATCTATGCGCCTCTCTAATAACCTCTCCTAGGCGACCAAACTCATAACTGTTTGGGCATTGACCAGAAATCGTAATCCTTGGTGCCGCAAAGTTGTGAGGAAAAAATTGCTGCTTGTCTTGGCTTTGAGCAACGGAACCGAGCAGGCTGAAATCCGTAGTGATGTCATTGACCCAAAGACCAATCCTCTTGTTATTTGCTGACACAAGCATCGCATTTGATTTATTAGTTGCGTTGCCGGTCGAATCATTTGGTCTCATGTTTGGCGAGTTTACGTTCCACTCTTTGCCATTTGGCTTATCAAATGGAGCGCTCATTCCCAATGAAGGATCTGCTTTTGGAACCCATGATGAACTAGAAGGCATTATTTGGCTTTCTTATCTTTTTCGCTCGGAGCCTTTGGCTCATATGGAGTTGAGTAGTTTGCCCCATCAAAAAGTGTTCCGTAGGGGTCCTCAGCCGTGTTATCGATATAGCTTCCAATGATTTGATTGAATGCCTCGCCACGTTTTTTGTACTCCTCTTTGAGGGCCGCGCCGTCAAACTTGTTGGGCCTCGACTTGCCACCCTTGTTATTGCCCAGTGACATTGACGGATTAACGAATCCACTATCCGGGTAGTAACCGATATCGGCAAGCGTTGTCGTCTTGCTAATTGCCTGATCTATGGAAATGTCCGGGGAGCCGTAATACTTGCTTGAAATTGCCGAGAGGATGTTTGCACTGGCGGACCCGTCGTCCTCGTACACCTGACCAGTTAGCCTCCATTCAGGGGCGACGACCTCTGTTCCCATTCTAAACCCGGGTACCGTCTTAGGAATAATTTTTAGGTTCCATCCTCTACTGGGAATGCTCATGTTGATGGGGTTTCCAAGATAATTTGTGGGCTTTCCGGAAACACCTTGGGAGGCAAACTGCATGTAAGTCACAAAATAGTTGTAGATATCTTCCATCTGAAGGTAATTTCGGCAGTCGCCTTGTATTTCTATGTCGCTAATTGAGCAAGACAGGATCTGAACGACTTCGCCACCGTAAGTTGGGAAGGTTTGAGTATTGAGTTGATATCCCCAGTACACAGAGTTCGCTCCGGTCGTAACAACCAAGGTCTCTTGGTCTTTCTTGTCTGGACGGGTGTACGAAAACTTTATGTTTGTATTGACAGTCATGGCTAGTAGCTCGGGCTGAGGTTTTTGCCCTTCTTGGGGTTCTTAGGAAGCTCGTCCTCATGCTGTTTAAACCATTGACCGGCCTTGCCAGTAAAGGCAACTTTTATTTGCTGTGAGTCGTCTAGTTCACCGCTGGCTATTTTCTTTATGGCCTCCGCGTCGCCCTTGCTTGCTTTCTTGATTACATCTTCTAACGCCTTGGGGTCATTGATGTCATACCCCATTTGGTTTTGTATCATTTGCCCGATAAGGGCCTTTCTTTTGCTCGGGTCGGTATCCATAATGGCCTGTTGCTGATCTGCGCTAAACCCACCGAACTGCCCATCTTTCTTCATGTTGGGGAGCTGCATTTTAGCTAGGTCTTGCTTTAGAAGTTTGTCATTACCTATATCGGTAAACATATTTGATGCAGCGGCCATTTGATCGCCATGAAGCCCGACCCTTACCTCCTCGGCGGTCAGCCCGCTAAGAGTTGATAGCTTCGCTTCTTTCTGCGCCGCTGCCGATTCAACCAAGCGACCTTGGTTGTCGTACTTGTCTGTGAAACTTCCGCCAATTGTTCTTGACATGCCTCGAAGAACACTGTTAGTCGCCCCAAGAACGGAAGATGGAGAGGCGCCCGCAACAGCGTCTGGATGAATTCCGTACTGAAGCGCCATTTGACCCTGAACCAAAGCATTGTTTGAAAAGTCGTTTGCCATTGCCCCAGTAACTCCGGCCTGTCCGTAACGTGCAACCTGCTTAAATGCTTGATTGTTTGTTAGTTGCGGATTAGATGCATGGAAGGCCTGCGCGGCTTCGCCCATTTGCTGAACGTTTAGGCCTGCGGTCATTGCCGCTGCCGCAAGATTTCTAAGATTTGTTGAGGCTTGTTCGTATGTTGCCGCGCCATTTCGTGTTTGTTCGTGCATCAATTCGTTGTATTGACCCGGAGCCATTGTCGGCACGGCAGACATGCGGTCCTTGGAGTAGTTTGACTGCGCGACGTCAAATTCATTTCCCCTCATATTGACTTGCATCGAGGATTCGGCAAAATCGCCTCTTTCTTTGAGACTGTAAAGGCCTAATGACCTCATACCCATAGGGTCAGTAATATCCCTCCCGCCGCTTAGCGCTCGACCAAATCGATAACCGGCCTCGCTTCCCGTTCCGGGTCTGTCTTTGTCAAACGTACCTTTGAATAATGCGTTACCGAGTCCCGCAGTCGCTCCCAGCATGGTTGGGTCTTGACCCTGCAAGCCCATACTTGAAGTCATATTTGTTGCAAGTCCGGGTGCGCCAAAAAAACCTCCGCCAAGGAGCTGAGGAATAAGGCCCTGCGTGGCTGCTGCATACGGAGCAACCTGTCCAAAAGCTGTTAGCGTTCGTCCGGCCCTTAGTTTGTTTGTATCTCCCATTTGCTTGGCCATTGCAGACGCGGCCTGATGAGCCTGATCGGCTGCATCAACGGACGTCATGCCGCTATCAATTCCTTGCGTATAAGCCTCGTTATAGTTGCCTGTATAGCGCCCAAGGGCGCGACCAGCGACAACCTTGCCCGCCATTCTCATGTAATCCTGAGGATTGAAGTTGTTAATACGCGGAATTTGCAGCGGATCTCCATAAAAACCCGCATTTGTCATGTATCGAGGAGCGTCTCCGGGTAGGCCGCCAGATGAAAAGGTTGAATACCCGCCACCATTGTCGCCCATCCCACCTCCGCCTCCGGTGCCTCCGTACCCTGCTGCATCCGCATTAGGACCGCTAGGCCGAGCGCCAGCGCCAAGTATGCCATTGGCGGCTCCAGAAGCAGTTGCTCGAGATCCGCCAGTGCTTACTCCGCCAGATGTGGTGGTACTGCCTCCGGGAAGAATGCCTCCAAGCTCCTCAAATGGCGTCCGACCCGACCCAGCCGATCCAGCGCCAGACTGTTGAACGATCCTTCTAAGGCTTTCCATGTCGGTAGCCATCTTGTCCTTGATGTCGCTCATCGACGCACGAACACCGTCAAGAGCGTTCACAAATGCCATCAAAGCCGCACGGGACTCTTCATCGAGAGGGGATAGCTTTACCTCAATATCTTCTGGCATCACTAATTATTGTCCGTTGTGAGCCATGTTGAACATACGGATCGGCAAAGAAGCCTTTACGGCTTCTGATTTTGCATATTGGCGATCATTTCGTTGAGTTCATCTGGATCCGGATGCACCCATTCAAGCTCCTGCTCAATTTTTTCTTTTGTATCAGCAAACAGAGCGTCGTACATCTTAGGATTGGTCACGAAAGTATTCGCCTTGAACTGGTCAAGGGTCTCGTCTTGTCGCGCTTCATCCTCAAGCGCTATTGCGTAAACCAATAACGCTAACTGAACTCCGTTTAGTCCTCGATCCGATCCAGAATTTGAGTCAACTCGAAGTCCCCCTGATCTTTCGAGAAGTCGGGCGAGGGATTTGATGTATCCCGACTCCTGACTGATAAATCCCGTAAGGCATTTAGAGCCTCTTCCTGCTCGGCTCCCAGTTCAGCAAACTGTGAAAACAGGAATGCAATTACCGGCCAGTACCAGCCACCAACAAAGTTGAACCTATCTCGTCCATTCTGAAGCCGATCCGGACCCAAAGCGGTACAGAACTCGGAATCGCCATCAACGGACTTTAGAGAGAGCGCAACGTTAGCCATAGCCCATGCTTTAGCTTGACCAAGAGTCTCAATGTACTCTTGAGTGAGAGTTGCGACGATTAGATCGTCGTCAGCCTTAAGAGTCCTCAGAACGAATGAATGGCCACCATAAGAAGTTTCTTTCTCAAGATGCCCAAGCCACGCTAATCCACTAACTGCTGTTTGAATCCTGTCGGGGAATCCGTAAAAAGGATCCTCGGTTGATTCATACGTCTCTTCATCCAGCGCTTTGTCTGTCAACGAACACCGCCCTTAACTTGTTTGGAACTACTTACTGGTTACTAGGACAGAAATGCTTGAAGAATTAAGCTCTGTCGCTGCTTAGTTGTTAAAAGTGACGTCGTTCGGGTCAGGATAGTTAATTGAAGAAGCCGACGAACTTGTGACCTGAGTGTAAGCAACGGTGATTTGCTTGAGGATTTCCATGGTGCCAACCTCAATGGTCTCGCCGTCAGCTACGTTTGTAATCACGCAGTTGTGGTACTGCTCAATGTAAGGTGAGACGCTTGAACCCTTAGGAGGGCGAACAACCTTAACAAGATCAATTGGGCGAGGGGTATCCGAAACGATGCGGAAGATGTCAGCAAGGTCACGAATTGGGCTACCTGAAGTGGCCTGAGCAAAAGTCTTAAGACGGCCCCAAATCTTCTGGCCATAAATTTCGTAGAACTCAAGCACCAAGGTACCCATGCCAATAGCCCTAGGGGTAATAATCTCGAGAGGACGAGCGGCATCCATTGGGTGAATAGGAACAGGACCCGGGCCAACTGGCTGCGGAGACTGATGCACGATCTGGCGTGCGCTTCCGATGGGCTGATTATCCCACATGAAAACGGTAAACCCAGACCCACCAACTCGATATCGTTTTGCGTTAATCTCTGCCATAGTTTATGCCGTAGTCGCAGTGTTTAGAGTCGCAGTTGCAGTTGCGAGATTGATTGAGAACCCAACGTTAATGTAGTTGAGTGGGAATGAAGGCCTGTACGAGAACCTAACATCCATTTGAGTTGGATCCGTTGTTACAAGACGCGCCTGTACGTCTTGGAAGTCAACAATTTCACCAGCAGTTTTAAGAAGCTGCAAGACGCCGATAACGGCTGCCTGTACAGTTGCGCCAGCAAGGTCATCGGCAATCGTTTGGCCAATGATCTGAGTTTCAAGAGTCTGACGAATCGAAGAAATCATACGACCCTTGGCACGAACAACCGAAAGCTCTGATTCGTATGTTGGAGTAAGGTCAAGCGTCTTGGAATGGCGCACCTGATTGACACCTAGTTGAGGATGTACAACAAGGAGGCCGCTTCCGGCATCGTCGTCTAGGTCTGGGCGGGTGCGGAAGTCAATATTTGAGACGCCAATAACGCTTTGACGGGTGATGGATCGTGACGGTAGTCGCGCAGAAAGCATTCCGCCAATTGCCGCTGCTAGGTACTGTCCGCCTAGAGTGTAGACCGTGTTTGCATCAACGGAGCGCGTAAATTTCGCAGGAGAAACCATCGCTGCTTGTTTTGCGTATGTTGCTCCGTTTGAGCTAGACCTAATATTTCCAGCGGTGGTGCGTAGGGCCGTAATTCCCGCCGCAAAATCAAGCGCCGTTCCGTCTTGACCTAAGACAGCAAAGACTTGATTTTGGTAAGTTTCATTGGCAGTACGCTGGTAATTTTGAACGGCAGTAAAGATATCTGCTTGGTTTGTGCTGTCCGAAACTACTGGAACAACGATTGAAACGTCTTCTATGCCATGAAGCGTATTCAGCGCCGTTTGCCAAGCGGTAGACGTGGACTTATTTGCCGTAGAGATTGGCAATGCGTATACGGAGCGCGCACCGTTTTCAAAAGCAAACTTGATACCTAAGGTAAGCGGAGTAAGAACCGTAGTGTTTGAGGTGTTAAAAGGAAGTCCGTAAATTTCTTCAGCGTCTGAATAGTTGGTTACAAGACGAGCGGAATAGTAATTTGAAGGGACATAAGTGATTGTAATCGTGACGTTGTACGTTGCTTCACTTGTGGAACCCCTTACAAGCTTGATCTGAGGAGTGGTGCCACTTGACCAAGTAAGAACGTACTTGAGAGCGCTTCCCGTGCTAGGAATGATCTGAGTCACGCCGCTGGCATCAACGTATGAAACCGAGGTGACGGCAACTCCTGTCGCGCTGGCAGGAATTTCTGAGATAGCGCTATCGACTCCGCTTGTGCTAGAGGCTAAGGTCCTTGTTACGGTCTTTGCCGCGTAGCCCTGAGCAGCCTCTCCCACAATTACGATTGTTCCTGCTGGAGTCAAACCGGGCAAAACAGACTGCGTGGTTAACTCTGAGACGCTTACTCCGGGGGAAATATAATTATTAATTGCCATCGTTGATTAATATGCCGCTTGAGACAATAAGATAGTTACCAACAGATCCGACTTTAGGAAGTCCAAGCCGGAGGCTCTTGAATGTCTTCGATGTAAGGCTTTTGATTGACTTTTTCAAGGATTCCGAAGGTCTTGTCGGTCTCTTCAAGAGAATAAAACTCTCCTCCAACATCGCACCTGTAGCTTGTCTGATAGACCATTTGTGTATCCGGTTCCCAAGGGGCAGGAGTCTCAGCTTCGCCTAGACCACTAATGATGTCGGTGTTGATGTTGATGAAGTTTGTCTGTGATTCGGGAAGAACTGATTCGTACACGCGCATAAAGAACTTATTCGTGTACTCCTGAAGATCGCCCATCGACAAAGTTTGGACGATTGTGTCCGCAATTAAATCCCTGTCAATAGAAGAAAGAGCGTAAACGGCGAATTCGATCTCCCCGGTGTACAGGTAATGCTTGAATTTTTTATTTTGGATTCCGCCTCCAGCAACTGCGACCGGGACAACCTCAAAGTGGCCAACGCCCATGTTCTTGATCTGGCTCTCAAAAAACCTTACGATCACTGACGGGTAGAGGTTCTTATCCTGCGGGTATTCGATTGATACCTTGGTTTTGGCAAGTAGCTTGTCCGGATGACTGGCAAACACCTCGCGCATAGATTCAACCATTGACCTTTTGATCGATGTCTTGTAATGGATTGTCTTCTCTGGAGTCGCCATTAGAACAGTTGTCCTTGCTCGCCATTAGGATCGTCAATTGTTTTGACAGAACGCGGTTTACTGGCCTTAGGCTTGATTGGGATGACTTCAGGCTCAAATAATTTTTTCTGGGACTTGAACAAGTCAAAGTAGTTTCTTCCCGCCCTTGCCTCAGCGATAACGGCGGTTCTAACCGACTCAGTGTTTTCCTTAACGGCCTGAGTTAAAGCGTCCTCTGCAATCTTGCGAAAAGTTTTTCTGATCGTCTGGCGGGCCTCGAGGTCCACAATTCCGTCAAAGTTGTAATCAACGGTCAGTCCAAGACTTGGGTTATCAAGGTTCTGCGGTTTTGGCTTAAAGTAATTTCCCACGCCAACAAACTGAGCAACTTTCTTCAGCAAGCCTTCCTCCATGCCTTGATCCTGAAGCGCCTGCCTGTACGAGGGAACGTTTGCGTTAGCTATTTGAACAGCCCTATTGACAATCGTCTTGTGGGCATTGGCTACATCTAAAGAGGCCATTATCGGTCAGTCTCAACTTGATAAAGAACATTGTTGTCAGGAACCTTGGCCATCTCAAAGGTCTGGTTGATCATGTAGCGGTTTGGGCCATATGAGTTCCCATACTCACGAAGACCTTTGCGATCAAGGCCTCGAATAGAAACGGGCTGAACGTTTTTTAATTCAAAGCGCTCAGCGGCGTCAAGGATGTCGCCCCGTGAGTCAATCGTGACATTGACAAGCAAGTCATTGTCGGCAAACGTAGGAAACCACGGAGCTTGGGCCGTAGCCGTTTGCGTTTGATACATCGCTCCAGATTCGGTCAGCTTGAAGAAATCTTGAGCGGCGTCAGGCTCAATTATATAAACAAGATATCCGGGGCCGTACCCTCTGTATTTAGGAGCCTTAACATACGAAGCACCGGGCGAAGAGGTTTCGTAAACAATCTCTCCGTCTGGAGAAACCCATTCGTTATTGGCGGTCTCTACAGATACAAGACCGACTCCGTGTCCAATTGGATCCTCATTGCGCTGAGTGGCATAAACGTCGTCCCAAGAAGAAGCCGTTTTGACTCCGCCGTGCTTTACGTCGTCAAAGTTATAACGATGCTTTACTAGCACCGGAGTTCCAAGTCGGCGCATAGCGTCATACACCTGTCGCCGCCGCCTCTTAATGTCTTGAGGGATCTTCTCGTCCCCGACGTATTTGGTCGCCCAGATCACGCCATCGCTATTTGCCTGTACCTTGAATCCGTTAAAGGTCGAGCTGGCGTAGGCGTTTAGAGTCGGTGCGGCCTCATAGGTGGACATTTAGTCAATGGCCAAAGCTAACTGGCCCGGTTTGATGACCAGTAAGTCGTTGACCCTCAACGCCTGTGGGCTAAGGAGGGCGCCACGCCAATAAATCTCGTCCGCCGTGCTAACCGTAGCGTTTTTCCTTAAGGCAACATGCGTGACGTTGCCAGCGGCTTTCATGTCAATACTGATCTTGGTTGCGTTATACGCCGTTCCGTTGGAAACGGTCCAGTCCGCCGCAAGCATTCTATACCGCTCTCCAATCTCATTTCCTCCGGTACCCTCAAATCCGGGATCGCCATCGTAGAAAGCAATCCACGTCTGATCAATTTCATTGAACTTATTTGTAGCGCCGGGAACAAAAATGTGATCAAGAATAAGGCGACAAAGATCTTTACAAAGAGCGGACCCGGTAAGGCCAAAGACAACCTTTGTTAGGTATAGCTGGTCAATATCCTGATAGGTCCTTACCGCCGTCCCTGTTAGCATTTCAGTCCAAATAACGCTATTGGCTTCGTTAACAAGACCAATAGCAACAACGTTTCCCGATGTCGCGGCGGAAAAATCAAACTTCTCAGTGGTAGGAATATAAGTTCTCGACTTGTCTCCGGAACTAAACGAGTTAATAGCAGAAACGGCATTTGGCGATGACCCATAGGTTCCAAGGACAACATACGGAGTAGTTAGACTGACCGCTCCGCCGACATCGCCATTTTCTCCGGGTGCGATTGTGTATAGCTGAAGCCTAAGAGACACTGGCTTTTCCCATGAGTCACCCTCGGTGCCGGTTAGCTTTTTTAAAATCGCGTTTTCGTAGAAGTTAGTAAGGCTCATTAGTAGTATCCTCGTCCCATGTTACGGGTACGCATAGGCGCAGGAATAAGTCGGCCAGCCTTTGAGGCCACGAGGCCCTTTGCCTTGCCCAACTGTAGGTACTTGCGCTTCCAAAGGGCGATCCAACGTGAGTACGTTTCAAGTTCAATTTGGTATGTCTCCTGCCAGCGCTGTAGGTAGTCACGACGATCCTCGTAGACAACCTGCGCCCCAATTGGCTGCGGCTGCTCGACGTAGGAACGAATAAGATGACGAACAACCGATAAGAAAGTCGATTGAACTAGCAAGGGGAGATCGGCGGTCGGATCGCTTCCAGCGAAGAATCCATCAATGCCAATATTTGTTGGCGGGTTCTGCTGATTGATGTCAAACAGACCTTCCGCAATAAAGTCCTGCATCTTGCCTTTATTGAAAAAATTAAGAGTCATGTCTCGAAGCCATGGACCTTCAATTTCAGAATCAAAACAGTCTTCGATCTTGTCCCAAACACGATTTGCCACGATTTCTTCTGGAGAAGGCACGGGAGGGTTAAACGGGTCAAAGACCTCAAACCCAGTCGTGCTTGACCTGCGAGAGCCGTCTGCGGTTGTGAAGGTTGCAACTGCAATATAGAGGCCCGGATCTTCGGTGTCATCAAACTTCAGCGTTCCAATTCCATCTTCGGTAATTTCTCCGGATACAGATACAACTACCTTGTCGGGCTTTTGAATCTGCCAATTGACCGACTGTAGGTCATCATATGAAACTGGATTGCCATTTACATCGAACAAGGGCGTAGCTAGTTCCGCCGTATCGTTTATGGCAACAACAATGTCATCGCGGTCATAGCCAAGCATCTACCTTTTACGCTGTAGGAAGCAATACTTTTCTGGCTCGACCCAAATGAACATTTTCTAATTTTGTGTGCTATAATATTGGAACAATGAATCCCAATCGACTCGCACATAACGCAGAAGCAGCCCCAATTAGCTCGGCGCTATCAGATCCTAACTCGGTCATGGAACCGAAACTGGACGGAATCCGCCTGCTTGCAATCATTGACGATCAAGTCAATCTCTACACCCGCTCTGGCAAGTGCCAAACCGGAAAGCTTCCAGCCATCGAGGCAGAACTGGCAAGCCTTCCAGCGGGAACCGTTCTGGACGGCGAGATTGTCGCGTTTGTTGAAACAAACGGAAAGCGCGTACAGGATTGGGGCAAGGCCCAGTCGGTAATGGGATCCGCCGTAAAACGAGCGGCAAGCCTATCCGATGCGCTTACCTACGTTACCTTTGATCTACTAAGCTATGACGGAGTAGACGTTCGCTCCCTTCCCCTGTGGAAGCGTCGCCAAGCGCTAGAGCGCGTTGTTGAGACCTCAGATCGAGTTGAGGTCATTGATCAGATCGAGCCTACCGAAGAAAACTACGACAACCTAGTCCTTGACGGGTTTGAAGGCGCAATGGTCAAGCGCCTAAACTCTCGCTACGCATCAGGAGCCAGAGGGCAAGGCTGGTTTAAGCTAAAGGCCACAGACGAGGTAGATGTTGTCGTTATGGGCTTTCAGGCTGGTCGGGACGGGTTCTCAGGAATGATTGGTGCTATAATCTTCGGTCAGTACCGTGACGGCAAGCTAGAAGAGCGCGGCAAGTGCAGCGGAATGGTAATGAAGCTGCGTCAGGCAATGAGCGACAAGCCAGACGATTACATCGGCACACCAATTTCAGTCGCTCATATGGGCGTTATGGAGTCAGGCAAGTTCCGACACCCACAGTTCAAGCGCCTACGCGACGACAAACCAGCAGACGAATGTGAATGGAGCTAAAGTGGCGACTAGGATAAGTGGCAACTGGAGGTACTACAGCAAGGGTCAATACATCTATTGCTGGACAACCGACAGGCAGTACCACGCAAACAACAAATACGTCTCGTTTGTCCGGCGTATGCACAAGACCAAAGGTGCCTATGTGACGGTTGATTCAAAGACCGCCACTCACGCAACTCGCGTCAAGGCCAAGTTACGAGCGCAAAAGCTCGCGGGCATGAACGTCGAGGTCAAAAAGAGCGCACCTAAAGAGAAGATGCCGTCAGATCACGGCTACTGTATGAAATGCAAGGGTTCTCGCTTCATTGCCAATTCCGAAAAGGTAGAGAAGCACACCAAGCAAGGCACAAGATACGCCTTGGTTGGATCCTGCGAAGACTGTGGAACCTCGATCTGCAAGTTTGTGGCGGATACTCGGCATTGCAACAATTGTAATACGACCAAGAAAGAATCTGACTTCATGATCAATGACTACGTTTGTCGCGCCTGTCGATGGTAAAGGAAGGGGCCGCATATAGCGGCCCCAAATCCAGCGTCTTCTCTGGAACCCCTACTCGGCTTTCTTAGCTTTTGCCTTCTTCTTTGGGGCCTCTTCTTCTTGCTTTGGCTCCTCAGCAGGGGTCTCAGAAGGCGTTACGGCCTCTTTAACGGCCTGCACGGCACCTTTGGCACTCTGCTCTACTTCAACAGTAAGTTCCTCGACACGGGCCTTCCAGCGGCTTACCTCAGCCGTGTGGACTTCAACAAAATGCTTAGCCTGATTGAGAAGATCTTGTGGCGTTACCATCATGCTCCTTTTTGTGGTGTTTCGATTGTTACTTCCATGTTCCCAAGTCCGGCAGCCGGACCTTCGGTTTTCTGACGAGCAATCCAGTCAGCTTTTTGTTCTGGATCAACATCAGCGGGAACCGGAATGGGATTGTCCTGCGTACCCATGCCGTTAAACCTTTGAATTCCCAAACCTCTATCGATAACCATCTGACCGTCATTCAACTCAGCTACAACGACACCTTGGTCGTTGAATGTTTCTTCTTTGACGACGATATTTTTATTATCAAATAACTCGCCCTTGTCATTTCGCAGCGCGTCCATTGCTGGATGATGCGCCTGCTGATTGGTCAACTGGTCGTCCCAAACTTTCTGAGCTTCAACCTGAGTCAACGCTTCGAAAATCAGGTCCATATTGGCCTGAATACGACTATCGCTGAACTCTTGCTTTGACAGTTGAGCCATATCGCCACGCATACCGCGTGGACGAAGCTCAATTCGGCGTTCTGGGCTGACACGACAAGTTACAGGCGTGTAGCGGAGATTCCGGATGTATTTCTTAACACTGCTTGCCCGAGGCGTAGCCTTCTTGGTAGCAGTTGACTTAGTAGGCCGCTTTGCAGCGGGTTTCTTTGCGGGTGGCACTTATGATTCTCCTTTAGCTATATGATCACTTGACTTGGAACTAAACTTGCCATTTATTTAGGGACGGCAAAGGGAACGAAAAAGGGGCGACTTTTCAGCCGCCCCTCAAATCGTCCAACTATTACTCTTAACTTAGAGTAGGCCCGACACATCCAGCTTGCTGACAGCGGAGGGCTGACTGCCCGTGCTGACCGTCTGCTTAAGGATACGCGAGAGACCGCGTGGGTTAAGCACAAGCATACCTACCAGCTCGTCCATTACCCAGCCCTTGTAGAACTGCTCGACCTGATGGTTCTCCTCCACGTCGAGAGAGTACATGACCGGGAACACACCGACGAACTCTGGCTCAGCCGTGAGGAAGATCTCGCCCTGTGGGACAATGATCGACTTCTGGATCTGGAACTCACCGAAGGAAGTGATCTTCCCACCGCTGAATACCTCGTCCTTGAACTTAAAGCCAGTGACGTTCAGGTCCCAGTTGTATAGGTCCCGAATGTCAGCCGGATGTGCGAGAACGCGCTTGGCTTCTAGCTGGTTAATCTCAATCTGAGTAACCGCGTTGTAGAAGTCAGCAGGCTCTAGCGGGTTGCCAGCACCAATGACGACGCTCTGCTCATTGGCGTAAGTGCCAACACCAGCAGCGTTGCCAACCTGCGTGCCGCCCGTAGGGGCTGCACCGATGACGGCATTGCTGTTTGCGCTACCGTTAGCCGAGTTACGGCTTCCGGCTAGGTCCGAAATGGCACCCTCAAGCAGAACGACCAAACGTGCGTCTTCCTGCTTCTGGATTGCCTGACGAGTCTCGTCCTGAGCGTACTCAACTGCGTTTACCCGCAGGTAGTAAAGATCTTCCTTGCGAATACGCGGGAAAGATGCGATACGGAAAAGCTGCGGGAAGGCCTGCTTACCCTCGAAAGGAGTAATTTTGACCTCTGAGTCAGTCTGGTTCAGGACATATGCCCGACCCAGATCGTCCAGAATGTCGTAAGGCATGAGTGGACCGCGCTCCAACGTATCCTCAACGAGGACGTTGCGCACGATACCTTCGTACCGAAGACGAATCTGAATAGGGCCAATCATGCCCTGACCAATACGACGCATTGCGTTCTGCCTGTCGGCAAGAATCGCCTCAAGACGCTTGGCCTTAGCCTGCTTTGTTAGCTTGGGAAGATCCTTCAGCTTTGTTTCATAATCAGCCGAAGCAACTGCCTGTCGCGCTGTTAGTTCTAATGACATTATATCTTTATCCTTAGATCTTGAGGTCGATGACAATGCGATTTGCCGAAGGAACATCAAGAAGATGCGCCACGACAGTACGCTTGTTGCCGGTAGTACCAACGACGTTGACGCCACTCTGGACGTCTGCGGCCGATTCAGCAATCGCGTTGGAGGTGTAGCCAGCCGGAAGCGTTAAGACTCCGTTTGTGCCACAAACCAACGGCACAGGCGAACTAGCACCCGTGAGAATTGCTGCGGTAATAGTTGAGGTGTCGAAAGCCGGGGCCAGAAGCTCGAAAACCGAGTCCGGGCCGCGCCAAACGCCAACCTTATTTTCGTTGCCAAGTTCATCAAGGTCGCCACCAACAAAGTTGGCAAGAAGACCAAAAGGAACCTCACGCTTGACGCCGGTAGACGGGTTGCCGCCTGTACCAACAGCGACAACGTCGCCGCCTACAGTAGGAACACGAACTAGAACGGTGCCGGGAATGAGGCCACCCTTGATGAGCTTAGCCGCTGCCGTGCGTGTGAACGGAGATGAATCCGAACTGCCCGGGGCGGTGAAGCTTGCACCAGTACCAATCGAGCTGTGCAGTTCACATGCAAACGGGGTAGCCTGCGTTTGTGCGTAGGCCGCCCGAATGGTTCGCTTCTGCAAAGCATTCGATACATTTTTAACTCGAAGCATATCGATCCTTTAGTTTCGATGATTACATTTGCGTTTTACACGCACTCCGTCAAGAAATTCTCTGACGGAAGATCCTAATTTAATAGGAACCTCTACATGAAAAGCGCGGAATCTGTTTCCGGCTTCTCGGTAGCGGATTTGTCTGTGCTTGCAGAGCGAGTCATAGACGGCAACCTCTTAGCGGTCTTGGCCTGACGCCCTAAACCAGCGAGTTTTACCCGCTCGGCGTAGCGCAACGAAGCCTTAACAGCCTCAGTTGACTCTTTCTCTAACTCAGCGATACGCGCATACTTACGCTCCGTCTCAGTCAGGCCAAGCTCAACTTCGAGATCGGCTAGCTTGAACGCGGAAAGAAGATGCGTTGACTTCTTAACTCCCTCTTCCGAAGAAGGGAAAGGTTCATTGGTTACGGCTGGTTGCTGCTTTGTTACACCGTTACCATTCATGCCCGAAAAAGTATCCGTCGGGCCAGAGTTGTTATTTGGCGAAGTGACATGATCTAGCACATCAACTCGTTCCTGAGCATTGCCCATCGGATCTGATGGCTGAGTACCGCTCTTCGCGCTACCGCCAGCAAGTCCGCCGTCGTCCTTCGGGAATGCTGAGTCGTCGTGAGACTTCTTAACACCCTCGTCGGCAGCCGGGAATGGTTCGCTGCTTACAGGATCGTGCTGATTTTCATTTGGGAATGTCTGAGTCGGGATAGCTTCAATATTGCCACCCTCCTGCTCCACATCGACCCGCGCAGCAGGATCGTCATTCCAAGCCGGGGCAACCCCGGTTGAATCAACGGCGACCTGAGCGTCAGCCTGAGAAGATTGCTCGTTTGTTCCCTCATAAACCGCGCCCACGCCATCGACATTAGTCGTAGCGTCGGCTGCGCTGGCAGAAGCATTGTCCATCGATACCCCATCAGCTACTCGTTCCATTTTATCTCCTGCTTGTTTACGCCCAAGAGCCTCAATAAATTCTTTGGCTGTTAGGACAGATGATGTGACCGGCGTAGTTTGATCCGAAACAACTGTTTCTTCTGTTGGTTCGTTGGTCCCCAAACCGTTAGGATTCACAATTGGCTTTTCGCCATTGTTAATCTCTCCGGCTACGCGGGGGTCAAGCTCAATTTTCCATGCCATATCGTTTTTTACTGAAGCGAGGGGTCGATTATTAAAGGGTTCATCGCCGGTAAGGATGTCCTCTAGTTGAACTTCTTCTCGATCCTCCATAGCTTTCGATAGGTCTGGATTGTTAAACCCTTGTGGGGGTTCTGTGTTTCCACAAATTTTGCATGTCTGCTCACCGTTCATTTGCGCATCGCAGACAGGACACTTGTCTTTTTCGTCTCCCTGATCTTGAATTTCGTTACATACGCTGCAAGGCTCGTCCTTGTCGTCCTTGGTACTTCCACAAATCTCGCAGATTGCCTCTTGGCGAAGAGTGTCCACCTCGGCAGGAAGGCGCTCCTGCTCTCCCTGAGGCTTGGGATTGTCAGCTTGCTTGACAGAAGACTGAGGTCGCATTGGCTCGTCGTCGCCCATGTTCCAGTAGCGCTCTTCGTGTTCAAGGACATCTTCACGGTCAGGACCGCGATCAGAGTTGTCGAGATCCACATGACCACACTCAGGGCAATCAACATAGGACGCCATATAATCATCGCGCTCGCGCTCACCGGGATGATCATTGTGGTGAGGCACATGACTTAACCCGACTCGGTCCTCTTCAACTTCTTTGCCACAATTGGGACAATTCACAGGATTGTGTTCGGGGACATACTCAGAGCGAGCCAAGTCTCCCCAGTCAGCGCTTTTCGTATTTGCTGTACGAACCTCACGAAGAAGAGCGGTTTCGTCAGCCGGGTCAAAGACTGCTGAGATCTCAAAGAATTTAATTCCGTAGCAGTCCTCGTAGGCTTTGCGTGAAGTGCGATGACCCTTGTCGTCGTAATGATCGAACTGGGCGCCCTTCATCTTCACATGCTGGCAGAACTCGTCAGGTGAATAAGCGGCGTTCTTACAGATGTTGCAAACCGTGTAGTCAACGTCGCATCCCATCGAGAAACCGTCAATACCCTTACCCGGGTCCTTGCTTCCCTCAATGATCGCCTTAGCGAGCTTTGGAAAGGACTCAGCGTCCACCTCAAGAAGAAGCTCCACCCAAGTAGGAGGAGTGTGGTTGTCAGGAGCGCTTGCGTAGTACGAATCAAGCTCGGCGGCGGTTTTGTGATCCTCAACATGAAGCTTGGCATCAACAATGACTCCACGCGCCCTAGAAGGGTCGGAGTTGTTGTGGTCGATGAAGATTGGCTTGCCAAGGAACGTAGAGAATCCGTACTCGTCGCCCTTCTTGGCCTCAACCGTAAAACCACCTTCGATGCCTGATTGCTTATAGCGATCAAAGATGTCTGGGTTGCCAGCAAGCTCAATCGCTGGCCAACCATCATGGTTTTTATTTACACGAGACGAGATGGCCCGGATACGAGCATAAAGATATCCGTCTTCTGTGCGGTATTCATCAAAATCAGCTAGACGAGAAAGCGAAGCCGATTTGACTTGCTTATTCGAACCCTTGGTGTCAAGGATGTCCGTGATTTCAACAGATGCGAACTTAGTAAAAGCCATCGTTACTTATTAAGTCCCGACCAGACCTGTTTTATTTGTTTACGAGGTCTGAAATTCTTGCCTGAGCGTCATAGCTCAAGGACTTCAAAGTGTTCTTAGCTCCGCTTTCCTGCTTGTCAGGCAAACCCCAACTCTCAATTAAACCGAGGAGCCGACCGCGCAAACGGTTGAACTCCTCGGCAATGAGATCGTCGCTTGACTTCTCAGTGGTCATCGCACCGATAGGAGGGCGTGAACCTTGCCCTCTGATCTGCGCAACTGCTTGACCTTGTAACCGTGCGGGCCGAATTCACTCTCAAGGCTGGCCTTGGCCTGCTTGATTGAATCAAACGTGTCGTCTGAAGTTGCCGTGAACGAGGCTACTTTGGTTGAGGCAAACGCTGGCGATCCAACGTTTACAGTTCCGGGGGGAGCCTCGCCGGGACGCATTGACTTATTGAGGGTGACTTCTTTTTCTTTGTCCTTAGGCTCTTCAGGAGCCGGAGGAGCTGGCGCGTGCATAGGCGCAGGAGCGTCCTCCATACCCGGAGCCTTAGGCTCTTCGTCATTGATGCCTAGAGCCTCAATGATTTTTTTGACGTCTTTGATCAGATCCTTGAGTTCAGAAACTTCCGAGCCGTCTTCATGCTCTTCTTTTTCTTCCGAAGGGCTTTCGCTCTTCTCGTGATCCTCGTCAATTGCGTCAAACGGAGTCTTAGGCTCGTCTTTATCTTCAGGACCCATCATATCTAGGTCCTCCGAGAAAAGATCGTCCTTAGGCTCTAGAACAGAGATAACCCAGCGCTCGCCACGACGACGAATACCGGCAATGGTTGAACCCTGTTTAAACTCTGGGTGGCTCTGAAGGCCTAGGAGAGCTTCTTCCTGACCCATTCCGGCTCGTGAGGTAACTGTTCTACGATTAAATTGCATCAACTATTTCCTTCTAGGTAGAGGTTTGTTTTATAGCAGCCCGAATAGGAAGTGGTCTTCCATCGCGGCGTCGGCGTAATGCGTATTCTCTAGGTCCAGTTTGTCTGAATTCCTAGCGATTCCGTTTTCGCCAATAAATTCCCTTTGTTCCATTAAGTTGTAATCAAACCCAGCGGTCTTACCAACAGTCTTAGACATCATTGGGCGTCGAGCCAACTCAGGATGATGATGCTCTAGTAGCTGACGATCCCCGTCCGTCATTTCAAAAACTGGGTTCGAATCAACGCTGTAAGAGTCAGGTCCGTCAGTGCTAATGTCAAACATGGCGGTCCGACCGTCTGTATCCGGGTTCCAGCCAATGTCCTGAAGGTGCTGAGAATGAGTTAGTTCGCTTGCGGGATTGTTCATTCGCTCCGCAATACTAATTGGCCAAGTGTGTAAGACCGGACTCTGGCCTTCGCGCTCCATAACAAGCCCACGACCTACTTGACCGTTCATGTCGCCTAGGATCTCAAGGTCGTCTGGTGTAGGACCGTGCCAATCAGGATGATCTTCGTCCGGGCTAGGACGATTTTCGTGAGGGCCAGTGATTTCTTCGTCAGCGGCGTAATGAGGCCCGCCTACAGAATCAATGCGGTTCCATAGATCCTCGCCAATCTCATCTCCACTTGCAATCTTGCGCTTCATTACGTTGGTGAGGGACTTAGCGGACCGATGATTTAGGGACGGAGCGAGGTAGTTATTCCTCCACTCCTCCATTGCCGTGTCGAATTCTTCGGTAGAAGAAAATTTATTTGGGCAAGGAGCGTCAATCAAAGGAAACGAAGGATCGTCCTTATCGTGGTTTGGTCGGTCGCCTTCTGGACGAGCAAACTCGTCGTTCCGTGCATGCCGACCCCACAAATTATTTTTTACTGAGGATGTGGGCTGGGAAAGGTCCGTCTGCTCCGGGACCCCCTCAAACATGGTTCGGTCCGAATTCCCATTGTTTTCAAGCATATCGTTGGGTCCGAGATCAGCGTCACCGTAGTCATCACCATCGTTGGTTGGCTCAAAAGAAATTTCTTCGTCGTCAAACTCATCAATAGTGAGGTCGCCAGTGTGGTTGAGGCCATACTCGCCAGAAATTTCGTATTTAAGCGTGTCGCCAATGACCGAACCGCCCATTTGACCAGTTTCAGGGTCAATCTGTCCCGGACCGAGAACTTTTACGAAGTCGGGAATGTCCGAACGGTTTGAAAGCATCTTGTATTCTTTGCCGACTTCGATTGGCTGACCCGAATTGTCAACCCAACGCATTGTCGAAGGAACGGAATCGTCGTGCATGTGAAGGTCTTCGTGATCATGCTTACTTGGCTCTTCATCTGCGGACAAACGACTGCTTTTAGAAGTGTCAACAGAGTCATCAATGACCTCCTTTGTGGTAAAGGTCTTATTGCACGCATGGCACATGCTTTTGCCCTTTTCGCCAACGATTCCCGTTGTGTGAGAGTTACAGTTGGGACACTTACCAGCGATGTTGTCAGCGGCGACCTTAGCGGTGGTCGATCCGGGAGGAGGTTGCATCCCCGGCATAGGCATAGTGTTCTCTGGCGGAGCCTCTTCCATTGCTGGCATAGGCTGACCAGCGGCCTCCCCTTCAATCTCGGGAGGGGCCTCTCGACCCTGAACCTGTGCAAACTCCTCAGCAAAGTCCGTGGGGTGATTAAGCATGCTCACAAGAGTTTCAACAATCTGAGAAGGATCCATGCCCTCGGCCATAAGCGTATCCCTGAGGTACTCTGCTAAAGCGGCGGCCTGCTTCATGTCATGCGGGCCTTGATGGGCCGACTGACGAGAAGCCATCATGCGAAGAGCCTTTTGCATAGCCGGAGTCATATGATCGTTATTTTGATCCATTGTCTCTTTCATTACCCAGCAGTTCCTTCAATAAAGAAAGAATAGGATCGTCATTATCGCGCTCATGTTCAGGTTGATCAACGTGATCCATGAAGTGATCCCAGAAATCGCTAATAAGCTTCACTGGTTCTGAATCTTTATCAACGCCAAATATGTCGGCAATTTCTTCTACTGAAAAAGGTTCTTGGTCATGACTGACCGTGACGACAACTGCGCCGGGATCTTGCTTTGATCCGCCAATGTCGTTGACAGAATAGTCCTTCTGCCAATCCGAATTGTCATCTTCCTTTTTCTGATGCGGGTCAATTTTATCAGGGTCCGTAATGTCATTGGCCGGAATTTCGCTGTGGCTTGACGGATGCTCGTCTGCGTCATCGCGCTCCGCGTTTTTTACATGGGTCATGTATTGCGTTGGTGCCAACCCTTGCATTTGATAATCAGTACCATTAACCAGTTTTTTGAGCATGTCTAGCTTGGAGTCAGGCTTGCCATCCTCAGAAGTCTGGGCGGGTTTTTCTTCTCCGTTTGGAATCATATCAGAGATAATTCCGGAGTCTTTGTTGTGAGTCAAAAATTGAACTGGTGGCAAATTGTTCATTTTGTATTCGACGTTATCAATTGGGAGACTTGGCATTTTCGGGCGTCCTTTAGGCGGTTTGGTTCTAGTTTTTGTACGAGGGGGTTTTGGCGTAGGTTTCTGACGCCGCCCCCCTGCCCCTGCTGCTGCTGCTCCCGCCGCCGCTGCGGCCCCCGGTCCTATTTTAGGAAAAGGGGCAGGCGTGGGTTGAGGGGAAGGAGCAGTTTTTGGAGCAGGGCTAGGAGCGGGAGCGGGAGCAGGTGAAGGTTTTGGACTCGGAGCTGGTTTCGGCGTGGGGGAAGGATTGGGACGCAGATTGTCAATTTCTTTTTTCTCTTGGGGCGATATCGTATCGGCACCGCTGGCGTCAAGGCCTTTTCCTGTTGGATTATCAAGACCAAGAATCCCAGTTGGATTTTCTTCAAGAAAACCAAGTGGAAGAGTGGCAAGACCGAGTGCCTTTGGCGCTAATTTCTTGCCGACGCCAATAGCCTTTGGAATAACGTCTTCTGCCACCGGAGCAACTTTCTTTGCAACGTCGTCTATAGCGCCCTTGCCCGCATCAACAATATCATCAAGAAAATTACCACCGTTGGGTTTAGGAGCTGCTGGCTCAACAGGAGCTTGTGGCGCTGTTTGAGGTGCTGGTCGGCCTTGCATGTCTGGTCTAGTAGCCGGTCCCTCAACTGGGTGGTTTGTGTCCATGTAGTTTTTTAGCCACTGCTGCGCCTGAGGACTCATAGGCCCCGAACCCTTAAATGGGTTGTACGCCATCATGTCGTCCCAATTGTTCAGCGGGGGATTTAAAACCATTGGGGCAGACGTCTTTGCTTCATGCGGATCCATAATATTTTGCTCTGCAAGCCAACGCAGGGCCTCTTTTTGCTCTTCCGTAATTTCAGGATGCTGGCCAAGCCAGTCAAAGAGCGGATCAAGGGAATCAAAGTCCGAAACGCGCTGAAGGACCTCCCCAAGCTCAGGATGAGAAGTGGCAATGGGAATCTGAGTATCCCCGGCTTTATACCCAGCGTGGCTGGCGCTGATTCCGTCTTTTAGGCTCTCCTGATCCCCACTCAGATATGGAACTCCGTAAGTATGAGCCTGAGTCGCGTAGAGGGCGCGGGAAAGATTTGTGTTGTCATCATGGAACAACCCATTTCTTTCCTTGCCCGGAAGATCCAAAACAGATTCATGAATCGCATGTTCTTTTCCATGCTCTTCGCTCTTCTGATTAATAATTTTTTGTTGAAGCTCCGGAAGACCTTCAGGCCTTCCTGTCTCAATAACCGACTTAAGAACCTCGAGATACTCGGGATCCGGATGCGAAATCATAAAAGTTTTAGGCGGATGATCGGGCAGCATGTACTCGCCCATCAACTGCCTGCCCATTTCCTGTGAGTAAGGCTCTCCGTCAATTACTACAGGAGGCTGAAAATCCCCCAAAGACATATTTGCAACCCCGGTGGTTGCTCCATGCCAGCCCGGAGTGCCATCAACTAGTTTTGCTTCAACCGTAGGGCTGTCGCTAGGAGTAGGAGGCATCACCGAACCAATCTCGGCGTCTCCCTCAATGCTGTGTTCCTCAGCAGAAGTAATCCACCAAGGAAGAATCGGCTCCATGTCAAACGTTTCCCGTTTAACGGAACCGCTGAACTCGTCGCGCTTATTGCGATTTTGCCAGCCGTTGTCAGCGAGAATTCCAGATTTGAGAGGGTTTCCGCTCATATCGCTGTTTAGACCGCCGTCTCCAGCGGCCTCGGGCATTTCCTTCATTGCCATATCCATATCAGAGATGGTTGGACTAGGCTGGTCCCGATAAGGGCGGTTGCAGTTAGGACAGCCTTCGCTGACACCCTTACTTTTACCGGGGGACCAGAACTGCCCGCCGCATTCGCAATGTTCTTCCATCACCCGTTACGGGTCCGAAGGAAGAAGTTTAGAAATCGTTCCCGGCTGTTAGCCGAACTTACCGAAACCGCAAAGGCGAGCATGAACTCGGATATTCGCATTGGAACTAGCCGTGGCCTTGAAACGAACGCGCCAAAACGATCCATACACGGGATCGTCAAAAACTACGCCCTTGCTGCTGGTCGTAGTATTTGCAGTAGAGGTAGACGAAGACGCTGCCGTTACGGCAATTGCGTGACTGTAGTCCCAAACTGCGCTAGACGGTGAAGTTTCCGCAATTGGGTCAAAGCTTTGTTCTACCCAAAGAGTTCCGTCTTGGGTTGCATTTGCTGTGCCTCTAATAAAGTCGTACCAGTCTGTACGCTTGGTCTCACTGACGTAAATTTCGTCAGCGGGCAGTGTGATATTAGATCCGAGATAAGCCATTCAGGTATTAACCTTCGGCCTTACTCGTTTTAACGCTCTTCGGTTCAGACTTAGCAGCTTCCTTGTCTGCTTTTGCAGATGCCTCTTTAGCGTTTTTCTTTGCTTCCTCCTGAACCAGCTCGGTCAGAACCTGAATTCGGCCCATTCTGCTCGCTCGATCTTTTTCGAGATTGGTGAGCTGATCGATTAGCTGATTGTATTCCTCAACCTCTTGGTTAAGCTTGTCTTGAAGGCTCATAGTTCCTTTCGAATGGTGGAGTCTTGGTTTCATCATACCAGCCGTCCTCGGCCAGAGTCTGCAAATGCTTGAAGTAATAATCGTACTGGGGTCCGATCGCGTCCAGAGACCAAGTTGCTTGGGCGTGCTTGCGGATAGCTTTCTTGTCTAGCTTGTCGGCGTTCTCTACAGCCCACATGAACTCGCCAAGACGATGGCAGCGATAACCGCTGACGCCCTGCTCAACAGTCTCAGTAAACGCGCCCCAGTCAGTTGACACAACAGGAGTTCCACAAAGCTGAGCCTCAACGGCAATACAACCAAATGGCTCAATATAAGTCGTAGGACAGATCAGGGCATGAGCGCCAGCCATAAGCTCGCCTCGCTCCTCAGGACCAACATTGCCAAGAGCCTCACCATAGTCAGGAATCCAATCTCCGGCCCCAGCGAGCTTAAGGGGCATGTCAAGCCTCTTTGCTGTCTCCGTGACGATCTCAATGCCCTTACGCTGCGTCAGGCGGCCAACGTACAGGAGATAGTCTCCGCCAGTAGCCTCTGGGAAATCCTCAGGCTCGAAATAGGCAGGAATGACGGCATCGTAAAACGAACCGTCCGCCGAGTTGCTTCCCCGCTGCTGGCCATAGCAAGTATGTTGCCAAGCTCGAGATTCAAAAACCTTATACGGAGCGAAGCAACCTCCGTAACCGATTCCGTATTCAACCGGATACAGGTCAGGAAAAGCGTTCATCAAAGAGGTCTGGCAGTTGCCTCCCATTAATCCGAGAACATCGTCCTTTTCGCAGCGCGCACGGATCTCTTTGATTGCAGCGTCATTGAAAGGTTGCCAACCCTCCTGAGTGAACGGAGGAGGATCGCAGGACGGATAGCAAACCACATGCTCGCCATCGTGGGCGTATTCCTCATCACCATAGATGATTACCTCGTGTCCAAGGGGAGTCATCATGTCAGCGAACTTGCGGACCTTCTGAGTAAAAGCGCAAACGCTGTTCTCTTTAGTTACTGGCTGTCCGGGAAGTGCCGCTAGATGAAATCTCATCCTGACTTGTTGCCCAGATAGATCTGGAGGTTTCTGTCTCGCAGGTCTTTGCGATTTCTTCTTGCTTTGGCATCGCTTCGAGCAAAAATAAGGAACGAGATCGCTTGGGTGGTATACAAGAATGGAAGTATCAACTTATTCATTATGACCTTTCAGGGAAAAGAGTTTCCAGACCAATCTCTTGCCTCGCCTCAGTTCTCCAAGCCGGTTCGTCTTCTGGTTTGGCTCCATCAAATCTCCACTGGAAAAGCTCTGCCATTCTAGAATTGGGATCTTTTAAACTTGCAAAAAGTGTAATCTCATCGTTTGCTATTTCGCCCTTTTCAAAGCCTGTGAGAAGAAAACGACCATAAGAACTTTCTTCATTTGGAAGGAAAATCTTCATGTCGTCAACATAAGTTGCAGCAAAGGTCTTCATTTCTTGAGAGGCAAGATTTTTTATTGGAGCGTCTGAAGTTCGATCACAAAGTCCACTTCCCCAAATCATTAGCACCTTGCCGTCTTCTTGTTTTTGAAAATATAGTTCTTGATTACCTGATTCCCAAACTACAGCTATTCTTGCCCATACTCCCGGCCCCGGCCAAGCATCATAATTAACTTGATCTCTTGGAAGGTCTATATTGTCAAGAGTGATAATTTCTGGATTCTTATACTCCCAATTTGAGTAAAAAAGAATTGTTTTATCAGAAATCTTGAAAGCTTGATCTAGAGATTCAGTTGCACCCTCGCCAAGCAAATCGTCAAGGTTCATCTTTAAACCTCTTCAACTTTAATAATCATTTTAACTTCTCTATCGGGATTAGGCTTTACGTAAACAGTGTGATCCATCACGCTTTCAAAATTCAGAGTGAGACGATTAGACCAAAGCTCTTTATCAGTCGAAATCTCTCCGCCGTCGCCAATAACATAAGCTTCTTCGCTACCTCTAATGATTAGCATTAAAGGCTCAAGGAAACCACCGACAGTTACCTCGTTTTGCGCTACTAAAACTCTCGACTCTCCATCAAAAATATGATACATAAATTCCTTTGCTTTATAGTTTAATAATGTAGTTTAAAGCTATTTCAGGCTGAACATTTGTGTGCGCTGAAGATGCTGCAACTTCAGTATTAGAAGTTACAGCAAGACCGTTGAGCGTTCCACCACTGAAAGATATATCAGCAGTCACAGAAGTATAATATTGATTTCCGGCTTGGTAGCCGTCTGGATGGTATAGCGCAGCGTCAGCATTTTTGGTATCGACGGTAGTTCCGGCAAACTTCTGCTGATGAGCGTGGCCTGACTGCGCCACATTTCCTCCGTGATTATGAGTTACCTGATTTACAGAATGCCTGTGATTTTTAACACCAGTTTGACCGACAGTTAAAAGATGAGAAGTAGAGCCTGACCAAGTTCCGAGTCCTCCATCGCCCTCGGTGCTTGTGACCGTAAACGAATCTATCCAGTAATACGCTGACAAACCGAAGAAGCCTGATCTATCACTCATAGCAAATTGAGCGCCGGTTACATTTGAAGTGGGTGTCCAATCAATAGTATAGGTGTTCCAGATACCCGCAGTAAAAGTAGTAATTCCATCTTTGAATGCCTGATTAGAAGTTGAAAAATCTCCAAAGTATCCATATAGCCAAGCATTGGCAGAAGCTCTCATCTTCCAAGCAATTGTGTAGGTCACTCCAGCAACAAAAGTTCCATTGAGGGTGGTCGCAATGCTGTCTGAAAAATCAAGAACATTGGAAGCGCCAGTATTATCCCACCTGCCTGAAGCTGGTGAAGAATCAAACACGGAAGTGTCACGAGTTATTGTGCTGGTGCTAGCAGTCCAGCCAGTTGTATTCGTATCAAAGGTAGGATTTGTAAAGGACACCTCTGTACCAGTTCGTGGTCCTACTGGAACTCTAGATCCCAGATTTGGAACAGCGAATGAAGACTGGCCGGTGCCACCATAGGTTGTTCCTATAACAGACCAAAGCTTGGCGTAATTAGAATCGTTTCCATTGTATGTAGACCCATCGCAAGAAACCCAGTTAGTAGGAATAACTGGAGAAGAATGAGGAGTAATTGTTCCCGTGGGAAAGTCAAAAACAGGCATTATGTTTTGATGATGAAGTTTAGAACTAGAGAAGGCTGAGAGTTAGGATGAGGGTGCAAGGCGCTTGCTGATTTATATCCTACCACGCCGAGGTTTCCAGCGCCATCTGTAATGTTTGAGCTTTCGGAGCTAATTGAATAAACAGCGTTGGCCGATCCACTGCCCGAATTACCGCCCGTATAGTAAGTACCCGGCTGACCAAAATAATCCGTGAAGTAATTAACAGGATTACTACCTGATTTAGTGTTAGGAGCAATAGACACTCCATACTGATGTCTATGATTAGTATTGGTACTTATTGGGTGCGCGCCTTGCGCAGTTCCGTGATCTGATTCTGTAATTGCGTGACTATGCAAAGGAAAACCAGATTCTGCTGCTGAAAGCGTAACCGGCGTTGCTCCTACCTGCTGGCCAATGGTTCTAGCTGTTAAAGCCGATCCGCCAGTAATTAGTCCTGTCCCTGATGTTGCTCCACCAGTTCCTGTTCCTACTCCCATAGGTGAGCGTTTGGTGAAATCTGGTAGGCGGAAATTACCCGCTGCTTCACCGCCAGTATTGAATCCGCCTGCTATTGCTGTGTTTAGTGACGGGTAAGTAGTTGCCGATACGACTGTTCCGTCACAGATCAGCCAGCCTGTAGGCGCCGATGATCCAGCATAAGAAACGATAGTTCCTGTTGGTGGAGGAATAACCTTGTAAGGTTTTTTCGCTCCAGTATTTCGATAAAAAGTAAAGGTAGATCGCTTCATTATGTCTTAATAATAAAATTAACGACTAGGCAAGGCTTTACGTTTTGATGAGCGTCTCCTGATTGCCCTGCTTCGTCTTGAGTTGTGGTAACGCCAGACTTTCCAGCCGGAATACTTCCTCCCGGATAAGCATATGTTGTATAAGAAAAGTAAGGGCCAGCAGTGTTGGCCATTATGATCCCTCCTGCTCCGCTCTGAGTTTTATAAGCAAAGTAAGATGAGTTAATAGTGTGGTTATGAGAACTAGAACCACTAATGCTGTGTGTATGAGCCGAGGAGCCAATCGTATGATCGTGGCTTGGCAGAGCAGATTCAGAAGTTGAAAGGGCGACAGTTTCTCTCCCCGCCCAATCACCAAGAGTTCTAGCGGCAACTGAAGTGCCGTAGGCAATAGATCCTTTTCCGCCGCTATTAATTCCAGCGCCAGCACGATTGCCTACAGGAATTCTGCCTCTTAGATCTGGTACTCGAAAATGAGTCGTTCCAGCGGCGCTGGAACCATTTGTCAGAGATCCGTAATTAGTACCAACTGCTTGATATAGATCAGGATAGCTGCCAATTGCTACTTCTTGCCCCTGACATAAAAGCCAGCCACCCGGCGCAGTAGAGGAGGCATATTGAACAATTAGTCCAGCAGTATTACGCTCTTCTTCGGTGTACTTTTCTTTGCCTGTACTAGTAAAAAATCCCCACGCCATTAGCCAACCCTAATCGGTACGACTGAAAGGCTTGCGTTGTAAAGAGTCAACGTAGTGGACCCCGCTGAGGTTTTGTAGTAGCGTTGAAGAATCACAGTGTTAGCGGTTGACATCGTGACCCTTCCAGCAGCACTCAGCCAGTACGCAACAGCCGCCGTAGTCTGCTCTAACAAACCGGTCGTAGCCTCAAGCGCGCCTGACGGCTCTGTAGCGTTTAGTTTTACACCAACTGCTAGGGTTCCCGTCGCTGTGTTGTTTAGTCCTGCCGCGTGCCGGACGTAATACTCCCCAGCGAGCGGCACCGTTACGCGAGGATCCAGCGTTGCGCTGATCTGGCTCCACGTAGATGCAGCAACACTCGCGCTTGTCGCGCCTGCTGAAGCGTGACTGATTGGCGCAGCCCCTACTACTTCCCACTTGTAACTTGATGATGATGCCGCCCGATACCTGAGAAGCCAAACGGCACCAACATCAGCCATCGAGTTAGTAGCGCCACCACCAGTACCAGCCGTAGAAGACTGGTAAAAAACCTCTTGCCCATTAACAGGAGAAGAAGGAAGCGTGGACACAAGTTCCCGGCCAGTGTTGGTCTTAAGGAAACCAGCAGGGTTATAAAAATTCCAACTCATTATGTTAACTGTACACCATAGACGGTCACAGTGATAGTGGCGGCTCCAGCTTGGGCGTAGATTGTCTCGCCCGCCGCCATCGTGAGCGTTCCGTCGAACTCAGCAAAGCCACTAGCATCAATTGAGACCGCAGGAAGAATTGCCGATGCGACAACATCGCCAGACATCAATGCGTCACCATGATGCCAAAGTTTAATGGTCGTCGAATTAGTGGCGTGAGTATTGACAATCCTGATCGATTTGACAATCGCTGATGTAGCAGCCGGTACGGTATAAATGACACCAGTGGCGCTGCTTGGCAAAACCGTGTTCGCCGCCAATCCAGCTAGTTTTTTGTACGTTTCAGCCATAATCTCTTTCTTAACTCATTAATGTAGCAAAAGCTCTTGTAATTGCGCCGGTTGCTCCCGTAGCTCCAGATGGGCCTGTAGATCCCGTTGTTCCTGTGGGTCCCGTTGCACCTGTTAACCCTACCGATCCTGAAGGTCCTGTAGGTCCAGTATTTCCTGTGACTCCTGTCGCTCCGGTCGCACCCGCCCCGCCCGTAACGCCTGTCGGACCCGTGGGGCCAATAAGATTTGTAGCCGAACCCCAAGCACCAGCGGCCTTTGGTCCGTAAATTGTGCTTGCTGATGTATTGATGTAAAAGTCGCCATTGACGCCTGTTCCTGCGGAAGGAACGCCCGCGCCATTCAGTACCGAGTATCCAGAAACGCCTGTCGCTCCGGTTGCGCCAACGCCACCTGTTGATCCTGTTGGACCGGTCGCTCCTACGCCTCCCGTTGTGCCGGTTGCGCCTGTGGCACCAACTCCGCCTGTTGTTCCGGTGGCTCCTGTTGGGCCTACGTCACCCTGAGGACCAGTAGCGCCAACATTGCCCTGTGGTCCAGTAGCTCCGACTGGACCTGTCGCTCCTGTAGCTCCGGCACCGCCAGAAGGACCCGTTGCTCCGGTTGCCCCTGTTGCTCCGACGCCACCCTCGACGGCAAGCTCCGCCCAATAAATATTTGTTGCGTCAGTGGCCGGATCATTGCCCGTTGTGTTCTGTACGGCAATGTAAGTTGATCCATTGCGATAAACAACGTCATTGGTCTGATATGCGGTTCCGACAAGCCATGTTCCCTCAAAGACAAAGCCCGTTCCTGTCGGTCCTGTTGCTCCTGTAGCGCCGTTGGCTCCTGTTGCTCCAACGGGTCCAGTTGCTCCGGTTGGACCGACATTTCCTTGGGGACCAGTAGCTCCGACCGTTCCTGTTGGTCCGGTAGCACCAACGTCGCCTTGAAGTCCAGTTGCGCCAGTCGCTCCGACCCCTCCTGTTACACCCGTAGCGCCGGTTGCGCCGACCCCTCCTGACGTACCGGCTGCTCCTGATGGGCCTGTTGCTCCTGCCGGACCCGTTTCCCCCTGCGTGCCGGTCGGTCCCGTATTTCCCTGAGGGCCGGTTGGTCCGGAAGGCCCTGCTGCTCCAGCAGGTCCTGTCGCGCCAGTGGGTCCGGTAGCCCCTCCGGACGTATCAATGGTAACTGATCCACCAAGAGAAATGGCCTGACCATTAATTGTGATGCTGCTGTTAGCAAGCATCGTATTAGAAACAGTTGCGCTATCTCCACTAGTAACAAGTGTTCCCGATGTGTTAGGGAAGGTAATGGTTGGAGTTGTACCAACCGAAGGCCCTCTTACAAGAATGGTTCCAGAAGTCGCACCTCGGATTACGATGCCCGACGCATCAACATCAATACCATTCTTAAACTTGATAGCCATACCTACCCTTTAAGGACTCGGAACAGACGCCAAGTCTAGCAAGGAGACTATCCGGTTACAACTACGCGATAAGTATTGCCATCGTTATTACCGAAGGTAATGTTGACGGCGGTAGAGCTTGAAACCGAAATGTCTGGGAATACTTGATTAACGGGAGTTCCAGAAGAGGTGTCATACACCTGAACCGTTACGTCGGTTGTGCCAAGATTGTGAGTGAAAGAAATAGGGCTTGTCGTGTTGCAGGTAATCGCGCCAGCGATCTTCGTAGCAAGAACCGGACCGGCTCCCGAAGTGCTGCCGGACTGAGCGGCAAGGTTGGTCCTTGCGCCAGAAGCGGTGCTTGATCCCGTACCACCATCAACAACAGCGATGTCGGTGCCGTTCCAAACACCGGTTCCAATAGTACCGAGTGTCGTGATCGAGCTTTGACCGATGTAGCTAGTTGAAATGTCAATTGCGTCGGCACTGACCGAAATTCGGTTTAATGTGCCAACTGCATCAATTGTGTTGCCGGTCTTTGTAAGACCATCACCGGCTGTAATGCTTGAGGCGCCAGTAAACTGTGTAAACGACAGGCTGGTAGTGTCAACGATGATTGGGTCGTCGGTAACTAGTACCCAACCGCTGTCGCCATAAACAGAACCTTCAGTTACCCATACTGCAAGACCGGCGGTTACTTCGGCGTCAGCATCTGCATCGGCTGAACGCGACCATGTGCTTGCGGAGGCAACGTATACGCCATTTTCCGAAGCTGTGGTTTGATTCTTAACTAAGACGCGATTTCCGGCGACAACAGATACCCCGTCAATGGTTTGAGCGCCAGAGAGGGTAATGTTGGAAGTCGTTGCGGCTCGTACCGAAGGCTTCCAGTCAATGCCTACAACAGCGGCGTCAACATACGCTTTGGTCGCGGCGTCAGTGTCTGACGTTGGAGCGGCTAGGTTGGTAATCTTTTGGCTGTTAAGGCTTACGCTTGCGCTTGGCGTACCAATTGAGCTTAATGTTACGGCTCCGGTTCCGGAGGTAACAAGCTTGCCGACCTGAATGCTGCCAGCAAGATCACCGTTTGTAATTGAACTGGCAAGGCTAAGCTTGGAGTATGCGATAGCCGCATTGGTAGCGACGTCGCTGTTCTGAATGCTGGTTGAAAGATTAAGCTTGCTGTAGGCAATGGCGGCTGATACGCCGATGTCTGCGTTTACGATGTTGCCCGTAAGGTTCAGCTTGGAGTAAGCAATTGAAGCACTTGCCGAAATGTCAGCATTGACGACACCACCTGTAAGACTGAGCTTGGAGTACGCAATGGCGGCGCTGGACGAAACATCAGCGTTAACGATGCTTCCTGAAAGACTTAGCTTCGAATAGGCGATTGCGGCGTCTGCCGCAACGTCACCATTTGAAATAGTGCCTGAGAGGACCTTTTCCCAGCCAGCTCCGTTATAAATATAAAGCTTGTTAGCAGTCGTAGACTCAAAGTAAATTTGGCCTTTAACCGGACTGGCCGGAGCGGTTCCCGTATTTTGAATACGAGCATTGAGAAGCTCGTTCTTTGATAGGTCTACTGCTGAGAGAAATTTAGGCATGGTTATCTCTTAACGACTAGAGGCGCAAAATAAATAAGTGACTAGTTTAAATATGCCTTGCCAGAGAACGCCGAAGAGAAAGTTAGGGTGATTTGACTCGAAGAGTTGTATTTAACGTCTCCAACAACAACGTTTCCACCCGAGTCAACAACCGTAACTGAACAAAATTTCTTCAGATTGTGATTAACTATCCAAATGTTGTTTGGCTGTCCCTCTGAGTGGACGTACTCAAACACAGCATTAGCGTCAAACTGCCCGTCTATTGCGTCAGGAGATATACTTACATAGACGGGCGTCGATTCTGTTGATAAAAGAATCGGACTTGGGTCTGTGTTTTCGAGGATGACATTGCCACCCTCAACGGAAACTGAAACCCTGTTTGTCGGGATCTCAACGACGACTTGCTCTTCGCCGGTTAGATCTCCGTTCATATCGAGCTTAGAACCTTGATCGTTCCAAACAGAAGGGTGTCTGTGACTCCAGCCGAGCTTGTGATTGACATCTCGTAACTAGCGCCCTTCCAAGTCAATGCGGCGGTGGTCGCTTTGGGGATCGTGAACTCAATTAGACCAGTTGCGGTAGTGATAACGCCAGTGACCACGACGGGAGATAGGGATTTTGGCTGAATCGTAATCTTTGCCGTATAGCCGGAAAGGTCTCGATATGACGTCCTAGAGGCGTTGGCATAAAGAGTAATTCGCTCGTAAAAAGTTGATCCCTTCCAAATAGAGAAGGAATGTTTATCTGGGATGACGGTCACAGTGATTATGTCCTTGGTAAGGCGTACATCTATGTCCTGCCAACATCTAAGTTTAATTTCCAAAGCTCTTCAGGGGATAATTTCAAATCTCTTCTCAGGTGCTTCATGATCGAATCGCCGTCTTGTCCCTCAACTACGTCTCCTGCGTCTGAAAGATAATAGGGACGCTGGCCTTGGAAGGAGGAACCCTTCCAGCCGGGAGGAGTTTGAAGCTGGTCAATTTCTTTCCGAAGGGCCTTCTTGAACATTTTCCAGTCAAGCTCCCCGCCACGAAAATCATCTTGGTGCTTGTCGAGGTACTCAGTAATTTTCTTTTTCGGCGTCTTGTTGAGGACGGCATAGGCGCCAAGCTGCTTAATCTGCGATAGCGTTCCGCTGATTGGCTTGAGTTTATTCCATGACTCAATAAAGGTCGGAAAAATATTTGCTGTCCTGAACGGAACGGTGTTTCTGCTGTGTTGAGATGCTTCATTAGCGTTCCAAAGATCCTCGACGACCTTTCCGGCATCCTCACTGTTAGCCCACCATTCTTCAGGGCCTTCGATCTGGTTAGGGCGACCACGATCTAGAACGTGGTTTCCTTCTTCGTCGGCTTCGTACTCAATTTTCTTAGACCAGTCTCGGGTCTCTGTTGGGTCCTTCTTTGCCCAATCAACTTGGTCATGCGGCGTAGGGTTCATTGGCTTAAGCGCCGTATGGTCCTGATGCGACCCGACTCCGGTGCGCTTTGCGTCCCATAGCGCCCATTGAGCCTGACCCAAAGGCATCGATCCGTAGCCCATATTGTCAGTTCTAGCACGAAGCATGCGCTCGTACTTAAAATAATCCCGGTTTGAAAGATCTGACTGCTTGCCCCCAAGCATTGAAATCATGTGGGTATCGATTGTTGCAAGCTCCGAGGTCATTGGGCTTAGTAGAAGCCAAGCAAACGAAGCAACCTTCGGGCCAACGCCCGGAAGGTTCAAATGCATTACCTCGGTCCTAAAAATATGGCCCTTTCCGCCAGAATTGGCGTCTTCGACCGCCGCATCGTAAAGCGAATCAATATGTCGGGAGATGGCCGCAATATTTTTTGTTTGCTGGATGAGCCAGCCACCGTAAAGCTCATCGTCCCCAGTTTCCGCCGGAAGAGGGTCCTCGTCGTTCAATAAATTTTTCTGGCCCTTGTTCACCTGCTTGAACTTTGGCTTCTTGGCCGCAATTAAGCCCAGTTGCTCATGCTCGACATCATGCTTCTCGTTCTTGGCCTTCATCGAGTCCCGAAGATGGGTTTTGACCAGTGCTGCGGCAGCGGCAGTTATCTGGTCAGCGCTCTTGCGCTTGTCCTCGGCCTTATCGGACTCCTCGCCCTCAAGCATTCTTTCGTAGTGATAAAGAAGATTATGGACCTCGAGTTCGGTGTTTTTTCGAACTTCCGATGGATCCACGTCTGGATGCTGGGCAATTTTTAATCCGATGAGATCTTTGAGTTCTTCTCGGTACGGGATATGGACATCGGCAAAATCAGGACCAAACTTGCTTACGTTCCATTTGACCCTCTGGTCGTTTAGAGCCTCGTGATAAACACTTGGGTCGGTTACGTCATACGGAATCTGCATGAGGTGTTGGTACTGAATGGCGTTCCAGCGCAGATTTTTCATTGGGGAAAGAACCGCTGCTCGCAGGGCGTTTGCGATTGATGCCTTGGCTAGGGATTCGTCCATCTTGTTCAAGGGCTGGCCCTGAAGCTTCTGAGCTACGTCCTGAATCCCGCCCTCTTTCCCATAATCGAGCGGGTCGCCGTAATGCAGGTAGGCATTCTGGTCGGCAGGGGCGATTCCGGACTCCCATTGATGGTTAGGGTCGAAAAGCTCCTGACCCTCCTCTGTAATCGTCTTTGAAATAACTGGCGGCCTTGGAAAACCCTGCTCGTAGTCGTACCAGCCCTCAGGCCAGCCCATTCCCTCTGCCTCGTGCGGAGCTGTCGTGCCTAGATCGAGACCCTGTGCGGGACTTGGCGCGACTTCTGGCATTGCCATTGGGGCGTAAGAATGCTCAACCGGAACGCCAGTGTGATCAACATCGTTTTCGGCATATTGGGCCTCACCAAGGAACTGGGGAAGTAAAACAATTTTTTGAGGACCGAAGGACCGGTAATACTGCGAATACGCAGTCTGGGCGATGCATTCTGAGAAAAGCGCCTGCTGGGCAAGCGGGGAGAGCAGCGGAAAATGCGCGGCACAGGCTTGGTTCTCTCCAACCCAGCCAAAATCGCCTCCCGAAACACAATGCCCAAGCACATCATGAACCACGCGAAAAGCGACATTCTCATCTACGGACCAAATTGGATGTTCGCTATTGGCACGGCTAACTTTAAATTTTCTTTTGTTGTGGACGTCCTCGCACATCTCCTGAGGATTGGCATACGGCTCAGGGTCATCAACTATTTCGATGTCTATCTGCTGTGCAAGAACCTCCATACGGCGAACGCTGTCGTCGGCAAGTTCTTTCCAAGCCGGACCAGCTTTTGGATCATAGGCTGGAGCCGTTGCATAGGCCTCAGCAATCTCTTGAATCTGATCGGTCCAATTCGACTTCCACATTCCAACGTGCCTCTGGGCAGCAGAGCGGACATGCTCGCGCCGCATAATGGCAATCAAAAGAGATCCAAGGGCAGTAGCCTGATCGCGGCCAGTCTTAGTTACTTTCTTGCCGCTTGGATTGGTTGCCGAGGCATGGTATTCGCCCTTTTTGAACTCAACCTTTCCTACCGTCCAGCCCCTAGCGTGGATCTCGTTCATTAGATCCCTTACAGGCGTAGTTATGCCCCTGAAGGCTGACGTGAGATCAATCGTGCGCATCACCGTTTAAATCAGAGGAGCAGGGCTATTTGCGGCTACATAAGGTCAAGCACACGCAATTCAAAATCATACGCATCATCTTCAGATTCCTCAATGCTCAACGGGTTGATTGTCAGCGTTCCATATTTTTTCTTTCCTCGATTGAACTGACTGATGTGTCGAAGTTCATGGGCAAACAGCCTTATGATGTCGCGCTCTCCACATTCAAACCCCAGAGACATTTGCACCCACCCATCGGGGTGATAGCGGAAATTATTTCTTCGGACGGAAAAGTTGTCCGGATGCGCCCAACCATTGAAATCAGAATGCGACGGAGAGAGCCGCGTTTCGACAAAGAGGCCCCGTACCCTCAGATCACGATCAACCTCTCTTACAACGGCCTTTACGTCGTTTAGAAGCAACCTTAGATCCGGGAACTCACAGTCAATCCCAGCAGAGCAAGATACTTGCACGGTTTCCCCCCTTTGGATGGAGGAAACTTATGCTCTCTTTACGGCTGTGTAAATAGTCCTAACGGACTACTTTAGGGACGGTTAGGCGCCATCCGTTTGGATAGGTGCCATTGGCCTGCCGTACTGGTAGCGATCCCAATCAAACTGAGGACTATTGTCGTATTCCTCGTTAGGGTGTCCCGGCCCAAGAGCCTGAACTACCTGTCGTTTAACGAAAGGATCGGTTAGGGGCTTACCCTTGACGTCTGTTACTCGCCAGCCGCGCTTAATCTTTGCGGCAAAGCCCGTCATCGCGTTTGGATCCCCAGACTCATTAGCCAAGCTTTCGAGAGTCGGATTGTCGAGCGGGTGGTCTTCTAAAGCGTGAGCGAAAGTGACCGCTGCTGTTTGAGGAGAAAAGCACCACATGTAGAACGTCGGTTCATAGGTCATCAACGATTACAGGGCGTATTCAGGGTGCTTAGAGGGCCAGAAGTAGGGCATCGGAGAGTCGTCCCAGAGTTCTCCGTACCAGTCAGAATCCTTCACTATAAGATTTGAACGGTGCGATGCGTGTACACGATCATCGCCCCACCACGCAGGGAATGACTCGTCGTCAAACTTGAAAGCTTCAATGCGACCTCGTAGATCGGTGTTGTCATTGCCACCTTGAGCGACCCACTCGTCGCACATGATTAGACCGTAGAGACGCAAGGCGCCGCCGTAACCGCGCCACATATGAACGGCTGGGTGACTCTGCCAGCCGTAAGTGTCGTCTGTGATCGCACGAAGAACCTGAAACGCCTCGATTCGCTGCTTGTTGAGGCGACGACGATCTAAGGACGAAGCACACTTGTAGATATCTGGATACGGAACGAATGTCTGCATCGCTATATTATATCAGTAATAGATGAACGAATGCTATCCAAGGCCTGCTGGGCGCGCTTAACTCCAGCCGCGCTGTTTGGCAAGGAAAGAGGGACCGTCGCTATTTCAACAAGCGCATCGCGAAGACTGTTTCTCTCCATAATTGCCTTGTCGATTGCCTCCTGTACATCCTTGTACTGGACCCAGTTTCCCTTGTTGTCTCGCCTTATCTTATTGCCGTCTATGCTATATCGTCTCATTGTTTGTGAAGCTCCCCATCGGAAAGAAATTGTGTGATTCTTTGACGAGTGTACGGAGTCCTTACCGCTATCTCACGATGAGACGCCCCGGCGCGACCCGCCCTGCGACAAGCAGAAGCCAAAACCTCACGCCTGTTCTCAAGTTCCGCCTTTGCTTGAAGGTATTTATGAGAGGCAAGTTCAACAGATTCCAAAGCATGCTTGCGGCTCATTTTGCTTTCCTCCAAAGACCTACGACTTGACGAGCGGTTACTGAGTAGTGAGTAAACCTAGGATCCATCGGCTGGATAGAGAGGGAACTCTCCCCCTCTTTCTTTTCCGTCACCGTAGCGAAGAAAATTCTCCCCTTGATGTCGCACTTGACGATATCTCCAGATTTGACTCTCGATAGTTGCATTCGACGAAACTACTGAATGGCCAATCGATTAGCAACCCGTCTAAACGGATGGTTTTACTTTCAAACGGACTGGTCAATCTGGGTTGCATGTCGCCATCACATTGTTATACCGGTATCCAAACGGATAAAGGATGATGGCGGCCCCAGAACCACTAGAAATAATTTTAAAACACATCGAGCAGCTCCGAGAGGATGTTCGTGAAGGCTTTGAACGGATTGACGGTCGGCTTACCAAGCTTGAAGAACGAGTAGGCCGAACTGAAAAATGGCAAGCCGAAAAAGACGCCGTTGAGAAGGCCTTAGATGATCAGTCAGACGAGAGAAACGCAAACGCGCATATTACTTTAAACAGCCGTCAAGTAGTGATTGCAACGATAGGCGGAGTGCTTGCCCTCGCAATGGTAATCATTAGCGTATTACAAGTCTTTAACGTCATCGGTACTTAGCATTCCGCGCATCAGATCGCGCAGAATACTTGTTTGAGCGGGGTTGTCTCCGCCGTCCATAATTGCGCTAGTGACCGTGCGCTTGCTCTCAATCAATTCCACAATGCGCTCGTCGATTGTTCCCTGAGCAATCAGGTACCAAGCCGTAACCGAATCTGACTGACCGATACGGTGGCAGCGGTCCTCCGCCTGATCGTGTTCCGCTGGCGTCCAACCAACCTCTAAGAAAGCAACATTTGATGCAGCCGTAAGGGTGATGCCGGTGTTTGCAGCCTTGAGAGAGCAGACGATAATACGGCAGGACTCGTCATTTTGAAACTTATCAACCTGTTCTTGCTTTTCCTTGGCGTCCATTCCGCCAGAAATGCTTGCCATGTTGGACTTTGCAAGGCGCTTGTCCTCACGAACGCTTTTGGCAACGTCACGATGATGAACAAAGAGAACCAGCTTCTCCGACTCGATAAAGTCAGCGGCCCATTCGATAGCGGCCTCAACCTTTCCTCTTGCCGCGATCTGCTTAAGGGTCTGAATTTGGACGAGGACTTCTGCCTGCGACGCCCTTGCCGCAGCGGTGTTAGCGCGCTGGTCACGGAGCTTTTTCTTTTCTTCCTTGGAGAGACCGGCCTCTTCGGCTTCAATCTCGGCCTTCTGCTCCGCACTCTTGCGTAGATATCCGATTACGTCGTCTTCTGCGGCTCGGTACTCAGAAAAGTTGTCGATCTCCATTGGGATAATCGCCCGCTGCTTGGCGGGAAGCTCTTTTAGAACGTCGCTCTTAAGACGCCGAACAAAGCACGAGCCGCGCAGCTTTTCGTTTAGCTCGTCAAGATGGGTGGCTCCGTCCATGTTCCAACCGAAGCGGTCCTTGTAAGCGCCACAGTAACGAAGAAAGAACTTGAAGCCGCCGAACTCTTTTTCTCGTCCCAGAATCTTTAGCTGCGGAGCAAGTTCTTTTGGTCGATTGAGGACAGAGGTTCCGGTTAGGTTCAAGACAAGCCCATCGTCCGGAATAAGGTTTGCGATTGCAAGATCGGCCTGAGTCCTTTTAGCCTTCGGGTTCTTGAGATTGTGGGACTCATCGTTTACGAGAGACTTGGGAGAGAAGGCGATTAGTTCTTCCTTCCAAGAGTCCAAGATGTCGTAGTTGATTACTACAACGTCGCAGGCGTCTGGGATCCTAAGCGCCTTTTTGCCTGAGAGTACGTCCACGACTCGATTTGGACAGGCGGTCTTCCATGCCCTCTGCCAGCCGTACTTCATGTTTCCTTGACAGACAATGACTACCGGGAAGGCATCGGCGGCGTGAATTGAAGCAATAGCCTGAAAGGTCTTGCCAAGCCCCTGCTCGTCAGCGATGAATGTGCGGCGGGTTTTCAAAACGTATTCGACCCCGGCCTTCTGGAATGGATAAAGCTCGACGCCGAAATCCTTGATCTCAAAGTCGGACTCCGCTTCGTCTTGACGGGAGAGGATGGTTAGCTCGTCGTGTTTTGCCTCTTCGATGACGGCGCCATCAAGGAGAGTGGAAAGATGAGCGGTCACGTCCTTGCCGACCTTTACGTTGAACCGAGTGATGAAATTTGCCGTGCCGTCAGCGGCTTTCGGAACTCCGGGTACCGTCCATGTCTTGCTGGTCGGGTTGAAGTTGCGTCCGGGGATGCTCTTCACTGACTCCAAGCAATTATAGAAGTCATCGGTTCCGGGTTCAAAGCTGATTTCAAAGTCGCCCTGATTGAGCCGAACTTTGATTAGCGGCTCGTCGGCTACTTTGTCGAGTTCCTTGCTGGCCTCGTCCGTGAGAGAGAAGCCGTGATTCTCAGCGAGAGAACGGACAGGGGCTGCGTTGCCAGCGGATACAGAGGCGGTCCAGAACTTATTGCTGGGGTTCCACTTGCGCCTCGGAAGAGATTTGATCGAAGCAACGACTTCACTGTCGTATTCGCACTCGATTACGAGATCGGAACCGTCAAATGAGATTTTGCGTTCCTTCTGCTTGGTAGCCATACGAATAGTATAGCAGATTTGAAGATTCTAGTCTACAGGCTGGCCGAGCGCCGCAGCCGCGATTTGCTGCGCCTGTGACTTGGTGCAATCGGCGCAGGCCTGCAATGCCTCTACAAACTTAGTGTTATTGGCCTTATACGCCTCTAACTCAATGCTTAGTTGTTCTACGTCTGATTGACTGACGCTATGGCTAGAGACCTCTAATAGCTTGGTCTGGGAGTCTTTCAGATCTTTACGAAGGGAATCAACCTCCACTTGACGCATTGCGCTTGCTTGCTCAGTTGTGCTTCGCGCCGCTGCGACCGCCTCTCGAGCCTCGATTAGAAGGCTCTCAGAAGCCGCTAGTTGGCGCTGGAGATCAGAAGTTTTTTGGACGGCATCAAGATACTGCTGACGATAATCAGCCATTACTGCGCCTTCATTGACGAAACCGCGTCTGCCGTCTTTTGGATGTTCGCAAGATCCGACGCCGAAGCAACAGATAACTTCGACTCAGACGGGAGCTTGCTGGACTCCTCTACAAGCCGCTCGCCCATTTTCTCTGCCGCCTCTTTATTCAAAGAGAAGGAGATCTGGCCAAACGGAACCTGAAGCGGGTTTCCGTCACCGGAATCAAGTGGAAGCATTTGCCCAATTGTGAGATTGACCCTGAGACCAGCCTTGGCTGCTTCCTCGTCCTCCGGAACCGAGAGGCTCATACCCATTACATTAATCTCTGCGTTGAATGCTGTCATTGCTAAATCCTATCACTTGTCATTGGTTTGCCTACCCGTCCAAAAGGATGGGTTTACTATCAATCGATTAGCCCTTGACGAAGAGCAGCGCTAACCGCCGCCCCCTTGTTATGGACGCCGAGTTTGGAATAAATATTGCGAAGGTGGAATTTGATTGTGGGTTCAGCGATGTAAATCTCCCCCGATATTTTCTTTGCGGTAAGCCCGTCCGCGACCAAGATCAAGATCTCGCGTTCACGCGGGGTCAGCTTGCACGGCCTCCCTGCGTCTCTGAGAGTTCCTACGAGCTGCGAGTGAATCTCCCCTAGAGCGGTCTCACCACGAGCCACTTGCTTGACCACATCAAAAATGCTTTTTGGGGACCGAGTTGCAAACCCCATCAATCCATTCGCCACAGCCTCAACGAAATCTATCGTGTGGCAGCTACAGCAGATTAAGACCGGGGCCGCTTCTGATTCGGCCTCGTGCAGCTTGCGAATTATCTGCGGGCCAGAAAGTCCCGGGAGGCAGGCTCCCAAAATCGCAACGGTTGGAGCTTCAATAATAAGCTCTTGAAGGGCCTTGGCTCCGTCCGACGCGGAGCCTAAAACACGGCCCTCAAACAACTGTGACAGGCCGATGATTGAAATTGGATCGTCAGCTATGTAAACGCTAAACCCCTGCTCTAAGCCCACTTTTTCTCCAATGATGGTGTGTGGGCGGAACTATACAGACGGATGGGGTCTAGGTCAAGAAAGCGCCGATGCGCCATACGAAGAAGCCGCAAAATGCGTTAATTCTTTAGCGTGGGACTGGGTGAAGCCCTCAAAGGGATCAACCTGAATCGCCATCGTCGGAACCGACAAGGAACGACGCCTTGCCCATTCAACCCCGTCTTCGTAGATGTGGTCGTCCATCCAAACCAGCGGTCGGTCCTCGTGTTCATTGTCCTCTAGGTATCGGTCGATTCCGTAGAGCTTGAAGGTTTGGTGATTGAGATCCATCGAGGCAAAGCTGATGGCGTCAAGAGGTGGGAGATCATGAAGAGGCCCAACGTCAATGTTGGCCGTCGTTCCTCTCATCGTCGCCCAGACAATCTCGTAGGACTCCATAAGATGCGTCAAGGCATCGCGGGTTCGAGGACTCCAATACACCTGCATCTCAGGATGCCATGTGTACGAAGGGGCGGGGGCGAACGGGAAAAGAACGCCGTCAACATCAAGCAAAAGTAGTGGTCTCATTGCTTTAGTTTATCACATTCGGTAAGAGATTGACACCGCGTATCTTTTCATGCTAGACTTCTCACATCAGGCAAATGGATTAGCGAATCAGTAAGTTTGAGTTTTGTTGCTACTCTATTTGCGTCAGGTAATTCAAACAGGAGAATCACATGTCTAGTCGTACCAAGCAGCGCCCCAAGACCAAGGCCAAGGCCAAGGTAGTAACCACACGGAAGCAGAGCATCACCAAACAGTTCCGTGCCAAGGCAATGGCTCGTGCAAAGGTTCTCGCCCCTCAGGTTCATGAGTACCATGAACTGATCGAGTTCCTCGATATGACGGCTCCGAAAGTGGCGCCGAAGCCAGAAGCAGCAAAGCCAAAGGCAAAGGCCGCGCCTAAGAGCCGTTCGCGTAAGCGCACAGCTACCAAGGCAACAGGCAAGCGCCGAGGCGCTCCGCCGCGCAGGGCGACTGAGTTCGCCAATCTGGTAAATGAGAACCCCGGCATGACCGTCCGTGAAGCTTCAAAAAAGCTTGACGACGTAAATGAGACCTACCTGCACCGCATCGGTAAGGATCTCGTCGGTGACGGAACGCTCCGCAAGGAAGGTTCCGGGTACTACCCAGCAGGAAACGCAGTGGTCGTCGAAGCCGCTCCGGTAGTAACGGAGACCCCGGCAATGACGCCGGTTGAAACGCCAGAAGCCTTCTAGGCGTTTCTTCCATACGCAGTAAGCGGCCCGCCTTTGTGCGGGCCGTTTTATTTTCTCGTCCAGTTCCAATCCGTAAAGAATGTGATCTGGCAAGACGCAGTTTTCTCGTTTGGAGCTTTGATATTCGCCGTAGCCTTGCTTCCGGCAATACTCACCAAGCGCTACCCGCCGATCTCAACGTGTGTTGTCACGGCTCTACTTCTCGTGGCATTCGCAGTTGCCGACGCATCGCTCGGTCTCGTGTTCGCCACCGCTTTTTCACTGCTTGACGCAGCCCTATGGGGCTATATGGGGGCTAAGCAGCTTCGTGGTAAGAGCGCTCGATCTCTTCCGAATCAAGGCTCGACACATCAAACACCCGACCAAGATGCCTTAGAAGGTCCTCAGTGAGGTAGGGAGCGTCCCAATCGGTGCGACGAAGGAAAGTGTCGATGCAGGGGAAGCTAAGCGCAGTCCTCATAGCCATTGCGTAGTTTCCGCCTATAACTCCAACTGACAGGCGGTCGTGTCTGACTTTGGCGTACAGAGACCGTGAGTCCTCTAGTTCGCCCTCCCATTGGCAGATGTGCCACTCGGACACCTTACGAAGGGCGATTATCTTCATTGTGCTTTCCCCACAGAGCATCAAACATTGCAGCGAAGATAGGGTACAAGAAAGCCGCTGTCAAATCTCCAGCGTGATGAGCGACTGTTCTAATTGGGTTCACGTTTAAATCTCTACCGGTTCGCCAAATTGATGTTGGCGATGTGGGCCGTCGTTACGTCAGGCGGCTGTTGAGGATTCGGCGCATAGCGTAAAATCCAGTCCCGCGATGGAATTTCTTTTTTGATCTCTTGGAAGGAAATCGCATCATCCGCGCTCAGTCCGTAATCGGTGCGGGTCAAGCCACGCTCGATTTCTTCCGCCGCGCCGGGAAATTCGTATTGATACGGAAGCCGGTGAACCCCGTCAGTATCGTAGGCATACTGGTCGTCATGGGTAAAGAAATGCCACGGCGTTACCGGACTCTCGACGTATTCGCCATTGACTACATCGCGGGACGGCACGTCTACATAATGCATTCCAATACTAAGCTCAGGGTAGGCTTGCTGATGTGCAATAGCCCATTCCAAGCAACTTCCGAACATCCCATTCTCGGCTTCGTCCTCTGACGGCACCCATCGAGCGCCCAGCACATAGGAAGATTCACGAGGAGAAAGCTTCGCTAGGGGCTTATCCCAAGCGCCAGCCTTTTCTTGAATGCTTAGGTCGCCCACAACTGGCAGTCCAATGTCGGACGGATGCATGTATTGAGGAGGCGTTGGATTTCCTTGGTAGTCTTGGTAGGGTCCCACATATTGGAACCTATGACCATTAGGCTTATACGGCTTGCGAGTAGATCGAATAACGAAAACAGGAAGGGAGGTCAGGCCCAACTGTTCCGCAATTCCGACTCGGTGATTCCCTTCTGAAACGTGTGCCTCTCCAGTTAGTTCATTGAACTCAACCACGACCGGTTCCTGAACACCATTCTGGGCGATACTGTCCTTTAGTTCATCTATGGCGACACTGTCCTTCAGTGCATCTACGTCCTCTCCGAAACGGTCGTACTCGAGAAGTTCTGTCAGCAATTGAGTGGGAACGTATCCGGTAAATTCCTCCAAAAAAGCAGTCTTTTTTTGGGAAGCCTGAATTCCCGGCTTCATCTCCCTGATGCTGGACTGGTCAATTGGGTCGCTGGCCCAGTCGGCTCCTTCTCCCCAAGACAAGCACTTACAGCTTTCGTAAAGCTCGTCACATTCGGGGCAGACATGCGGGTCCTTGTCTAGGCGACCAAACTTTGCCGTTCCAAGAAAAGAAGTCAAGGCGTCAGAGATCTGCTTCTGATCCTTTTCCGAACAGTTCCACCCTCGGGCCGTCGGAATGTTTACGTCGCCAGTGACCCGAGAAACGTGACCCCGATGAATTGGCCCAATGAGATCCCCGTCAATGGCTTGCATTATTTGTGCGTGCAAGCTTCCCGGGGGCGCTAAAAATATTTTTCTTGCGCCCATGTCAACGAGGAAAGGCGTCGTTTCGGGCTGAAAATTTTCATCATCGTCAACGTCAACCCATTGGATCTCGTATTTTGGCTCGTTAGGAGCGACAGAGTTTGGAAAGTTTCCGGGCTGAATAGACTTGCCGGAGTCCCCGTCCTCGCCCCAGTCCGAATCATAAGCATCAGAAAGACGCCGGTACATAACTACGTTTTAATAATGTAGTTAAGGGCTAGGGAGGGCTGCATGTTTGGATGCGAGCCGCCGTCCCCAGTGTAATCAGTAAATCCGGTAACGGAGTGGCGATGGTCAGCGTTTTGCGGAGCGGTCCCGCCGCTGTGATTGTGGGCTGCTGGGCCGTTAGCCCCTACATCTAGGTACCCTCGCTCGAATGGTCCAACGCTCGTTCCGCCTGCAAACTTTGCGGTTCCGGCTGTACGATAAACGCCGCCAGAGCCGCCTTGATTATTCAAAGAGTGAGTATGACTCAAAGACTGGTTTTCGGTCCCCGTAGTAAAGCTGTGGGCGTGGTCGGTATCTTGGATCCCAGTTCCAAGCGTGGTACCACTGTGACGATGAGATGGGATCTGCGCTGTCGTCAGCGTATGGGATTCCGTACCAAACACGCTGGCAAGGGTTCTTGCGGTTAAGCCAGATCCGGTTCCAACTCCAACAATAGCGCGGCCCCGAAGGTCGGGAAGCGTGAAACTTCCGCCGGAGCCGCCGTATGTATAGGCGACAACAGCGAATAGGTCGGCGTAGGTCGTAGTTGATACGCTTGCACCATCACAGAGCAGATATCCAGTTGGAGACGAGCTGCCAGCGTAGGGAAGGATTACTCCGGTGATTCCCGTGCCAGCAGCGCCAGTTGGTCCGGTAGCTCCTGTCGGTCCTCCTGAAGGCCCCGTTGGTCCTGTTGATCCGGTAGGTCCGGTGGATCCAACTGACCCTGTCGGGCCTGTTGGGCCTGTTATTCCTGTTGGTCCGGTGGGTCCTGTTTGTCCGGCCTTACGAGTAAGGCTAGTCATTAGCTAAGAGCCGTCCAACTAACGCCGTCGCCACTTGTCGTTGCGTCAATGTAAATCAAGCTCGGGTTTGTGATATCAATAGTTACCGTATCGCCAATACCGAGCGGCGTACCCCTGCGGGTAGGGCTTCCTTGAGTTCCGGGAGCAGCAACACAAGTAGATCCGCCAACAACAATTGTTCCGGTGTTTGTTGACAAAGCTGTAATGATAATTTGTTTAATTGTTGCCGACGCGGCGAGGGAGGCTCGAGTTCCGGCTGTTGTGACTACTTTAATTCCATCGGTAATTGTCGTGTTGGCAATTAAAGGAATCGTAACGGGTAAAGGATTGGCCGCCGTAACGTGACTGGCAACACCGTCTCCACCCATATCTAGCTTTATGTACTGGTACTGCACGCCCCCAACATCGTCGGAAGCGATGTTCGCGGTTCCGGAACTAGCATTAATTATTACGTTATCAGCCATCAACCTTTACAGTCCCGCTAACCAGAGATTTCCGGGGTTGGTTGCGCGGAGCAATTTTGTCTGCTACCTTTCCCGAATGGATACAGAACAAAACAGAGAGATAGAGTATGAGGAATATGTCAAAGCTATCTCTCTTGACAGCGAGCTAATCAAGAACGGAAAGATTGAAATTCCTTCGTTTGAAGAGTGGCTTTCTTATCAGCTTTACTCTGAGCAAATATCAGTAGGCAAATCACCTAGGAGGCAATGTGCCAGTAATTAAACCGCGTCGTCGTCGGGTTTGGGAAAATCCGCCAGAGAGCCGCAAGGCTTGGAAAAAGAATAAGAAGGCCGATCTTCGGAAGGCTGGCTTGGAAACTCGCCATGCGGTCAAAAAGGCCGCAGTAAAGGCAGAGAAACGGGCCGCCAAGAAGGAAGCAAGGGAGTCGGCAAATGAGAACGCTTAAGCTTTTTCGCTGGGTCATTGAGACGCGAGCGCATCGAACACGATTCATCGGCTTAGGCATCGAGATTGACCCCGCAGTAGGCGGAGTCGGATTTCTCTTCTGCCTACCGCTCATTGATGTTTCGTTCGACGTTTGGAGCTTAAGCCACCTGCAAAAGGCGGCGGAGCAACTAGCGGAGTTAGTTAACGCTGAAAAGCCTGACTGGAGCATTTACGCCCCAGCCAAGCAAAAGCATTAGTCGTCTCGGTTAGAAACACTGACAATGTGGCTTGGGTTTAGCGCAAGCCGCATCTCGGCACCGTCTGGGCCAATCGTCGTTAATTCAACTAGTGGTCCTTGAAGGTCCTTGATCTCGTCTAGGCTCTCAACGACTACATAGTTGCCTTGGGTGGTACTGATTACAGTTGACATGAATTACTCCTTGTGTGGTTTGTTACAAGGTATTCTATCACAACTATAGTCCGGGCTTCTGCAATACCCCCTGCAAGAGTCCTGTGGCTTGGTTTAGCAGGTTTACGGCGTTGTTTACGTCCGCATCGGGGTTATTAGCTAGAGCTTGAGTCATCTGCTGAATGGACAGCAATTGCGTGACGAGGGGCTGAAGGTTGGCGTTTTGCGCGCTTACGCGCCCCAACCCGTGACGAATCGACCGCTGCTCGTCTCTATCAAAGCTTTTAGGCATCAGCCTTTACGCGGTTGTATTTGGATAAAAGAAGGGCCGGGTTCCCGAGAGGTTCCCGACCCTTCCCCACACAACCATCATGGCTGGCATCACACCAGCTTGTAAAGCATAGCAGACTCCTTATGTGCTATACTATTGGCTATGCCCAACTGGTGTTTAAACAAATTAGAAATTGACGGACGACCAGAGGTGCTTTCCAGATTCTACGAGGAAAACCTCTCAGAAGAGGGAAGCTCGCTGTCATTCAGTAGATCCGTTCCGCTCATGGACCCGCTTAAGTTTGAAAGCACTTTGATTCCCTTGGCCGTAATTGTTTGGGGAACCAAATGGGACGCCTGTGAGGTAACGGCCTTTGCTGATGAGGCTTTGACCGACCCAATTGATATTGCTCGGCGCATCGGAGAAGGGGCAAAGTTCTATTACAAGTTTGACACCGCTTGGTCTCCGCCAGTCGAGTGGCTGGAGCAGATCGCCCCCAAGTATCCGGAGATCTCTTTTCGGCTGTCCTTTGTGGAGCCGGGAATGGATTTTATGGGAGAAGACGTCCATGAGAACGGGGAGCGCAAGTCTAGTTCTAGCGGCCCAATGGACTACAAGTTTGCTTCTGAGCGAGGGTTGCTATCATGGCCAGACTGTTACGGATGCGGTGATCCGCACACCGAAGAGTTTGTCAACGAAGAGCTTTGTGAGAAGTGTGCAGAGCAAGACCTAATGATGAGAGGAAAACCATCGTGAACAACCACCCAATTGATTCGATCCGTGTAGTTGAGTTCTGGGAGCAAGGTTATAACTATCGTGAAACCGGAGAGCAGTTCGGCGTAAGTCGAGAGCGTATTCGGCAGATCGTAGTCGCCTCGCACAAGAAAACCTGCCAGCTACCTTGGATTGGACCCGGAGAGGGAGTGGCCTGTGGGTGCATCAGCGCCCATAGATCCGGTCGGGATCGCCTTCGTGGAGAAATACTGGCGAAGCATGCGGACGCAATTAAGGTTGAATACCTAAGCGGAATGCCGATGAAGGATATTGCACAAAAGCACGATCTTTCAGCCAAGGATACTCATTGGTTTGTTGAAGGTTTCTCTGAGGAAACCAAAGCAATTCGCAATTCCAATATGTGGACTGCAAACAAAACCCGAGGCACCAACGATCTTGATAAGCACATTGTGAACATCAAGTCCCTTGCCGACAAACTGGGTCGGGTTCCAACAAGGGCTGAATATGACCGCGAAGCCGCTTTGCAAGGCTGGCGCTCAGCCCAAACAATCTGCATTAGGTTTGGGTACTGGTCAAGTGCAATCAAGGCCGCTGGGCTTGTTCCAAGCAAGGTCACAGCAAGCGTGAGTAAGTCCCGGCGCGACAAGCATTGGAACGACGAGAAAGTGCTTGACGCAATGCACTACATGTATGAGGCCTATGGCGAGATCCCCCCTTTAACTCGATACCGGGAAATCTATAAGGAAGTTCCGTGGCTTCCTTCGGACCAAATGATTCGTCGCGGAAGCGGCTGGCCTGAGACGCGCCTATTGATCATGAATACGCATGATGATTGGGAGCCTAAGTTCAGCACCGACGAGCTTATTCCGCCAACGGGAACTGGTGGCCGACCAAAGAACACAAACACAACGGAGGCAATAGCATGACTAGTATGATCAAGTTCGGAACTATTGACGCTAAGGGCAAGGTCACTAACGTTCGTATGGTTCCCAATTCGTCAGTTCACGACTGTCCATTTCGCATTCTTACCCCTTCGCATTACCGCAAGACAAAGAGTGCTAAGTGCCGATGCGATGATCCCAAGCATCTTGAAATGGCAGACAACGGTTACGTGTGGAACAAAAAGGAAGGTGTTTGGAATGCCGTGGAGCGTTGATCAGACCTGCCTTTACGAATACGATATCGGCCTGCTTCCAATGATCTCCGAGTGCGGAGTGCTAAGTACCTCCAAGCCATCACCTTTGACTCGTGACGAAATCGTCCCGGTCCTTGAGAAAATTGCAAAGCATTCAAGCTACCAAAAGCAGACCATTGTTTGCCATGATGAAAACTTTGATCCTATTGTCTTGCAAGATGGAAAGGTAATGAACGATGACGACTGAAACGCGCAAGCGAAAGATGCCCAAGACGGCTGTCCTATCGGCTCCGCTTAGGGAATGGCTTCTGGAAAACTATCCGACCCTAAGCGTCCTTGAACTTAGCAGGGAGATTGGGCTTCACGAAAGAACAACAAGGGCCATTGTCTTTGCCGAAAGACCGACAGTCAACATCACGCTGGTCGATCAGGTCTTTACCAATCTTGGAAGTCCTTATCTTCTAGATGAGCTTTACCCAATGGACGAAGCGGCATGAGACTAAAAGACGCCGCCTACGGAGCGTTTTTGGTCGTTGGGGCCACGCTGCTGTTCATCTTCGTTATGGGCCTCTGTAGGCTTGTTATGAGCCTCTAAGAGTGCATTAAGCCGTTCCAGCCAGAGGTAAGCTGCTGGTTTACTGGCTGGGCGTTAGGGTAGTTCTCGTAATACCACTTGTTAGCTGCCGACTGACCTTCGTTAGTCCAGATGCGGGAATACTCCCTTGCGATATCGGCAGGATTGTTTCGAGGTTCGACAAACGTGTTATACATTGGCTCGCCCATTCTTTCGCCAAAGGGGACCTCCTCTAGCTCACGGTTGTATTGCTGTACAGTAACCGGCTGATTTTCGGTTAGAGGCAATTTGTCAAATGGGTCAGGGTCGCGGCGGCGACCAAACTCATCATAGCTAACTGGTGGCGGCGCCGTGTAATCTCCCGGTTGCGCGTCATTGTTGAGACCCATATTAATTCTTTCGCGCCCTTCATCAGACAACTGTGGGTTGGTCGGATCTTTGTATTCGCCCGCCATTGGATCCTTGCCGGGTGGGGTTCTTAGCTGGATAAGATTTAGGAACCTTTCGTCAATAACTTCATCGGCAACTTCCCTTTTAAGAGCCTCTTCATCAAAACTAAAAGCCTCCACTTCCCCGCCTGCTTCTGAGTACTGCGCTTCTTCCTCTGGCGACATTTCATCAGTAATGTAACGAGGATAACGTTCGTACTCTCCAGCCCAATAGTCAAGAATTTCTTTAATGAAGTTGTTCAAGTTCATTCCATAAAAACCATAGCTGCCTTGCTCGCTTAGAAGCCCAATAAATGTTTCCGGGAACGAATGGTAGTTTTCTACTGCATCCATAGCAAGCGCCTCAGGAATTGGATCGGCCTCAAGCGTACACTCGTCATCGATGTTGTCGTCAGAAAATTGGCGAATTACGTCCCAAGGATCATCCATAATTGCTTCTGCCCTGTCGATTTCTTCGACGCTTCCAAAGTCCCAATTAGTAATGCCACCGGCACGCTCGGCCCAGTCATACATTCCAAGACTTTCAAAATAGTAAGCATTGTCACGGTTTTCGGACAAGCTGTCATTTCCTTGGCCGCCACCATCATCGTCTCGGCCTGTAAAATTGTTGAAGGCAGAAATTAATTCTCGCCATTCCTCCTTCGGATATCCGGACCTTCCTTGAATGTGTCCCAAAGAGTTGTCCTCAGGATTCCAATTCCAAGTTGCCTTTGGAATTCCGTCTGGATCACGAAGAGAAAAGCACTCTAATTTTTCTTCCGCAATGCCGTAAACATACGGCTGCTCATCACTGCCAATGCAGTGTCCTAGAATTGCTGTTTCTAAGCGTGCGCTTTCTGCGGTTGTGATTTGTACAGCGCGCCAGCCTTTATATTTTTCTGGGTCAATTATTCCCGGGTAGCCTCGTTCAACGAGATCTTCCATTGTGTAAGGCTCGTCACGACTTGTTTCGCCGCGCAGCTTTGCGTCCTCTAGTTCTTCTAGGACCTGCATATTTCTAGCCTCAATTGCCTGCGGAAGGTCAACGACCATTGGGTTGTAAAACTGATCAGGAGGGGTATTTGCCCTTTGAAGTTCGTCCTCTTTGCGCTTAGACGTTTCGTCTTCAAGTAGCTGTTTTGAATACTGCTTGATCATTTCTTGGCTACGGACCCATTCAAGATGCTCATCAGAAATTTTCCACGCTTGATCCACGTCCATCTCCATAACATTCTTGCCTTGTCGAAATGGAGACTGACGGGCGTTAAACCATGTTGCGATTGAACCAAACAATAATTCTACGTTTGTGGTGCCGTGATTCAAGCCAATTTGGTCTCCTCGAGCGGCTTCGCCTCTAGCTCCAAAGTTTGGAGTAATGTCGTTCTTTGCCAGTCTTGCAACAAGCCAAGGAAGCAGCCCTTCAGCGTCATTTTTGGCGCAGAGATTATCAAGGCGTTCAAGAACTTTGAGTCCAGCATTAGGACCACCGGGGCCTTGAGAGTTTGGGACCTCCCCGGAGAGCGGACCATTGCGTCTAAATATTTTTTGGTTTTGCTTGAAGATTTTTCGTCCGGCATTTGTCTTGAGGTCCGGAACGAAGTCTTCTTGCTGACCCCGAGTTTCCTCAACCGCATTATCAATCCCTCGACGCAGATCAGAGGCAATTGCGTCTGATATACCTTCTTGAGCAATTCGAGCTATTTGAGGAGGGGAGAGTTCTACTATCCCGATGTTTAGTTCTTTAGCCTGTTCCAGCCCAAATAGGAATAATTTGCCTTCAGCGTCGCAAACAATAGCGTCTACGTCAAGGACTCTACGATCACGGAATTCGTACCCATTGCTTACAAGCCAATTGGTTAGGTGTATTTCCGCCATAGAGGGAGTGCGGCCAGCATCGTGAGTGGCGAAAGGGTCGTAGTCCTCTGGTGGCGTCCCGAACTTGCCAATAAAAAGGCCTACTTTTGGTTTTGGCGCCTCTTCTTCCTCAGCGGCAACTTTCGTCTGCTCTTCCTTGTCCGAATGCCAATATCCGCATGAGCAAGGCAGGCCACTAAAAATATTTCTGTGGGTGTAATTCTCCGCATTTTGCGGGTCTTCTTCTTGAAGCGCTTCAGAAATTTTTCTGCTTGACAGGTCGTCAAACCCAATCATCTCTGGGGTCAGATCGCCTTCAAAGAAAGGGTCTTTTGAGAATTTGCGAGGCATTCAATACTTACGGGCCAGATCCTCCGAATATGTAGGCGAACCTGCATCGGCACTTGCACTGATCGCATGGATGCGCTATACTATGTACTCAAGAAAGGAACGTTATGACTGTTGACCATTACTCAGCCCTTTGGGACGAATCAGCTACCGAAGAGGACGTTATTCAGACGTATCAACACCTCATAAACACTGGCCAAGCATGGCAGCTTGAAGGCCATGTTGGACGTACTGCGATGCGTCTTATCGAGGACGGAGTTTGCGCCCTTGGCAAGTCCGATCACCGCGACTACTACGGAGGCCACATTCCTAGTCGTTTTCAGGTCGAGGCCGGAACCAAGGGAAGCGTCGAGTTCGTACAAGAACACGGTAACGAGGTCTCAGAATGACCAGCGCTCTTATAGTTGGGGCGCTTGTTATTTTCGTTGGTGCCTTGCTGGCAGCCATCGATTTGGTTCTGGATTTCTTCTGGGGTAAAACACCGAAGAGAAAGAAACGACGATGAGGATTCTAATCACAACAATTGCATTCTGCGCTCTTGCGGCTCCAGCTATAGCCAGCCCGATCAGTCCAAGCTTGATCGGCGTGATGCCTGAGCAACCTCCTATTGTCAAGGCCAAACCCAAGGTCAAGCCCATGCCAGACAACTCAGAGGTTTGGATTAGGATTGGACGTTGCGAACAACCGGGTTCGGGTAAGTGGGGAATCAATTGGAGCCACCCCGGACCTCAGTTTCAAGGTGGCCTAGGTTTCTATTCAGGAACTTGGGATTCGTACAGGCCTAGTGGCTACCCAGATGAAGCTGGGCAAGCTACTTGGCGTCAACAAATGAACGTCGCAAACCGCGTCGCAAACGACGTAGGGTTTTCGGCTTGGGGGTGTTTTTAATGATTGCCACAGCACTAGCAGCAGCAGCACTAATGACCGGATCCGGTACCGCCTATCACAGTTGCGATGGCAGTACCTCGATGACAGCAAGCGGACGGACGGCAAAGGTCGGCTACGTCGCTCACAACGGCCTGCCTATTGGGTCATGGATTGAAATGGTTCGCCCTCGTACCGTCATGGACCGCAAGTGGTTCCAAGTCATGGATCGCGGCGGACCCTCCTTCCTAGTTGATTTCTGGGCCAAGGACTGTTCTTGGATGCATGCCTTCGGACGCAGAACAATTACGATCAAAGCCGTCCCGAGGTCAGAACTCTACCGAGGCAAGCCTATGAAAGGCTGGTCGTTTCGTAGAGGCTCAAAGTCAGCCAAGCTTGTTTGGAGGGCGAAATAATGGCCGCTCCCAAAAGCCCCCTAAGCGAAACCGTTGAGTTTGGTCAAACCCTGCGCCTGTGGGACTACGACTGCGCCGGGTATCAGATCGGATACATTGACGAGGACGGCTGCTGCTGGGAGTCCTGCCGGGAGCGAGACCTAGCAACAACCGAAGGCCGCTTCAGGGACGGAATGATTTACTGGAACCGAGGGGAGGCTAGTTCGCCTCCTAATGCTCTAGAAATTGCCAAGCTTGAGTGCCGGGACCCAGACAACATTGAGGACGCGGCTAAGGCCGCTGAGGGCCTTGTGGGGGACAAGCCTTGGGATATCGGACAGGCCTTGGGGCGTCCGGTTACAAGAGCGGCTTAGTCGTCGTAATCGTCGTACTGGCTTTCACCGTAGCCATCGTTGTAGCTATCGATGGCGCGCCTGTGTAGCTCCGTAATAACCTCGTCGTTATCGAAAACAGCCTTTGCGACCGCTGCGGTCAACTCCTCAGGAATCTGAGGGTAGATGTACTCAATCTCTTCATTTGTATCAGGAGAGGTGTAAATTGCCTTCCCGATGGCAAAGTCCGCCTTGGCTTCGTTCAGGTCCACCTCAAAGAGTTCTTCGCTTCCTGCGCCGGACCCCTCTCCCCAATGATTCCAACTACTTTGAACATTTGGATCCAAGTCAATATCAATGTCCTCGGCGTAAATGCTTTGACCGGCTGAGTTCTCAACCACCACATATCGAATCGTCGAGCTTCCGGTCATGTTGACATCGGTAACGGCCCAATCATCGTTTAAGTACCCGGCGCCGATCTTCATGATGTCATTCCAGCTTGATTTCTTTTCATCAAAGATGTCTAGCTGATCACCATGCTCATCATCGCACGAGTAGCACTGGCGCGTGTAAGGGTCGATGCTAGTCGGGCTGTCGCCGCAGCGTTCACACTTGGTTACGTTGATTCGTTCAGGCTTCTTGTCTGGATCTTCCATACAAGGCTTAAACGACTGTAAGCGGCAATAAACTAGGCTTTACTAGTCCACCACACGTCCCGAATGATCGAAATCATTGGAAGGTTGATTTCGATACCCATTGGGCTGAAGTAAATTCCGAAGCGAATGTCCTTTGGGACAAAATAAAAGTTCCAATTCGCATGCTTAACCAGATCGGAATCTTTCATCATCCTCTTAAACTCTTTGTAGTCATTGATCTCGCGCTCGTTTTGCATCTCTTTAAAAATCTTAGCCATGTCCTCTCCAATATTTCTCTCACTGGGTAGTAGATCAAACATCTTTAACGCCTTCCTTGTGCTTTTGGATCATGTTAATCATCGAATCCAGAGCCTCTTCGTTGAACGGAACATGGAACATGATCTCGGACTTTTCGTCGAGGAAGTTGAATTGCAACCCATCTTCGATCTCATCCGATCCCCACTTACAACTCTCAATAGAAATTCTAATCATTTTCTCTCCTAAAGCGTCAAAGCGCCGAATTTGGACTGGTGAACGGCCTCTATTCTAGCAACCGTTTCGTCAAGCGGAACCTTGGTCAAGCTCGCCGTTTCTTCGATGCCGTTTCCGTGCATCTTAATCCTTGCCTTTGGAGCTTTTAGTTCTTTCCGCCACCATGCAAGAATCGACCGCTCAACTTCAAGGGCGTCAGATCCACGAGGGAAATGCCAAGTCCCATAGATGTCCCAGCCCTGCTGGCGAAACTTATTTAGACGAGATTCGCGCTCGATATCGCCACTAACGCCGACCTTGATAGTGGTGTTTTTAATCGCAAGGTAGACCATCGCTGGCAGCTTGCCATTAAACCCAGTTGGCTTTCTACATTTGGCGCAAGCCAATCCTACTTTTCTGGGGTCCCGGATGTTTGCAGCACTCGCCTCCCACTCATGCTTACAAGTGAGGCAGCGAATAGGAACCTTGACAAATTGGTTGACGGGCGGTCCAAGCCATTCGGCTCCAACAGCAAAAGCCTCGGCGTCTCTCTGCTCCCGAGTAGCCGTTACCTTTTCGTCATGGCTTTTCCTTGCGCACTTGGGGCAGCCCCATTTGCGAGTCTTGTTTCCTTGGCTGGTATACCCGTTTTTGACAGATTTTGCACCTGACGAAACATTGTTTGGCAGCGCGGCCCATTCGTTTCCGCAACTAAGGCAGCGGATGGGAGTCTTATCTTTGCCTCTTCCGCAAGGCTCCAGCCATTCCGCCCCAATTGCTTTGGCCTGACGATCCCTAATCTTCTGGGATACCTTTTTGTATCCAACCTTTTTGTATCTAGACGGCATTTTGATCCTCCTCTGGACTCCAAGGCTTGCCGCCAATCCAATCCATAACGTCATCAAGAGAAACGTCGCAGGACCTTAGGTCGTCAAGCAGAACAGTTTCCGTTTTGCCCTCGACCATATCGATGTCCTTGGCGACACGACGATTGATTCTAGGCACCCAAAGATCTCGCCTCCACCACCGAATGACCTCCTGTTCGGCAGCAAGCGCTTCCGAGCCAAGATCAAAGTACCTCATGCCGTAGAGCTTCCAGCAATTTCGATTAAACTTAGCTAGTCGGGAGCTTTGGTTCTGATGGGAGTCTTTGGTCGTCTTTATCCAAAGCTGCCCGGTCACGCCAACCTTGACAACGGTTGGTCGAAGGTTCTCCCTTCTGACTGAGAGGTACGCAACAGCAGGGGCGTCTAGATTGAATCCCAGCCTTTGCGTTGGTTTATTTGGCTCCGGCATGAGCCTCTCGATTTTTGCGTTGAACTGGGCAGCAAACTCATCAAGACTCGTCATCGTCTTCTCCGCCTAGGTGAGCATGGAGATCAATGTGCATTTGGGTAAGCATTTCGGTCATGCCGTTCATCTGGACCTCTAGAGCGTCCATACGCTTCACTACGGAGTCCAGCTCCAGTTCTACTCCCAAAGGGTCGTCAAAGTGCATTTACGGCCTCCCTAGCGCTCTCATAGCCTTAGACCGCCAACCGCATGAGCAGATGGCCAGCTTGGCTGGTTTCTTGCTGAACCGATCACGGAAGTGATAGGCAGTAAGTCGATGTTTGATGCGCTGAGTAAGCATGTTGAATCCCCTTGGGCTTTGCCCGCGAGTTTTTGCGGTAATTACGGTCAAGCCTGTCGTGTGCGGGATCTGTGCGGAAGGGCGCAGCCTGCTATTGGAATAACGGCTGCGCTTTCCCCACTTAGCCCGGAATCGACGACTGAACCCATAGGGCTTAGTATAGCAGAGTTATTGAAGAAAGCGGGAGCGAGTGTAGTTGTCTCGTAGTTTCTTCATTGCTTGATAGTCTTGGTATTCGATTCTTAAGGAAATTATTATTGCTAAGACACTAATGATAATGAGAGCCATTCCTAAGAAATGATGGCCGAAGGTCTTAGTTAGTACTCCTAGGGCTAGGATGATTACTGATAGGGCTAGGCTCATTGGTTGTTTTCCTTTTGGGCGAGATTGTCTTTTACTGGCCAACTGCTTATGGGGTCTATTTCTTCTCTTAGGTAAGTTTTGAGCGTTTCTTGGTTTGCACAGTTTAGGCAGATGTATGTTCTTCTATCTGCTTGGGAGATTGCTGGGTAGGGTGGATCGTTTCTTTGCCATTCGTTTCCAAAGTTGAGGGGCGTGTATTTGTTGTTCTCGCATCTTGGGCAGAGGGTGGCGCGAGAATTTCTTCCGAAGTCTCCTGAGTGCCAGCGGTCCGTCATTCTTCTGTGGTTCCGGGGGGCGACCACTTCACGATGTTGAGGAAGTCTTGGTACTTTTTGTCATCGGAGGAGGTTTCCTCAATGAACTGGTTGTGCTTCATCAGGTTTATTTCACGGCGAGTTTCTCCGTGGGACTGGCGTTCGTGTTGCCAGTAGTCGTAGAAGTTTGCGGCGTTTTGATTAACGGCCTCGAGATTCGCTTCTAGCTCTTTGATGCGGGCTTCAAGATCTTTTCTTTTAAACACTGAACTTGCCCTCCGGTTGTGTGTGCTACAGAGAAGAAATACTATCGCCCCAAGAGACCGCTGTCAAGTGGCGATCTTTACGGCGAGCTTTGTCCTTCTGGCTCTGCTTAACGACGTAATGGATTTCTTGGGAGATCCACTGCATCTCGACTAACATCTTTGAGACCTGAGTCCGGAGGACTGGATCTTTGATGTTAGGAGGGGCCATTAGAAGTCGGAAGGACGGTATTCGGGAGAGAGATCTTTGCCGGGACCATGACGACCCATTGCCGTTCCGTCGGGGTCGTAAGGATCTTCAAGATCTTCAAGAGCGTCAGATTCCATTCCTCGCTTGTCTTCCATCATTTGAATCTTCATCTTGACTTCTTCGATCTGTTCCATGAGACCAGCCAACTCTTCCTCAGCAGCTAATAGAGGGTCGGGCTGCGGTTCCTCTGGACGATTCTCAATCTCAAACGCTCCTGAACGAGGATCATCATTGGTTAGCTGACTATGAACGCTGCCTTGCCTCGATGAGTAATTGCGGTTCTCCCAATCAAAGGCTAGGCTCTCGTCGTTGGTCAAATTCGTCTCAGAGGACAGCTCGCTAAGACAGTCATCGCAAAGCTTCTGATTTCCATAACCGGCCTCAGCAAGATAATGAAAGTTTTTCGTGTTGTCGCCTGTCAGAACGTCTTCGCAATGCTCACAACGTTCTGGCTTCCATCCCTCGGGAGCCATAACAGGGAACTTAGTCGAAGGCTGATCGCCAGCTTCGTAATCCTCAAGTTCATATTCGCTAGGGAACCAAGGATTGCCGCTAGTGATTTGACTATGAATTGAGTTCTTTTCCATGGTTATCTTAGGCTCGTCTTAAGGCTTCCTTAGTCTTTATAGGTCTGTTTATAGTGTTTAATAGTATTGGGGTATAGCAGACTTGTTTTGAAAGCGGTAGCTCCTAGCTTTCTGTCTGGCGACCTGCTATACTTGTTGAACACCAACCGAAGGACTCAATCATGGACAGCGAAGAATTCAATCCCATTGACTTTGAAGACCGCCCCGGATACCGGGCGTTCATCATTGGCGACCTCAAGCTCGTGTTCAAAGAGGACGAAGATCCTCTTGGGCCAAAAGAGATCCATCTGCTCGTTCGCGGCGAGCCAGTAGCCTCGGCGGTTTTCAATCCAACCAACACGGCAATTGCTTTTGATATTTCCGACGGCGCGGCGGATCACGAACGGGCAATGCAACTGTTTACCGAACTCGTGAACTCCTTCCAAGACAAGCAAGTTGTGGCGGCGGAGTTTAGGGTCGAACTAGACACTTGGGAACACGCAGACCCCCGTATGCCTTTCGGACCCACCACCTACTCTCAGGACGCGCCTGAGGACCCTTACGCGGCCTATGTGAAGGAAGACCCGGAGCGGGTCGAGGATCTCATCAACAGGATGATTTGCAACATCAATGACGACGAGGCGCCGTTTGATATCTTTCAAGAAAATCGATGGGTAAAGGATCACGGCGAGCAGTGCAAGGTGGACTGTCCAATGACCGAAGAGGAATACTGGGAAGGCGAATAATGACGAATAACTACTACATCATTCGTTTTTGTTTGGACAGAGAGGACCCTGACCACCTGCGAATTATTCGCACCGGCTTGACAAGAGCCGAAGCGATGGAGCATTGCGGGCGGGAAGACACACACGAGAAAAACCCGGACGGAACTACTAAGTGGTTCGACGGCTTTGATTACGAGAAAAGCAAGGTGAAATTGTGAACTTTCAAGACGCCCATAGGATTTTCAAGACGGCAAGAAACAAAGCCTCCGGCAAGCCGCTTGGTAACAACACACGCCTTCACCAGCGAAAGAACTGGGACGGCGACGCTTACTACTACGCGGTCACGCTTCACGGCACTGACGTAGTTGAGATCTACCGAGACGGCAAAAGGGTTCTCAACAGCGGAGGCTGGCAGACGATCACGACGAAGGACCGGATCAACACCTACGGTGCCGGTCGAGTGATTCAGAAAGACTTCGTTTGGTACTGGCACCCGGAAAGCGAATGGGACGATCTCAAACTCGTCCGCTTCGAAGACGGGATGACGGTGACTCCGCTAAGGGCGCTCACCCATGCCTAGATGCCCTGACTGCATGGCAACCAAAACGCACATCATCTACTGCGACGGCTGCTGGCTTAAGCTCGTCCGACGCTCCAAGGACGTCGGCTACAAGCTGCCCCTAAAGGAAGAGCCTAAGAGGGATCCTCGACGGGACTAGCCTCATCAGGCTCAAAGGTCCTTTGATTGAACAGCCCCTCGTTCTCAACGTGAGAACTTGAATCGCCTCCGCACAAAGGACAGTTCCATTGGCGATACTCCGCAGGGGGACAATTGCGACTACGACCGTGATGCATTTTCTCGTTCCAGCCGGAGGTCTTCTCATCACTGCCGCCATTAATTTTGTGGTACATCGAGTTGGCCCAAGAGCGACCAGCATCGCCACCCCAGAGAAGCCAAGCGGTCTTCCACGGAGAGTTGCCCTTCCCTCCATCATCGGGACGAGTCTTGTCATGCCGCTCAAAGAAAGAATGCATCCTCTGAATGTGATCGGAAGTAAGAGGCTTGCCATCAGCAATCGAATGAGCGCGAGTCACAGTTGCCGACTCAAGTCCGTCTCCAGCCTCCCCTTGATTGACTAGCTCAATACCACGCCGAGCATTAGATCGCGCTCCTGATGGGGCAACATAGGAAGCTCCAAATTTAAATTCATTGGCTGGCCGATAGCCTTTGCCCGACAAAAATTTTTCAATCGCCGTTGCCTCAACGGCAACATCGCCTTGATCGCTTTCGATGTTGTGCTTGCGAAAGAACTCCAAAGGCGAATCATTGAGATCATAGCGAGAAGGCCGAAAGGACTCGGGATGTTCATCCGGGTTCATGCCAGTCATCTGCTTGATCGAATCCGCCATTTCTAAATGATAACCCTTTTCACGTCCGATGAAAATGGTCTTTGATTTGCCATCATCAAAAATCCAGATTGGCCAATCGCCCTCCTCCGGAAAGACTTCGCTGTGATCTCCATGCACATCCTCAACGCCTGTCAGATCGACAACTTGAACGCTCAATGGCGGAACCTCATCTTTTGCCCCTCGCTGCATACGATCATTCCAGTCCCGAGGCCAAAGGTCCTCATCATTTAGCTCGTCTTCATTCCAAGCCGATCCCGGCTCCTCAGGAAGGAGTGTGCGATCTGCAATCGGTATGGTCCCGAGGCTCCTTGGCTCGGTTCCCCTTGGCCGGTCATCAAGCGGATAAGCCCCAGCAATTTCGGTCTCTCGTTCAACAGCGTTGTTTACGTCTGGCACGGTTTGGCTTGGACCCTTGGGTTTCCTTGTTTCAACTCCATTTTGACCAAGAAGCCTTTGAATCGTGGGATAGCTGACATTAAACTCGCGTCCAATGGCCCTAAGAGACGCCCCACCTTCGTACATCTCTTTCACCTTGGCTATGGCCTCTGGAGTTTGAAGAGCGGCTGCCTCCGGAGGAATTTGAGGCCTGAGTTCATTTCCCTCATCGGTAAGAACTCTTCTAACGGTCTCCCCGGCAACTCCAAGCTCGCGTCCAATCTCCTTTACGGATTTTCCGCCCTCGTACATCTCTTGAACTTCCCTAAGCATTCCTCGAATCTTGTCAGCGTGACCTTTGGTGGGCGGTTGAATGCCACCACCAAATTTCATACGCTCGTTCCAGCTCGATTGACGACCCGGCATATAAAACCCTTGTTCGACGCCCCAGCCATCATCGTCAAGTTGAAGCCAATCGAACCGCATAAAAAATTCTCGGTTCTCGATCTCATTGACAAATAACGTCTTGCCAGTCTGATCGGAGTACGCCTTTAGAGCAAGCATGAATTCGGAACCCAATCCGGATCCCTTTTCTAAGGCGTGAAGATTGTCAAGATGAACGCTATCCGAATCCTCACGAAGCGCGAACTCGATGTTGCCACTGCGCGTCTCCAATTGAAGCCCCGAAAATTCGCTGTTAGAAACAACGCCTCCCAATTGCTGGGCTATGAAATCTTGAACCTGCATATTATTTAACCCCCAGCAAGGGGACCCAACTAAGCAAAAGACGGGACTCCTAAAGGGGACCCAAAGGGACCCGCTTACATCAAGCCGAGAGTACGACCCGCCGAGAGCCAACCGTGTTCGCACACGCCATCAGCTTCAACGTAACATCCTTCAGGACAATCCGTCAAGCCCATCGTGTCTTCCAACTCATGAGGAGCATATCCGTATTCAATATCTGATTGAAGTTCCGCCGCCGCATTTGGAGAAGGTTTCTCGCCTTGGCCGGTGGTGGGCTTAGAACCGGGAGGGCTAGGAATGTGATCGGGATGAACCCAACCGGGCTGCTCACCCTGTTGAGCGATCTTCATTTCAGCCAGCATATCTTTAGATGTCGTAAGTTTCTTCATAAACATTACCGTGAGGAGCAACACATATATAATGGCAAACGGGTTAGCAAAATATTCAATTTAGATCAGCGCGTTAGAGAATGGGGTATCACCGATCATACAGGGGGTACCCTAGAATCACTATCCTCGGACTTCACGGGGGGTCGCCCTATGACAGGTTCCCTCTCTGGGGCTATTGCTGGAGACTGTGGGGGCTATGGGTGGGCGAGATAGGTGAGCATCAGGGGAGAGATAGACAGGGCGTTAGGCGCTGTTTATGGGCGTCATAGGTTTGCTTGTGCTGTTTGATACAAGCCCTCTCTCAATCATAATACGTCAGACATAGTTCCGTCCGATGAGTGTGATAGGGAAATAACCCAATGATTACGCATACTTCGCACTAGGGGAAACAGAACACTTACCTTCCTTCCGTCCGAACAGTTTGGTAGAGTGGTCACAGTCAATCTCAAACAGGAGAACCCCAATGATGAAGATCAATCGCCGCAACGTAAGACTCGCAGACACACTCTCACCCAAGAGAGGCAAGACAGAGGACTACGATCCCCTAGTCATCATCGAGCTATGGCGAGCAGACGGCAAGGCCAGAGTCAAAGACGCCTCCCTCGTCAGCAAAGATGAAGGCTGGGCAAAGAACCACGTCGCAGACCGAGACGGCAGCCACATCGTCACCCTAGACGAGCTTAACCGCAACTACCGGATCACCTGCGAAGCAGGACGCCCCTGCTGGATCGAATACCTCCACATCAAGTACGGCGGCACCTACTCAGAGCAGTAGGGAGCCGACCAGCCCCTACACACGCGCACGAGAGAGGTTGTTTCGTTGAGGGGCAGAGGGGATTCGACCCAACAGTTATGGGGATCTGTCCCTTCTGTCCGACGCTGTTGCTAAGATGGATACATCAACCCATTAGGAGATCATTATGACCATCACCAACTTCGCACTCATAGCACTCAACGACGCAGAGATCGAGATCATTCTCGACGCTCTCGTCCCCAAGAGCGAGCAGGAGGACGTCGCGGCTGCTCAGGCCGCTGCCGATCTGCGGCTGGCTCTGTTCGTTCGTCAGCAGGATCGTCGTCGTAAGTCACGGCTGGCAGCAGAGGCAGCGCTAGAGGGGAGCCGATAATGCTCTCTCGATCAGACGCAGCGAAGCTGTCAAGCGCCCTGACCAAGGCTCACCTGTCCAAGGACTCAGATGCCTCTGACGCAATCCGTACTGCCTTCGAAGCAGGAGTGACCTCAGCTATCTTTGAGATCTCAATGCTCGTGAACGAGTTGAGTGGCGGGCGAGTGGACGGCGTAGCCTTTCATCAGACCGCTCTGCTCACCGAGAGTCACTTCGCAGACCTCGAAGCTCAGATCATCAGGAGCCTCTAGGAGAGAAGGGGAGCGACACAGCGGGCGAATGACACGGAGACCGCTGCCTGTCGCTGCCTCTCTCAGACCTAGCTCCCATCGCAAAAAACGCGGGGCAGCGTCACCGTGACCGGCTCCGTCCGACGGGTTTGATAGAATGGATACATTCCACCACTCAGGGAGACACCGAATGACCATCATCGAGACCCAGACAGACCACACTTGGAAGCAGACCAAAGAGGGCTACGGCATACGCCACACTCTCGTCGGCACCTCGTACTCAATCCTTGCCAGCGGCGAGGTGATCGTTGATAGTTACGGCGCTCACGGACGGGCGCGGCTTAGTGGCAAGAGGTCATACACAATCTACGACGGGGAGCGCAGTTTCCGCTACTGCGACCTGCTCAAAGACGCCAAGCAGGTCTGCGAACGTCGCTCAGAAGGGAGCCGATAATGACCATCACTCTCGCCGTACAGACCGACACCGCACTCGCAGCCCTCTGGACTCAGATCTACGCTCTGCGGGGCGAGGTCGCTCAGGCCGTAGCATCGCTTGGCGATCAGACCAAGACCGAGGGCGACTACCTCTACAAGCGCGGCTACAAAGTCTTTCAGGGCGACGCTCGTGGCTGGACTCAGATCTTGACTCACGCGGCATCGCTGGCCTACTGCCCTGTCGGCGCAACCAACGTCTTTCGCACCGGCGCTGAGAGTCGAGACAAGTACGGTAAGATGGGCGAGGGCGAGAAGGATCGTCTGCTGAACACTCTCTCCAAGTACGAGACCCTTCGGGACAAGATGGCCGAGATCGAAGTCGAGACCGACCCGCTCCAAGCAATCTACGAGCAGCATCGCTGGAGCCGGTTCTTTCTCGTGACAAGTTCTCAGGGTCACGTTCACTCGTCAATGAGTTGCTCGACCTGCTTCCCTACGACTGAGTACGGCTGGCTCCCGAACCTCTCAGGACTGACCGAGGCCGACGCTGTGGCGCAAGAGGGTTCGATCCTCTGCTCCGTCTGCTTCCCTTCCGCTCCGACCGAGTGGACGACGGGGATCTCCAAGGCTCAGGCCGAGAAGGAAGCGGCGAAGTGTTCCGGCTCCGGCAGCCGAGTGGACGCCAGCGGCGAGTCGCTCAACCCCTACCGCAATAACTATGGCTCCTGCCCTGACTGTAAGGCGCAGCCCGCCATCACCAGCACCGGCAAACTCCGCGCTCACAAGCCCGCCTGAGCGGTTCCGTCCGACGACTTTGGTAGAATAGATACATCAACCAACCACACCACAGGAGATACGATCATTATGGCTTCATCACCGATTCCCAAGGCAGACCAATGGCTCGATCAGAGCATCAAGAACCACGCCGCAGGTAAGCGTGGGATCAACGCTCTGCTCGTCGGCCTACACGGCACCGGCAAGACGACGTATGTAATGGAGAGGGCAGCAGCCAAGGGTCTGAAAGTCGCCCTGTTCACCTGCTCGATCCTCGACCCGTACACCGACTTCGTTGGCGTCCCGTTCCAAGTGATTACCAACGAGGGAACGCCGAGCGAATCGCGCTACCTAGAGAAGGTGCGCCCCAAGGCAGTGGACGAGTGCGATCTCATATTCTTCGACGAGATCAACCGCGCCGCTCCGGTCGTCCTGAACGCAATGCTGGAGATCATTCAGTTCGGCACGATCAACGGCGAGAAGCTCCCGAAGCTGATCGGCTGCTGGGCAGCGATGAACCCGCCTGACGCGGGCTACGACGTGAACCCTCTCGACCCTGCTCTCGTGGATCGCTTCGACACTTTCTACGAGGTCAAGGCCAAGCCGTCCGTGAAGTTTATGAGCGCGTCAATGCGCCCAGAGATCGCTAAGGCTCTCGTCAAGTGGTGGGAGGGTATGGATCGCTCCAAGCGAGACAACACCGACTACATCAGCCCTCGCCGTCTGGAAAAGATCGGCATCTACTACGACACCTTCGGCACGTTTGAGGAAGCCCTACCGGCCTCTATGACGGTCGAGCGGTCGAAGCTGGCTGACCTGCTCCGTGACGCTGAGAACCAAGGCAAGGGCGTCGCCGCAGCAGCCTCGCAAGGCGGCATCGGTGGGGCGGCCAACGCCACCCTGACCTACAACCGCGATTGGATCCGCGAGTACCCGTCGGCCACTGTTGCCGTCCTCTCGTCGGCACCGGACGATCTGACCACTCACAACGCGGTCGTGGCTTGCTTCGACAAGACCAGCGGGGCGAACCTCGTCAAGGACGACGGCGAGGTACTCAACGCCATCAAGCCGTCGGTGCTGGAGGCCTTCGTCGCCGGACTGACGCCAGCCAAGGCCAAGACTCTGGCCGAGAACGTCGCTGTGCTGCCGCAGGCAGACCGTGACCGGCTCGCCAGCCTCGTCTCTGTGGTGGAGGCAGATGCCCAGAAGCGCTAGGGCAGCGGACAGGGCGGGGGGCTTCGGCTCCCCGTCCGGCGTTCCGTCCGACACCTCTGGTAGAATGGATACATCAACCGCAAGACTTTGGAGATTCTTATGACCACCACCATCACACCTGACCAGCACTACCGCGAAGCGATCAAGTGGATTGACACCGAGGCCTACGCCTACTTCGTCACTTCGATCCTGAACCTTGGCAAGCCCAACTGGAACAGCGCGATCCCCACAGCCTGCGTAGGCGTCCCTCAGGACGGCCAGCAGGGTCACGGCAGCACCAGCGGCTTTGAGTACCACTTTAACCCTCAGTTCGCTCTCAAGCTCCCAGCGTCCCAGCTTGCCTTCGTCGCAGCCCACGAGACGCTCCACATCGTCCTGAACCACCTCGCCCTGTCGGACAAGTACCCCGACCACTCGCTCTTTAACATCGCCGCCGACTGTGTTATCAACGACTACCTCGCCCAGCAGGGCTTCGACGTGCCTGAGTGGGTTATGACCGGCGAGAAGCAGGTCGGTTGGAACGCAGCGGATAGCACCGTCAGCGCCGTGTACGCGGCTCTCCAGCACCGTGAGCGCACCGAAGGCGGCTCTCCAGAAGCGGGAGAGGCCGGAGACACCTCAGGCGGCAGCGCAGGAGACGGCAGCCTCGTGGACACCCACGAGTGGATCCACGACGCTACGGCGGAGCAGAAGGCCGCCGCCGAGAAGGCGTCCGGCGATCAGAAGGACGCTGGCAACCTGCCGCAGGAGGTCGAGGATCAGAAGGGCGACGCTCAAACCGGCAACGGTCACGGCATCAGCGGAGGGGGCGAGGGGCGCGAGTTCTTTAAGGACGGCTCCGTGACGCTCCGCTGGGAGGCTCTGATCCGCCGCATCAACCCAGACGCCTACAAGCGTCACGCTCCGGCTCCAAGTTGGCTGCGCCAGCCGCCACGCCTGATCGGGAGCAACTGCCGCCTGCCTGAGTACCCAGACGTGAACCGAGACCAGTCCGGCTTCGCAGAGCAGCCCGCTCTCGTCCTCGCTCTGGACACCAGCGGCTCGATCCAAGACGAGGACGCCCGCCGCTTTATCAACCTCGCTCGCTCGATCCCCCAGAGCAAGGTCAAGCTGTTCCCCATCACGTTCACAACCAAGACGATGGATCTCGATCTCGACAACCCGTACTACGAGGGAGGCGGCACCGACTTCGGTTGTATCGAGGCCTACATTCAGGCCAGCGTCGTGAGCCAGCTAGGCCACTACCCCAAGGCCGTCGTCGTCATTACAGACGGGCAGGCTGGCTGGCATCGTGGCCAGCACGTCGAGCCGTCAAACCGCAAGTCGTGGACGTGGCTCTGGACTCACAAGGGTACCTTTAACCGCTACGCCCACAACTCCGGCTACGCCGAGGGCGAGACCTGTAACTTCGGAACCGCTGAGGCTCTCAGCGACTACACCAACTAGGAGGGCTGGACAATGGCTAACGAGATCTGGACAGACGTATCAGCAGTACCTACGAGCAGTGGCAACATCGTGACCGGAGGCAGCTACCACAACGCCGAGTGGCACCTAGAGGGAACGGATCTGAATCTGATCCAAGAGTCACCTCACCCTCAGACGGGAGAGGCTAGGGGCTTTACCCTCAGCACGATGGGCTGCTACCGCTCGTCAAAGCTGGAGGCCACCAGCGTCTCCGATGCGATGCTGGAGGTCGAAGCGATCTGCCAAACCGGCTGGCTTCGCCCTAGCCACCTTCACAGCCTGACGAGCCTCCGAGGCTGGGACAAGGAAGCTAACCAGTGGATCGAAGTTGAGGACGCGATGCTTCCAGTCAAGATCGGCAAGAAATGGCACTTTGTTATCTCGTCGGACGAGATCGGAGTGGGCGTCGGTCGGCCTGAGGTCGTGAACGTCTCGCAAGTTGTTCTGGGACGCCAGCGAGAAAAAAATTATTCTGGCTGCGGTCGCCACTGCGAGGACAGGCTGACTGACCTAAAGCGGATCACGGACGCGCTGCCTGATTACAGCTACGAGGACAGGATTGGCGAAATGGTGGCAGCCGTCCAAACCGGAGGCTCAAAGACCACGCGCCATCGCAACCACCCCGCCGCTGTCTGCTCAGTCTGCGCCGACGCTGCTGGCCTGCTGGCGCTGAGGAAGGCCTGCGAGTGTGACGATCACAAGTGGCAGGACAAGTACGGCTACCCCAACAACGTCTGCGAGTCCTGCGACGGCCTGACGCCTTGGAGGGCATACACCGAAGCCAGCCCGCACCATCAGCCAAGGCCAGAGCGCGTCAAGGTCTGAGTCCGTCCGACAGTGTTGCTATAATACCCATTACAACCCAACCACAGGAGTCAATCATTATGGCCGTCAAGACCACCAACATCATTCTCGCAGGAACCACCGTTATCCCCGTGAAGCTGGACAAGGCTACGGAGAGCGGAACCGACGTCAAGCTCAACCGCTGCTCGCCAGAAGGCAACGCGGTCAAGCAGACCTACCGCGATGAAGTCACAGGGCAGGTCTATGAGACCTCTGAGCTTCCCAAGGATCGTCTGTACGACGGCCACCTGATCGGCGGCGATGATCTCGCTGAGATTGACGCCGAGTGTAAGATCGAGGATCTGGAGGCGTCCATCGTCCCGATTAGCTCGATCCCTTGGCACTACGCCAAAGGCACCTACTACATCTACCCTGATCCAAAGGCCAGCGCCGCCGTCAAAGGCATCTTTCACGCCTTTATGGAGGCAGCCCAGAAGGAAAAGCGGGCGCTGCTCTGTAAGTGGACTCCCCGCAGCCGTCAGTCGGCTCTGGCGATCACCTTTGACGGCGAGAAGGCCGTAGCGGTCGAGATCGCTTTCGCCGGTGACGTTCGCAAGCCGAGCGACAACGCTGTGGAGTTCGCAGCCGAGAAGCCAGTCAAGGCCGTCGTGGACAAGGTGCGCGAAGTGCTAGTCGCCCTGACCGACGAGAACGCCTACGACGGTCTCAAAGACGAGGCCGTAGAGAAGCGTCGCTCGCTCGTGGAGAAGGTCGCCAGCGGCGAGAAGGTCGTCAGCACCAAGCCAGCCCGCAAGGCGGCAGACACGGCGACAGCGGTGGACTCCGTGATCGCAGATCTCGACGCGGCTCTGGCAGCCAAGGTGAAGTAGCGCAGCGCCTGATCCCTCAGACCGAGCAGCAAACCAGCGCCCCCGAAAGGGGGCGTTTGTCGTTGTGCGACGATCCGCAAGTCGCCTAGCCAGAAGATCTGACTGCGCCGTTAGGACGAATAAAAAATAATTCTCGAGCCTTGCCAAACCGCTCTGGCCCGAAAACTCAGCAAAGGCGGGCTTAAAAATTAGCCGGTCTTCTTCAGCGGCAGGAAAAAATAATTTCCAACCTGACGGATTCGCAACTTTGCGTTAGGGGTCAGTCGTTGTCCCTGAGCCAAGGGAAGTCGAAGCGGTCGTGGAGCATCAAACCGAGACCGACGACAGTGAGACCGACGCCAACCAAGCCGTGATGAACCCTCGCGCCGAGAACCCAAACCCGCTGGGCTTGCCGATCCCAGACAATCACTGCGACCTCTTGCGTCTAGCCCACAAGAAATAAAAATAATTTGTGTGCCGGTTCCCAGTTGTCCCAGTCGTCCCTGTCGTGCCGGTCACTCCAGTTGTTCCCGTCCCAGTCATCGAAATAAAAAATTACGCTGCTATCGGCGCCGGACGAGGAGGAACATCAACCGAGAAACCTTTGTCTAGTTCCAACTGACGGATCCCACGCCTGTCAGCTTCCCCTACAAAGGCCGTCCAAGCCGCTTTACGAGCGCCAATCGTGAACAAGATGACAGTCCAGCCGTCCTCTTGGCTGATCCTGTGTATCTGAGTGTGTCGGTACCCACAACTAGCGAGAAAGTCTGCGGCGTCGAAGTCGGTCATCGTACTGCTTACGGGTAAGAAAAAATAAATAAGAGAGTCCCACCCTTGACATCGACCTCCAAACCGCGCATAATAATCGAGGCTATCCTGCCCGCCACATTAGGAGATCAGTAATGAACCTCGTAGATAGTGTTCACGGTCGAGTGGATCCCTGCCGACTACCTGAGCTAGATGCTGCCGCTGCTAAGGAAGGGCGGCCAACCACACCGATCTATCAGGCGATGCTTCGCTGGAAAGAACAGCAGCAAGCCGCTAAGAAAAAATAATAATCATACACTCATCGTCATCCCGACCTGAGTGGGAAATAACTTTGCCCGTCGTTCCGTCCGACCTCTTTGCTATACTGTGACTCACAGCAACTATCAGGAGGATTACGATGTACCTAGTGACGATGAAGGACGGAAGCACAGAGCAGATCAAGTTCTTTGACGGCGGCGGCTGCTTCATTGGCGGCGGCGGCTACAACGTTGCCTGCTACGACGAGCAGGGCAACTTCTGTGAGATTCCACAGGCCGAGATCCTTTCGGTCGTGGACGAGAGCGGCGAGGTCTATACCGACTTCGGCAACAACCTCTTTGACGGACACCCTTACCCAAAGGCGGTGGCGTAATGAGCCATCTATGGAGCAAGGTCGAGATCGACAACGAACACGAGCAGAATTATTACAAAAACCGGTGGAAGTTGGAAGGCAGCCCTTTCACGATTGACCAGCGAAAGGACGTTGGTACTTGGCGGGCTGTTGCCGGTTCGCGCTCACAGCTTTACGGCAGTAGCGCCCGTTACTTTGGCGTCGCGTCGCTTGACAGCACGACACTCAAAGCCGCTCAAAAAGAGGTCGAGATCGTAGTTGAGCAGAGCTTCTTTCGCGCTCACAGCGGTCTCTGGAACCGAGGCCTTCTGACGACGGCTCAGTGGGATCCAGCGGCGCAGGAATACAGCGAGATCGAAAACTTCTTGCGGCCTGTTAAGGTCGGTCGCGGAAGCAAGAAATGGCATCTAGTGGCACGAGACGGCTACGAGGACGACAGCGGCTTTCAGCGCTTCACTCTCTGCGGCTACGAGTGCGAGAGCGAAGTCAAGCAGCAGGACGAGCTTGCGGCTGCCCTAAAGGACACTGGATACAGCCTCGATCAAGACCTAGCCCGACACGAGCTAGGAAACATCTGCTCTAAGTGCGCCGACGCCAATGGGCTTATCGTTATCAAGCAAGAGGAAGTGGTCGTATGACCTGTCCAGAGTGCGAACACGACGAAGTAATCGAGAGCGAGGTCGAGAGCGACCTGTGCGAGTGCCTGATCTGTGGCCTTGAGTTCGCCCTCAAACCGGCGTCGCCGGACAATGACAACGGCTGGGTAACGGCTGCCCCTACTGTCTGGGTAGGCTCGTAATGACCTTCATCTTTGGAAAGTCAGAGCGTGGCTTTGGATGCGACACTCCGGTTAGGCTGAGGCCTGTCAAACCGGACGGCAGCCGGAAGTGGCATCTAGTTGTGGAGGACGAGGACGGCACAGCGGCCAGCGGCGCGGCCAGACGATCCATCTGCGGCGTGAATTGTAACCAAAACGGGGAGATCCAACGTCAGGAGGAATTGGCCGATTCGCTTAGGCACACCGGCTACCTGCTCAGCGAGGATCTCAGCAGGATCCCGCCAAAACAGATCTGTGCGAGTTGTGTTGGCAGAGAAGGCGTAAAAGTGGAGGCCGAATGACCAAGCGAAAACTACGAGCCGAAAACCGACGCTACAGAGACGCCCTAGAGGGCATACAGACGATTGCCGACCTTGCCCTTCACGGAGACGAGGACGGCGGTCAGACGCTCTCTATTGACCTCACAGAGGGTATGGAGGGCATCGAAGCAATCAGCGACCACGCCTTACGCGGCGACAACCCAAGAGAGAAAGCAGACCAATGATCTACCGAACAAGGCGATCAGCCTTTATGGTGCCAACCCTTCTGAGGCTTGCTCAGGAGTACGACAAGCAAGACTGTAAGCTGGTAGGGCGCAACCCTGACCCGCTGGAGCCTCAGTACCTAATCGAGTTTGCCGACGGCCATCAAGGCGCGGCTCACGAATTGGAGTTGTTCACAGACATTAACGATGTCGGATACTCCGAGTTTGATTACCTGTCCTCGCTCGCGCCTTCTGAGGCAAAAGAGACGACGGGCAAAAAGATCAAGACAACCAAAACAAAGGTCAAAGCCATCAAACCGACCAAAGAAAAAACTGTGGCCGAGACACTGACGGAAAGGACAGCACGATGATTGACGGAGCTTACGCAATGGGAAGGCGTCACGCTTTAGAGCGCGGGCCAAAAACGCAGGCAGGCATTGAGTCAATCCAAGGACTCAACGAGATCGAATACCTCGACTACCTTCGGGGAGTCAAGTCTGGCCTCAACGAGATCGTTAGCAACGCCGCCGGAATCGGTGAGCAAAAAATAATTGCTACCAAGATCCACGACCTCCCTTACCCAAACGAGATCATTCATACCGAGTTCATAGGTGAGGACAATGATTAAGACAGGCGTCGTCCACGAAGGTCTAGAGATCTACCTGTCCAACCACGCCAACGAGAGAGTCGTGGAGCGCGTCTATGGCGGCACCACCCGCAATGTGATCGCGCTGACCTGCGCCTTGATCGAAGGCTCAACCATCAGCGTCGCCCAGCCGGACTTTCTCGACTCAGAGAGTCACAGCAGAGACGGCACCCCAAGCTGTTGGCTAGTTCACGACAAGGCTGGAGTTCAGTTTGCGATGCCCCTTCACTATTTGGAGGTGAGAGGGAGGCAGTCGTTATGCGCCACAACCTGTCTCATTCCGTCCTACAAATCACGCAGACCTAAGGAAGCCAAGGCAAGCAAAAAGACAAAGCTGCGAAAGCACAAGATCGGTGGGCGTGGCAATGCCCCGATTTCATCACCAAACCGCATAGCCGGACGTAGCGCCGCAGCAAAGACGACGATAACGTGGCGGCAAGACTAGCTGAGAGGCCGTTAGGGACGTTCTAAGCGCCTCTCAGGAGGTACAAACGGACAAGGAAGGTGGGAAGGTATGACCTATGAGGAAAGAGACACGTCGGTACGGATTGTTACCGAGACCGGCGCATCTTGGGAGGATGTGCCATCGGTTGAAACGTTGGCTAGGCTAATCGTTCTCGCCACTTATGCGAAACCAGATCAAGGGGTTTGGAGGGCGATTGACCTATGGGATTTGTCGCGGCGAGTTGCGGCGCTACTACCTGACGCTGACGTTACGGCGGCTGTGGCTTTAGCAAAGATAGAATGGTAAGTTAAGTCCCACAAACGGAAGGCTAAACCGACCGCTCAGGCGGTCGTTTCCGTTTGTCTCTCCAAACCGCGATTTCATCACGCACCAAACCGCGAACAAAGAGCGCTGGAAGCAACGCCCAGAAAACGATCTCCGTTATCTCGTGGCCGCGAAACTTCACAAACCGCTTTCTTTCCAGTCGAACACGCCTGACGTTCTTCCCAAAGCCAAATTGAGAAGTTTGTCTCGTTCGTTGATCGAAGGATCGCCAATCACCTGACCCATAAGGCTCTCAAGAATTTGTCCGATCTCTGGGCCTCGAGGAACGCCAGCCTCAATTAAATCTTGGCCGTTGATTGCCAACTGAGAAAGATCAGTCGGCTGCTGCTGCTGGCGCACTTGATCCACAAGGCCGCGCTGAACCTCGTACTCGTTGTCATCAAACGCATCTTGCCCTTCGCCCTTCGCCGCTTGATCAGCCCAGCGCAGGTTCAGCAGATCATCTGCGTGCGGCTCGACCCGATTTAAAAATTTTCTTGCGCCCTTCTCCGAGTCAAACGGGGCAAACATATGGTGCTTTACGAGGTCCGAAACCCGATCAGTCCTGTCCTTCGGGTACCTCAAACGGGTCATTGCGTCCCTAGTCATTTCCTCACCGACGAGTTCGTGTTGCTGACCTATTGTGCTTCCGTCAGGCAGGCGCTTCTGGTAGTAATGGTTTGTTCCTCGCTCTGGATTCACCCAAGCGGATGCGGGCTTGCCAATATCGTGGAGCAAACCGGCCAAACGGGCATCTGGGTCATCAGTTTTCTGACTGATTCGGTCAAGCACGTCAAGCATATGCTCGCCAAGTTCTAAAGCGTGGTGCGGATTGTTCTGGTCGTAGCCGAACGTTGCATCGACCTCAGGCAAAATATATTTAAGTACGCCGCTGTCGTGGGCCAAACGGATGGCGCCGACTGGGTCGTCCGAAGAAAAAATTTTATCCAGCTCTGCTTGCACTCTTTCGGCTGGGAGATGTTGGAGGCTTGCTGCCGCCTCAGCCATTTGGGCAATCGTTCCCTCGTCAGGGTGAAGGCCATGCCGACCCTTAGCCACAAGCGCCCTAGCAACCCTGAGCGGATCCTCGCTTAGCGACTGGTCGTGGATTGTTCTTAGTCGCCCACCTGCGATGTCCTCAGCGCCATTGTGCGGATCAATAAGTTCGCCCGTTCCTAGATTGACGGCCATCGCATTCGCTGTGAAGTCACGCCTCAAAAGATCTTCTTCAGGCGAAAGGGTGTGGTCGGCATCAACAGAAAAATCCGTGTGCTTGTCGCCAGTTGACTGTTCGTGGCGAGGCAGCGCGATCTCGACCTCCTCACCGCCCTGCTTGTAACGAAAGACGCCAAAATCTTTTCCTGTGTAATCAATGTCTCCACCCAGTGGAGCTAAAACCGAATCAATATTTTCTTTTGGAATACCAGAGACCATGAGGTCAATGTCCTTCGGGGTCTTGCCCATGATCGTGTCCCGGACCGCGCCTCCAACTGCGTAAACCTGCCCACCAGCAGCCATAAGCGCTTCAACAACGGGCTGAATAACAGGATTGCTTGCGACAATTTGCCTTACCGACTGTCCCACATTGTCCTCAGCGGCTCCGAAGTGAAACTCGTCTCCGCCCTGACCTCGCGCCCTTCCACGGAGGCCTCCGCCCGGTTGTAGGTCCGGCTGACCCAAGGCGCGATTGATCATTTCCACCTGATCGGGGGTTGGGTTTCCATAAAAACTGATCTTCTGATCCTCTCTTGGCGGACCCGAGGCGTGACTATTCGGGGGCCAAGTTACTCGACCACTGAGAAAGGTTCCTTCCTGAAGGGCTTTCATCCAGAAAGTGATTGCGCTGGCGCCATCCCCATTCAAAAATTTATTTCTGAATTCGGAATCCTGCGAGAGCATCTCGTAGTGATAGCCACCGGGCGGTCCAAAATAAACGGCGTTGTCCTCCGGGAGATAGAACCAAGGGGCGTCTAGTTCAGGACTCTTGTGAACTTCGTTGGGCTGGAACTTGATGTAAACGACTTTTGGAGGATTCAGTTCGTCAAATGCCCCGAAACGAAAATCTTCTTCTTGCTCATCCAGAACCTCATCCGCAGGAAAAATATTTCTTAGGGCGTCGTTGACTCCCGGAGCCGGTTCCGTCAGACCTTGATTGTCGGAGTTTGGAAACGAATCTTCCCAACTAAAATTACCTGAATTTTGCCAATACTCGCCTCTGCAAGGATCGCCCGCCGCAATCAAATTTTCTCCAACGTTCTCAGAGAGTCCCATAGGACGACCCACCCTTGGAATATCAAACTCGTTTATAAGGTCCTCGTGATACTGACCGCGAAGGCCAACGTAAAGCGCATTGGCGGAAGGCCAATAGATAAACGGAATTCGGTTTTCGTGGTAGTCCATTCCTTTCCTATTGTGTTCTTCATTCTGAGATATGAAAACCGTGACGCCTTGCCTAGTTCTATAGGTGCCAGCGGCTCCGAAACGGAAGCCCTCATCTTCTTGAGCCGGATCAGAAAAAATATTTATTAGCGCGTCGTTGAGTCCTGCTTCTGGTTCGGTGCCTTCATCGTTGAACCACTGAAGGGAGTCGTAGCTTGGTGGAATAAAACTTCCGTCACCCGGAACGCGGCGCCAATACTCGCCGTGTGTGTCAGGCCCAAAACCGCCGCGTAAATCGAAATCGGCTTCCGTCCAAGCCCCCCGAATGTCGAATTCTTCTACAAGGTCGTCGTGATACTGGCCAAAGACGCCAACATAGAGCGCGTTATTGACAGGGCAATAAATAAATGGCGCCCTGTCCTTGTTGAAAACCCTATGTTCATCTGGATCTTGTGATATCAAAACATCGGTGCCAAACTCAGTGGCCGCCCCGAAATGAAAGTCTTCAGGGCTTTCGCTTTGCCTCAAATCATCTAGATCAGCAAGCGGATAGTCGGGCAAACCAAGCGCTTCGCAGATGGCTGGAGCCAATGCCGCCGCCTCTGGGTTATTGGGATCAACAAAGTCGGGCATCAGGCGGTCAAACCTCGTCCAAAAAGAAAATCTTGGCGCGTCCTCGAGTCCGGCCTCCCTAAGAGCTTTTTCAATGATCACATGATGGATGTCGGGAACCGAGCCAATCCAAATTTGTCCCTGCTCAGGCAAAACAATTAGGGAGTAGCCTCCAAGCTCATCTCCTTCCCTAGGAATAATTATTCCTTTGTTCGCACGGCCCGTGCCGACAACTCGACCATCATCATCAAGCCAAACGGGAGTTAATTCTGTCGAGGATCCAAAGTGGAATTCTGAGGCTCCTCCGCCAACAAGGCCATTCAAAGCAGTAATCATTTCCGCTTGGACGCTTTCGGGGACTCGGCTGCCATAAAACACCAAGTCATTTGGCGGCGAGAACCTTCCAAAGAAATCATAAGACCCGTACTGATTGACGACGCCTCTAGGAAGCTTATTTGTCATTTCGTTATGAAAGCCGTCTTCCCTTCCAATAGCAATGCTCCATCCATCGTGCCGCGTCGCGTCAGGGTTCATCTCGAGATAGCGCCGTTCTTCTTCGGCTGGGACGCCGAACCGCTCTTCGATGTTTATGTCTAGGGTTCCTTCGTCCCAAGCAACAACAGGGTAAAGCTTGTCCATACCTGCACTCGGATAAGGGGTACTCTCCAAATATTCTCCGTGGCTTGGATAATCGGGATCCGCCTTGGCGCCCCTGAGGTCAAGCAGCTCGACATGGCTTAAGATGGCTCGAGATTTTTTCTTTGCGCCCTCATCATCTCCTTGGCCTTCTTCGCTAAGATTTTTTAATTCTGAGATGTCGGTTGGCTCTTCAGGAATGATCATTGGTCCGCCCATTGATTTGGGGCAAGGACCGGGCTTGTGATTGAAGCCGCATTCCTCACAGGCACCAAATTTTAAATCCTCTTCGTCAAGCTCAACACGCACTTGTTCGCTCTTACGACGGAACTTATCAAGCACCTTTTGGATGCGCGAAGTTGACTTTTTTCCTCCAGAGAGAAAATCGGAGTTCCGGATACCACTTTCATTTTCATTTTCGAACGAATTCACCCAGTTTCTAAGGATATTTGCGAAGATCGGGGCGTCAAGTTCATCATCTTTGGCAAATGCGTTTGCCTGACTATCGGCAGGTTGGGCAGGTTGCGTATCAGAGAAGGAAAAGTCAGGATCCCCAAGGAAATGATCAACAATTCCCTCGCCTCCTTGCGGATCAAACGCCTCCCAGCCTGTTCCAAAGGGCTTGTTGTCTGCTCCGAACTTAAAATCTTCTTGCTCCCACTGCTGGCTAATGTCAAGATTGTCGATAAAGGCCTTGATATTAGAGGGGATCGGCTGTTCATCATAAGGCGGGCGCATCCAATCAACCGGACCAAATTGACTTTTCCTTCCTTCCCACGCAGCTCCGTCGATTGCGCCCAAAGTCAAATGCGAGTCCCAAGTGGTTCCAACTTGAACCGTGTTGCTTTTTGGCCAATAAATAATCGGACAGTCGCCTCGAGGATCGGGCGCACCGCCGCCGGTTGATTCAAAGACGACCTTTGGCTCCTCTGAAGCGCCAAATTTAAAATCTTTGGGCGTTCCAAAGAACTCATCAAGCTTTGCTTCGCAAGCAGCCTTCTCTGATTCGGATAAATTTTCCAGACCAGACCCCCACAGTTCGCCATCGTATCGGCACTGAGCAACAAAAGTAAGATCTTTGTTTACATCCACCGCTCTGTTAGGAATGTCTGAGTGGTAGGCCCCTTCAGCTCCGATATACATATTGATTAGGCTTGCTGGCGCCCATTCGGAACTTTGGTCCAACAAGGCATAAATATAAACTGGGTGGGACACGCCACCACCCTCATCATCATGTTCAGATCCGTAGTCGGATTCCTTGATTAGATCGATGACATTGATCTCTGGTTGCTCTGCCGCTCCAAACTTAAACCCGGGAGTGGTACCCAAAAATTCATCCAGACTATTTTGAATGTCTTCACGAAGCATGGGATCACCATCAGCAATAAAATCGCGTCCATGAGGATAACGCAGAAGAGGCAAAGTTGAGATATCCACCCCATCAATCTCTGCTCGTTTTGCGACCTCACGGAATTTCGGATCCCCCATAATTTCTTCGTGATAGCCATTTGGCCTACCGACGAAAACTTCGTATTTTATATCGCCCTCCCAAGGATGTCCTACCGGAACAATTATTATTGGCCAATCGGTTCCACCGGTATCGATTCTTTCGTTGTGGTCTCCGTGAAGGTCACGGACTCCAGTCAGGTCAACCACCTCAACAAAATTAGGAAGCGAGCCGCCTTCGTCTTCTAAGACCGAACCGAACTTAAACCCGGGATCCGTACCCAAAAACTCGTCCAGATCCTTTTGGATGTTTTCCGGGACGTATTGGCGTCCAGACGGGTAGCGACTGTAGCCGACCTCTTCGTACCACTTCCGTGAAAAGACATCAGAACCGGACATGCGTTTTTCGAACTCGGGATCCTCTTCTATTTCAGTATGGAAGCCGTTTTCTCTGCCAACAAAGACGGTCCAGCGATTTCCTACTGGAACAATAATTATTGGCCAGTCAAAGGATCTAGGTTGCTTGCTTGGTTCGTCCCCGACTTCAGAAATAAAAGCGTCGTGGCCACCGAAGCGATCATCCATTTCGGTTAGGTCGATGATCTCGACATCCTCATTAGAACCGAATTTAAAATCGTCTTGAACTCCGAGGGCCGACTTTACCGCTGAATCAAATTCGACTGTCCATCCATCGGGGTACCCCCGGCCAGCGGAGCCATACTCATGCTCGCTGCCCAAAAGCATCCACTGGGTAATTGCATCGTTTACACGAAATAAAGCAACTTGATCACCGTAAAAACGATCAACATACCTTGCTCCTCCGGGAGAGGCGATGCCACGCGCAGTAAGTACCGTCATCACATCTTCATGGAAATCATCATAACTTCCAATAAAAGCCCTTGTCTCCGTCGGGCCTAAGATTGCTATTCCGGGTCGATCTCCGGTTCCATGCGAACCGTTAAGATTTGCGTCGTTGGCGTCTGAGGTATCAAGGATTTCTACTGAGACTGGGACGGTCTCGATCTGTGAGCGCAACCTGCCATCAGAACCAAATTTAAAATCTTCTTGTGCGGGACCCATTACTGGCGCCACTCGCTGTAATTCTGACTTGACTGCTGATTCAAATTCGGGAGGTGGACGTGGAATTTCCACAGTGTCCGTCCAATCACTGGAATTGTTCCCGTACCAATCCTCAATAGTTCCATCAGGATAAACCCGGAAACAAACAACCGGGCCAAGATCGGAAGAGAAAGCGCGAAAGTCTCCCGGCTGTTGGGTCAGAATTCCCTGAGCTTCCAATATGGCAATTAAGTCATAATGAAATGCTTGATATTCGCCAATGAAAACCTTTATCTCCGTCGGGGCAAAGATCGCTACTCCGGGGCGGTCTCCGGTGTCGTGCGTTTGCCACGAGTCATAATGCCTTGACTCTGAGGTGTCGAGAACCTCAACTGAAATTGGAAGCGAGTAATTCAGAACCCGCGTCACACCGTCAATGTTGGTCCAGCCGTCATTGTCAAATTCGGTTAGGTCGTCCACATCAATTAAGGCTGCGCTTTAGGCTAAAACCAACCAACTTGGGTTAATCAGCCTCGACCCATTCCTGTTCAGATAGCTTCACAAACAGGTAATCAGCACCATCTGAGGTCTCTACTTCAAACGGCGCGTAGCGAGCATCGCACTCGCAAACTAAGACAACTGTGTTACCGGACTCTCCAGCAATGTATATCTCCATTTACGGAAGATATCAGGGCAAAAGAGCGCTGTCAATACCGTGAGTCGAAAAGTCTGTATCAACGTATCCACGAGCGCGGGCTTCTGTGACGGCAAGAAACTCTTCGTACACAGCGTCTCCAGTGTGATTGAACATCGCTCGGTCGTAAGCGTCGCCCTTGCTCTGGAACTCACGAATGACCTGTAGCAACTTGATGTTGCCCATTGCTTTGTAGTTGCGTGGCCTTTTGCTTAGGTATGTCATAATAGACATATTATAGCACAAACAAAAGTTGGATACTAGCGCGGCCCCATAAACGGATCGCTGATGTCTGGTCTAGGGGCAAGCTGACTGGACGGCAAAATGCACTCTACGAAGTGAGGCTGAAGCTCGCCTGACTGATGAAGCGGGAAGTGAACAGTCACCCAGTCTAGGGTGGGGTCGTAAGAAAAAACTTTTCCAACCGAGTTAGGGCCAACCAGAACCATCTCGCCGGTACCGTTCCCCGGCGCCCCACCAACAGCAGCGCCATACTCGCCATTCCAATTCTGAGCATCTCGTGGCGGAAGGAGCTGAACGACATCCTCCTGATTAAATATTTTTTCTCCCGCCGCAGTCCGAACATGCGTGTAGGTTTTTCCAAGAACCCTTGACAAGGCACCCGGCATATGAATATTTCGCCCGCCAGTTTGGTCATCGGCCTTGGGTTGAGAGAACGGAAGCTCTAGTTGTTCTCCGGGCTGTCCGGGCTGATCTGGGATAACGTCAAACTGGTCGCTAGGGTTAGCCATAGGATTAGTGCTTTGTCCCTGACCGCGACTTGGAGACGGCTTGGGAACCTGAGCAGGCTGGCCCGTAAGCTGCTCTGGAGCGCCATTAGGCTTGCCAGAGGGGGCGGAAGGGGCAGACGGGGCGGAAGGTCCTGCGGGACCCATAGAAGGTCCAGTGGGCGAGGTAGGAGCCGAGGGGGCGCCCGGAGCAGCGCCACCCGACCCTCCGCCATCGATCTCTTCCTTATCAACGCCCTTCGGAACACCACCGCCTGTTCCGACCTCATTTGTTGGGCCGCCTCCACCGGGAGCCTGACCGACGCCCTTATCGAACAACTGACCCTGCTGTACAGGCTGGGTTTTCTTCATTCCACGAGGCATCTGACCGTGGATATTGGGGTCGTAATCGTCAATTGGCGTAGCCATTGCCTGCCACATAGTTGCGATAACGTGAGAGCAAGAGCGGCCTTCTAGATACTTCCACTTACGGGTACGTTGAAATGCGTACTGATCCCAAGGACACTCGCAAGTCCACTGAGTAATCGCCATTGAGTTTGGGTCGTCACGACTGATCGTACACTCGTACTCGCCGTGATCGCCAGTGACATTTGAGACGACGACATTCCAGCCATTCCGGAGGATCGTCACCTGACCATTATTTTTTAGACGGACGGCTTTGGCTTTGACGTCATCCCAAGTTGCCGTTCTAGAATTATCGAAAAGGGTGAAATGCGCCCTGCGATAACCAAATGGCTTTAGATCCTCGTAAACGATCTGCTCAGCAAGATGGCGATCATCATGGGATCCGCCCTCAGACATAATTACTGCCTGCCCTGCCGGACCTTCCCACCAGCTAACCCTAGTTGAGCCAAGGGTTTGGAACTTAGGCGGCAGGTCTTTTGGCTGAGAACCTATTGCTAGGCCGACATAATCTTCGAACCAAGTCTTTTCTTCTTGGGCGGTAAGGACGCTCCAAGACATGATTATGAAATAATGCCGTACTTCTTGAGGTCTTGAATGAGTGAGTTGAGCGTGACCCTAAGCGCATCAACATTGTCGTTTGTAGCTGTCATGGTGGATGAAAGACTACCATTTTTAATTCCGAAGCCGGAAGCTGCGTTTGTATACGATCCAACGTAACTTGGTAGGGTGGTAAGCGTAAGCCCACCTAAACCATTGTTACCGACGCTTTTAACTCCGGTTGCGGCAGCAAACACGACACCGTAAGATAATGAAACGGTGGCGTTAGCGCTGGCGGCTCCGGTAGCGCTCTGGCTCATTGTGATCGTGTAAGGGTTGCTTCCGCTAACAGCGGTAATAACCGCCGTATTCTGCTCGACAAGAGTGCTTCCGCCAGAGACGACAGAGACGCCCTGACCGACGATTGGCGCGGTGGCCGTCGTCAATCCAGTTACCTGATCGAAGGCTGGGCTGGTAATAGACCCGCCAGTGATTGTTTGCGAAGAGGCTAGGGCGGAATACGTTACTTCGTATGACTGATCTTGGCATTGTGCTTCGCCTGAAGCAAATCCCGAGTTTGATCCGGGATCAATCTCTGGTCCGCCGACAGTAAATGTGGTTGAGGTAACGGAAGAGATCGTAAACTCTCCGTTATAAGAAAGATTTACGGCACCCGAGATAATGACGCGAGAGCCAACAGTTAGAGAATGAGCTGCCGAGGCCGTAAAGGTGTAATCATAGGTGTTCGGAGAGACACTACTGTTTAGCGTCCTTGTGGCAGAAGTAATTGAAAGCGTTTGATCCGGGCGGACGGTAATAATTCCGCTGGTAGGGAATCCTGAAAGGCTCGACTGAGCCGCCAGAACTCGAGTCCCAGACCCGGCGATGTAAGGGAAAGCTGTAAAGCTTGACGAGTATCCGTTCGTCTCCGTGTTGCCGGACACCGTAAGCTCGGTGCCGCCGCTGTCATTTGCCGTTGCCGTGATCACAACGTTCTCACCAAACTTAATTGAGTCGTTTCCGAGAGTGACTCCGGCACGAGTGAAGGTTCCGCTATCAACGTTACCCGCCACAGCTTCGAAATACTGGGTGGCGTCTAAGTTTAGACCAGAAATTTTAATTACATATTGGCCCTCGTCAAGCCATCCTTCAATCCGTCCATAGGCATCAGTCTTAAGCGACGTGATTGGCGTAATGTTCGTCGGGTTGGAGTACAAATAAATTAGCGACTGAGAAAGAGGAACCTTGACTGCTGTTCCGCCAGAGATAACCGGAATGTCTGGTCCGCTAGTGCCTCCTACCAAAGAAAACGAGCTGGTCGTTGGGATGGCGGTAATGGCCGCTCCGGTTACGTTGTAGGCTGGAATCGATGATCCCGTGACGGTGATGAGATTTCCAACAGCCAAATTGTGCGGATAATCCGTCACATATGTGTAGGTTACGCTTGATGCGCTTGCCGATGACAGGCCGTAAACGTTGCCTCCAGCGTCATAATCTGCGCGCTTAAAGACGGAGACGTCGGCACCCTCGACAGGGCGACCTTTCTTATTCAGAACGACAAATGGAATTTCAACGCGCATCAGTCTTTACGTCCTTGATTAGCCCTGAATAGTTGGTCTTGGCGATGTATTCGCCAGTAGACTCGCTGATCTGATCTAGCAGGCCTCGATTGGCCAGCATCTTGTAGACAAGATTGGACGGAGCGAAGTCGCCCTTGCCTGCTCTCTGGTCAATCCGACGGCGCTTATGGATCTGGTGCCAAAAGGTCTTGGCCTTGTAAGGCTCGTAACGCAGTAGGCGCTCCATTTTGTCAGCCTGCTCTAGCGCGTAGGTGTAAGCGGAGTTATAAATTACCTCTGGATCCCTAGCCATTTCGCGGTCAGGAGGATTAACCCACTCGTCATTGAGAATCTCGTAGCCCGAACGCAGCCCCTTCTTATAGAGATCGGTTGGCAAAACGCCCTCTGGCACAATAAATACCTGAAGGGGATGAGTGGTCATCGGAAGAATGCTTCCGTCCAACTGCTCAACTGCGATGCCAATCATCTCGGCCCTTGACCACTCAGGAAAAATTTCTGAGTTGACGAACAAGGAGATGTCAAAATCGCTGTCTTCCGAGTACTGGTAGGTCGTGAGGCTGCCAGTGACGTAAAGGCTGCCCCAGTTCTGGACATCGTAGCCATGCTCGTTAAACCTGTCAAAGACAAGCTTCTCAACCCACGTTTTATGCTCAAATTTCAGCGTTGGCTTGACGGATACCGACCCGTCCCAGACCGTAGGGTCTAGCGTTTCATTGATCGGATCGAGAATATTAGACTTCTTAGGCTTCATAGCGTCCGTCCCTCAGATCAACGCGATCCTCCACGATCTCCTTGGCGTCCTCGACAATAAAAATTTTAAGCACGGATGACCTCGAGTCCCTCCTCCAAGTAAAAGCCCCTTGATCAAGGCCAATCAGGTTTAGCTCACCGAGTCCCTCGAGCGTCCGGCGGACTAATTTTTTATTTTTTGAGACAACCTTGAACATGTCTGGAGTTGGAACTTCTCCTTGCTTTGCCACCTTGAGGGCGTTGCCAACAGCAAAAACCTCGCATCCAGCGGTCAATAAGGCCGAAGTTACGGCCTCTACGTCAGAATTGCTCAAAGACCCAATGAAAACAAGGCTGCCTGTGTTTGCAAGCTTCGTCGTTCCGCCATTAATATTTTGCAGCTCCACTGAGTTGACCTTCAGCTCAGGATGCTGGTAATACCAGAGGCGAATCAGGTGACGCACTGTGTAGGGGATCGTCGTCGTAGATTTAATTAGGAGCTTTTTAGAGTCGTAAACGCCTTGAACCGTGTTCTCATAGCCAGAATCTACCGAGAGATCAGCAACCTGCATGCCCGGATCCCCAACAACAATCGAGTCATCCTCAACGTCGTAAATAAAAGGAATGGGCAGGGCGACTGGGTCTACCGCCGACATAAAAGTGATTTCGCCCACTCCTTGAGGCTGTCTCGGGGTGAAATGCGGATTAAAAGTAGCGTCTGGATCAGTGTTAGGGAAGTGATCGTTCATGACTAGCGTGTCGGATTCGGCCTCGCGGTGCTTAATGAACTCGTGCCACGATGGAAGGAGCTGCTCGCATTCAGGACATTGATAGAGGCCATTAATTCTTTTTGGGTCCGAAAGTCCAATGGACCCATTTTGCTGTCCGGCGATTGCGCTTTCCTCTGCTGCGGTGTCGTTGAAGAACTGGCCGTCATCATTGGCCGGATTTGGGTTTGAAAAGTTGTGTTCTTCCAAATCCTCGATGCGCTTTACAACGTTGTCATTGCCAGCCAGAACAAACTTCAAATTGTTGTCATCGGCGTATTCGTTCAGTGCGGACAGAAGCTTAACCCCAAAAATTTTATTTGGGAGCTGGATGTCATCTCCTTCAACCTTGAGAGTCCCAACCGTCATTTGCCCCGAAAGACGGGTCGCAATCTTGGACCAGTCCTGCTTATGCGAGATTAGGCACTCGTCTCCTTGCTGAACAAAATAAAGATAAGAAGTCTTTGAGGCCACTTCATGGCCCTCCATGTTGGAAAGGCCGCTCCAAGAAAGACCAACGGAGTTGCAGTACTGCTTCAGGACATCCGAGAGCGCATTGAGGCCAATATTTGTTTCGACCTCCCATGATGCATTGTCATCCGGGTCAATTTTTAGCGTCCCAACTGCAATTGGCCCCGAAGTTTCGGGGTTTACTAGGCTTTCGAGCGGTTTGTCATCGACGATGAGCTGCCCATCCGCATAAGAAAAATTTAATTTCTTCGGTTCACGCATGTCGTGGTCCATGTACGACCGATCAATGTGATCTCGATTGTCCTGAGCCTGAGGTTCCTCAGCAGGAAGGGCGTCACCGGCATAATCCATTGAGACGCGAGCAAAGTGATTGAGGTTCTTGAAAATATTTTCTGCTCGATCAGCGAAACGCTCACTCCTCTCGGTGGCCTTTGGACGAACAACATCTAGTCCTCGGTAAAGGGGGTGCGACATGGACTTGTAGATGATGTACTTGTACCGGTCGCAGGTCAGGTCAATTACATATTTTTTGTCGGACGAGACCCAGACGTAGTGGCCATTGTCCTCGCCAATAAAGCCGCCAAGACGGCGCGTAAGCCAGAATGAGGTGACGTAGCACTGGCCTTTAGAGGCGTCCTGATCTCCACTGAACTCGGGGTGGCGGGTGTCGTCGTTCCACGCTTTTTCTGCGGCAGACTTAAGGGCGTGTAACTCGCCCTGAGAAATTGACTTAGGATCGAAGGTCAAAACGGCATCTCCGAATTGGGATCTTCCCAAATTTCATCTGCCGATCCGAACTGTGGATCGTCGCTGAAGAACAGCTCGTCCTTTGTGGGGGCGCGAAAATCAAACATTTGGCTTGGTTTTACAATGGGGTAGCTGTTCTCATGCGGATTCATAAATGGGTTTTCAAAGGGAATCTGCTTCAGAAGCGCGTACTGCTCAGGGTCCGACTTAGGTTGAGCGCGAAACTTGCCAAATCCGTAGTAAGTCGTGTTGGCCCTTGACCCGCCGCTGCCCTGCCAGCCGGAAAGAGGAGTCTCCTTGACATAGATATCAACCATGCTATTGTTGAAGTCGAAGACGGGCAAAACGGCCAGCAATGCGTCAATGTCGTTGTTCCCTTGCGTGTAGGCTTCAGCTTCAGCCGTCCTACGAGCCGCTACGTTCTCATGCTCTGCTGGCACCTCAGGGACGTTCATGCGAGGCTGTATTCCAAGCTGCTGGGAAAGCTCAGGCTCATGGGTTGCGTAATTAGCCGCGTAGTCATGCTTCTTGGCTCGGTCAGCGTTGTTCACGATGAACTCTGGATTAGCATTATCGACGTTTGCAGACTTGACCTCGATCCCGTAAACGGTTCCATTGGCGTCACGAGACAATCCGTCTAGGCGACCGTGTTCCGCAGCTCCACCCGAAGACAGTGATTCGACACCCGGCTGCCACCAAATAATTTCTCCGTACTTGGCCTGCCACTCAGGACTCTTGGAAACGACTTCGTTAATAGCCGCCTCGCCCATTTTCCCAAATTGACTGAGCGACATCCCTGCGCGGGCGACATGCTCATTGTCTTGTTCTTTATCAATTCGTTCAAGAAGATCCTGATTTTGACCGCAATGTGGGCAGTCATACTCGCTGTACTGGCGCTCTGTAAGCCAATCGATGCCCTGAGGCGAAGCGTAGAAATGACACCTAGGAGCCTCGCACTTTCTCCAGCCGTTTGCTACGGCCTCCTGAGCCTCGGCGGAGGTCTCCATAACCTCGCCAAGATGCAGGCCGTCCTCTTCGATTGGGTAGCTGGAAGTTCGCATACTACTAATTAAGCGTCGGGACTGGCTTCATTACCGTCAATTCGGTCCATATGACCTCGCATAGCGGCCTCATAAGCACCTCCGTCGCAATAAACACAAAGACGGGCCGGAACGCCTTTCATTGCAAAGATCCGATGTTGAGTCGTTTCCACTGGCGTACTAAGAACCCGGCGAGGGGACTCACCTTTCGCTTTGCGATTTTTTAAACAGACCTTGCATATCGATTGAGCCATCTCACCTCTTATCGGCTTGCTTGCAGCCAAATCCACAGGTGAGACCCTTCCGAAAACGGCGAGCCTTGCGATGGCAAATGCAGCAGACAACATGATCGCCGCTACTGCACTTAGCAAACCTAGAGTTCGATGCCGTCGATACAAAACCACCACATTCGCAATCGAACCCAGAGGGTCCGTCGCCCTTAATTTCTACGCTGATTAAATGCCCTTGCCCATCCACTCACTTGCTCCTCTTCCTTAAAAGCTTTTTAAGCTTCTCCAAAGATGACTCCCGATGGGCATCGGCAGCAATATTTACGATCTCCGACTCAATGATCATTGCAATATCATCATCGGCACAGGTACAGAAAATGCGTGGAACGTAAGCCATCTTGCCGTCAATGTTCTCAATGGTCACGGTGATCATGAAGAACCCGCTGCTATCTGCCGCCATGTCTGCCGCCAGCATCACGTTATCGATAAAATCTTCCATCTCATCGATAGGCTCCGGTTCAATGTTATTCAATGAGTCGTCCAGAAGATTAAAGAGATCCATTTTTCGTCCTTATGAGAAGATCCAGCTTACTTGAGAAAAGGCCTGCGACCTGACTAACCATTCGAAATGTTACATAGACGGAAAGAAACACGATGATGCCAAGCCAAGCACTAAAGGCAAACCCAACAGAGATGCCAAGAATCGCAATTAGCAGTACTTCTATCTCGGTGATTGCAGCGCGAACAAGGCCGACAATGACGCTTGCCAAAAAAGTTGGGAACTGCTTAATATCCTCAATCATTTTAATAGCGCGTAAACGTCGTCTCGAACATCAGCAACGGCAGAAGTGATCTCGTCATACCGACCAAAGCGATGCTCTAGCTTTGAATAGATGTCCGACAGGTCTTGGTAAATTCGATCAAGATCCCGCTGCGAGATGGCGGATTCTTTCTTGTTCTCGTTGTGAAATGGGGAATTACTTGGAAACGGCATCTGTATTCTCCTCAATAATTTCCTCTTCGACTACTTCAGCAGCCTCTTCAAGAATCTTGTTTGCCCTATCAACCGCGCCTTGAAGGTGCTTCGTTAGAGGCGAAACCTTTCCGCGCACGTCCATTTGGCGATAGGAATCTGTCATGTCCTCACTAACTGATTTAAAATGAGCCGTATTCAGGGCGTCTCTGAGGAACTCAAGTTCGGTTTGTTCAATTTCCATTTAGCACTCCCTCCCTGTTTAGGTAGAAATTAATTCCGGCCCATGTCGGGGCCAAGAAGATGTTGTCAATGTCAGTCAACGCTCGGTTGTATTCGTAAAGCAGTCCGAAACCCTTACGGCGGTCCGCGTAAACGTCTGCCTTTTCGTACACAAAGTCGCACAGCGTCTTTGGGCGGTCATCGATCAGATAAGCGCAGTCATCTAAATAAGGAAGCTTGTTGTCAAGCATGCAAACAACCTCGCCCTCAGGAAGTCCGGATTCCTTAATCCATTCAGCCGTTGCGTAAACAAGATCCGGATCCCGGGACGAAACATATTTTATTTCGCCATTGAACCGGGTTAAAGTCTCAACCGCGCCATCAAAGCACTGCCTAGACTTGATCATGTCTACCGAATGAACCTTTTCTATAGCTTTTTCAAAGGCCTCGTCCCCACAGGAATCAAGTGGAGAACGCCATTCGAACCAACCATGGTAGGCGCCACGAAAATAATCTTTATTTCCGCTCTCCAAAGCCAAGTCAAGGTAGGCCTGCCGAAAAGGAGTTTCAAAGTCATAGAGCGTGGAGTCAACGTCCACAGCCATTTTAGTCCTCATCGAAGACCTTTTTTAATTCTTCGTATGTCCGCTCTGCATTGGCGGACACAGCATTTACTTCTTCCTCGTCACGCTGTTTTTCCATCAAGGAGGCAATGATTGTCTTTGCAACCAAATCCTTGAGTTCGTCGAGGCTCCCTGAATTAGGGATCAAGTAGTCGATTAAGTCCTCATTCACACCAATTTCGCTGGCGTGTGAGCTTTCTTCAATCACGTCACCGGGACGCTCAATAAGCCACACGAACCCACCATACTCCCTGATTCGCGTAGCCTCGTTGTCATAACGGACGTCGGTTACGACATAGATCTCGGGCGAATGAAGGAACGGTCCGAAGTCAAGGGCATCGAGAGGAGGAAGAAGCGTATCGACCCAAAAATTCTCTCCGAAAAGCTCCCGATGGGCCTCGGTCCCATACCTTTGGAAAAGCTCCCTGCCAGAAATCTCAGCAAAGGGCTTTCCATCAATCTCAACCTTGACCGATCCCTTTGACTTGATGTCCTCGGCAATAACACGCCAATCCTCGTAGTCACCAAAGACCTTCAGGGCGGAGTGCTTAAGGGCCTCTGCGAAGGAAAGCTTGACCACTGGCCTCACATCATTGAACAGTGAATAAAGGGTCTCATAAACGGTGTCCTTGCCAGAACCCGCCCTTCCTGTCAGCCCAATAAGCATTAGGAGTTAAGTTCGTCGCGCTGGGCAATCAAAGATGTTAGCTCTGCGTCAGCGAGCTTTTCTACCTCCGCACGAAGCTCAATGCACTTGTCGAGCTGAAACTTCTCAACGTCGCTCTCAGACCAATCGCTAGGAACCTCGTACTTGCGGTTCATAGAAAAGTAGAAGTCCTGCGAGTACTCGAACTTGACGATCTGAATTTTGCCGCCTACTGAAACTGAGGCCGATGCCTCAATGCACTTAGCTTCCATGACTTGCCTTTCGATTTATTTACGAACGGGTGAGACTGACAAACAGCCCTTCTCGAACAGCGATTTCTGATACTGCGTCAACAATCTCATTTGAGAGGCTATCCGGAATAGGACGGCCCTCGGAGTTGTAAGCAACAACGCACACGGCCTGCGAGCGCTGCTTGTAGTTCTGGTCCTTACGGTTCTTGCGCTTCGCCTTACCCTTATCTTTAGGACTACTCATACCTTTGGCCTCTCCAATAGAGTTTGTTGTCAACGAATGTGGCTAGGTCGATGCTGAACGTGCCATCTTCAAAAACGTTGGCCGTGGCGAATCCTTGCTGCCAATCTGCGTTCACGGCGTAACCTAGACCGCCCTCAATCTGACACATGCAGCCTGTCTCAACCGCAGTCAGAGTGGTGGGCTTACCATTAATATCATAATTTGTTTTGTGGACACGACTTTGCCTATGCGTGTGTCCCACGACAATCGAATACCCAAGGTGATCCAGAGTCGCCAAAGCCGACGCTCCAGAGCCTTTTCGGGCAATCCAACCATGTCGGGCAGCCAAGTGTTCAGAGACGTTGATCTGAGCGTGCTTGTAGGACCCGTGAGGCTCTACATAATCAATTCCAAGCTCATCTAGCCTTAAGAGATAATCTACGCTGAAAATCGATTTATTGTCGTCTGCGCGAGTCAGGTTATATAGATCAGGAACGCGATCAATAATGCTTCGACGCAGCCGCTCATCGTGATTGCCAGAAAGCTTAGTCCAATGCGTCTTTTCTGACGACTGAACATAGTCCCTTAGCAAGCCATAAGCCGAGTCAATGCATTCTTGCGTGGTAGCAGCCCAGTCAGGTTCCGCTGGATGGCGGGACACGTTTGGAAGGTCCATTGTGTCTCCAATGAGAATTCCCTCTTCCGGCTTTTCCTCAGCTAAGAAAGAACAGAATGCATTGTGAAGGTCCTTGTCGTGGAAAGGAGCCTGAGGGTCTCCAACAAACACAACAAGCTTTCCGTTCTTATTGCTTTTTTGTGTCTTGGGCCTCTTGTAGTCGCCATCGATACGAGCGGGTGAGATGCTCGGGGCTTTGCGGTTAAAGGTTGCCCTTAGCTGACGGTTCTCACCATTTTCTCCCCACTCATTGACACGAAGGTTTGTGACCTCCCAATCCTCAGGGTCAAGATTACGATCCTCTAAAAGACCCTCAAGGTCTCCAAGATCATAGTCGGCAATTTCCATGACCTGTTCATTGGTGTCAATGACGATCTTGTTTGAGTTCCAGCGCTTTAGCGCTCGACGGATTGAATGGCGCGATGTATCCAAGCCCTTCTTACCAAGCTTGTCAGCAATTTCAGTATGGGTTAGACCTTCTGAGTCCCATGCTTCAATTGTTTCGCGGTGTTTGTCTAGTTCGGAATAGTGAGATTTATTCATCATCAATCAGGGTATATTTCTTAGCTTTCTTAGCTCTAGGTAATTTCTCAACAGTATCTTTGTCTCTTTTTTCTACTTCTCGGACAGTATGAGGTGTTTCCTCTTCGCTGTCAACTGTATCTTTATTATCTTTGCTTGATTGCTTTTCTCCTGATTGATTTTTTGACATAGACGGCATGCCCGGACGACGTTCAAACGAAGCTGGAGGGGCCTGACCGTTTCCTACGCCACCGGGCATTCCTCCCGGTCCCGGAGCAATAGCTGGTGGGCCTCCACCGGGTACGCCTCCGCCAATTCCATTTGGTCCCATGCCACCCGGCTCCTGCGGCATGACCATTTTCTCGCCAGCATTTCCTCCACCGGGACCTCCGGGAGGGCCACCGCCTCCGGGAGGAGGGCCACCGGGAGGACCACCGGCAGGGCCGCCGGGAGGACCACCGGGAGGAGGGCCACCGGGCAACATACTTCCCTGCGGGCCAAGCTCCTTGTCCAGAACCGTTTCGACTTCTGCCTTGAGGTCTGGCGGAATAGGAAGGTTGGCTGCGTGAAGCGCTTTGTAAGTCTTCATCTTTGCGTCCTGCTGCGCGATAGTCTTCTGGACAAGCTCGTCGTTGTATTCGCCAAGCATGTCGTCGAACTGGAAGTGAACGCCAAACATGAGCTTCTCGTCTGGTACCGGAACGCCCATTGCGCGTAGCGTCTGCAAGAACTGACGCTCAGTGGCCTCATCACGAAGGTCAAGGGTTCGGAATTGAAGGTCAGGAATAAGAAGCTTGTGCTTCTCTACGATGCGCTTGGTGCCGTCCTCGTCATACTCGACAACCTCTTCCATGATTGGCACGCGGGTAGATCCACGCTTTTCATAGTCATAGTGTCCCTGAGCCTCTGCGACAACGGCAGCGCGATCTTTGTAATGCTTAATCAGATAGCCTTGATAGGTGCGGAGGATCTGGTTAAGGAACTCTGCTTGGAGAGCGGAAGAGGCATACGGCGTAGCAGAAGAGCCAGCCGAGAGAAGGCTTGGGTTGACGCCAAAGATCTGCATGATGCGGCGCTCGATGCGGTCAAAGTCGTCTCCGAGGCGAGGCATCTGCTCACGACCAAAGACGCTCTCAACCTCGATACCGAAGTGGTGAACAAGAAGGCGGAAGTCCGAAGAAAGAGCCATGTCCATGTCGTCACGGAAAACTTCAAGCTCGTCTGGGCTAGGAATCCAAGGACCCTGACCGTCCTGAAGGTCCATAATTCCAAGCTTTGCAAGGATAAGCGGCGAGTAGAGGCGCTCAGCAATTGCGTCCTGAGATGCCAATAATTTTTCTTCGTGAATTAGGGTCCTGAGTCCCCGGAGAAGAATTGGCGTTCCATGATCGTCCCAGTTAGTCGTCTTATTGGCGACTTGCTTCAGCAGAACGTTGGAAATCGGGATGTGATCGCCCTTACGAAGGTAAGGAATTAATTCCGGGAAGTTCATTTCAAGCTGCTTGTACTCCTTTGCAGGAGATTTTGTCTGAGCAAGCTTCTTCAGGTACTCGGGCGGAACAATTTTTAGCTGCGTGCTGCCAAGAAGAGGAAAATTCTCAATAACCACGTCTTCTGGGTTAATTAGTTCCTCGCGCTCCCAAATACCAAGATCCTCATCAAACGAGCCAAGAGGGAAGGCCTCGCCAACAGTCCAGAATTCACGGCCAAGACCAACCAAAAACTCTGGGTAGTCGAGCTGGCCGATAAAGAGGTCCTCGTAAAAATCTTTTAGCTTGGGGTCCTTGCACTCAACGTCCATGCCAACGAGCGGGAAACGAGTGAAAATGTCAATCAGGATTGGTACTAGGTAGTGGGTCGAGTAATAAAGTCGAAGCCACTTGTGAAGCTTATGGCGATGACCCTCGTCGGCCATGTTCCAAGGCAGACCAGAAAGATCCCAATATTCAATAGGGTCATAGAAACGAGGAATAGCCGCGAAGGTATCTCCGCCGCCCATGCTGCCCGTCTTGCGACCGCTAAGACGACGCTGATCGCCCATAGCCCGCATCAGGCGATTGTTTGCCTCGATCTCTGAGGCTTGTTTAGTTGTAGAGCCAAGCATATCTGCATGGCGAGCGTCCTTAGTCATAGACGCCATCTCTGAATAAGTAGAGGCTTCGAGGCGAGCGCGAGTCGCGTTCTTAGGAACGGCAACTCCAAGTTTCTTTAAATGCTGAACCTGCGCATCTAATTTAGAGGTATCCATGACTATCCTTTACGGCCCAGAAGTTGCATTACATAACGCTATCGCATAAGCGTTACAAATACAACTGTTACTTTTTACAGGGACACTCTGCACACCGAAAAGATACAACCCAGCGCCAGAGATTAATACGTTTAAAGTTACCGCAACAGGTTGAGCAGGAACAGCCCTTACAGCTCATTTAGCCACGAGCGAGAGTCTTCTTCCGAAGCCTTCTTGCTGTTAGGAAGCTTTCCTAGAACCTCGTCGTCAATCTGATCACTTGCCTCAGCAAGCTCCTTATTGACTTTTTCGCTGTCGGTAAGCTCTTCTTTTTTCTTGCTGTCCTTCTCGAGGTTTTCCATGGCGTTCAGCTCAGTGGCGCGCTCTTTGGCCGCCTCTTCAGTGGCAAAGGGACCGGCTGCCTTCTCGTCGCCATCTTCAATGACGAAGAACTTGCCGTCTTCTTCCTTTACTGAGTGAGCGGCGGCAGTAACGCTTCCGCCCTTGTTAAGCATTCTCGGGTCGCCTATCGAGTTCTGAATTTCTTCCGGGGTCATCTTGTTACCGTCGGGTCCGGTTGGCCTTGCTCCGCCGAACGGATCTCCCTGCATAACAGCGTCAGATGGCTGCTCGCCAAGAGGCTGAAGGACATGCTCGTTAAAAGCCGCCCCTGCGCCTTCGGCTGCATTTGCAACGCCTTTGGCGACACCCATAGCGGCGTCTACAGGGGTAGGAGGGGCCGGAAGCCCTGCGGCTTCAAGTCCCTTGTTTAGCATCGCGCCTGCGGGATTAGTAACCATATTGGTTGCGTCCTTAGCAGCGTCACCAATATCTCCAAGGAGATCGGCGGTATGCATGTTCAGCGCGTCCGTTGAGGACATGGTATGCGGAGTTACAGGATCGGCCTGACCCTTGTCAGGAAAAGTCTTAGTGTTCTCGGTCCCATCAACATTTTTATCAGTGTTGAAACCAGCGTTGTCGTCAGCGGTAGGAAGCTTCTCCTCCGTAGTAACAGCCTTAGTCTGCTCAAGAACAGCGTCCTTAGTTGCCTGACCAAGCGAATCAGTCTTCGAGTAGTCTGGGCGTTCAGGCGCGTCCTGATGAACAGTCTTGTAAGGACCAGCGTCAGTGTCAATTGGCTCAAGGCCATTCCACTGCTTCTTGTCAATCTTAGGGGAAGGACCTTCTGGCTGCTCAACGTTCTCATTCTTTACCCAAGAGTCGCCGTCAGTTACTGCCGTGATCTCCCAAGATGCGTTGTGCGATGCAAGAACAGGTTCAGGAGACTCTGCCTCAACTGAATCCATGTCTACTTCCCAGTCGCCAACAGCGCTAGGGGCATTGTCAAGCTCAGCAAGAGTGGCCTGATCATTTGCTGGTTCATCAAAAGTTTCTTCTGCCTGAGGGGCATCAAGCTCATGCGACTGCTCGCCCTGCTCGGCAAGTTCGCGCTGCTCTTTACGCTCAAGGCGGTCGGTTTCCTTCTGATCCCAATAAGACTGAGCAACCATTGGCGGCTTAAAGTTACATTTATCTTCATAGCCACCGCCGCAATGCGAGTCGCCGCCTACGAGAGGGGCGAAAGCTGCGTACTGAGGCTCACCAACCTGAAGCGAAGCGTTTACAAGTTCCTTGTGATAAGGACACATTTTTGGGCGACGGGCCTCTTTGACAGAACCTTCTTGCTTGCGCTTATGTCGCTTCTCAATGGCGTCGTAATACTCATCGGGAATTTCATCCATGCCACGATCAAGTTCGTTCTCAGTAAATGGTTCCTTGCGCTTATGAGGCCCTAAAGCTGGTTCCATACCGGGAGGTCCCATTCCAAGCGCGTGAGCGTCCTGTGCGCCTCGGCAACGAGGACACTCGTCAACGTCGTCCTCCTGAATCATATTACAGTTACTGCATTCCTCTCCTTCAGAGAGGTTCCTGCCGCCGTTAGCTAATTTTTTTTTAAGGAAAGATTCGCGAATGCTGGCGATGATTGGCTCGTGATCCTCAACGCCCTGCTCATCACAGGCATCGCGGATAGCATTGTCGAACTCTTCGCCAACAAGGTCAAGGCGCTCAGTAACAGTCTCAGCGTCAGTATCAGTAAGGAACTCACCAAAGCGATCAGCAACGCGCTTATTAGCAACTGCAATAGCCTTACGACGGGCAATACGGCCCATTTCGTCGTCTGCTGCTAGATGTTCAAAAAGTCCGCTCATAGTGATTATGCCTAAAGAGATCCGATTCGAATAAACTTCGCTTCCGACTCGCCCTTCATCTTGGAAAGCCCCATAACTTCTTTGCAATTTGTGCAAATAACTACTTTGGGGGGCCATTCCCAGCCCTGCATCATAAGTTCGCTCCCGCACTCATGCTTAATCTGCATGGTGAAGGTGAACTCTGGCTGCATTAGCCGAAAAGAATGTCGTCTGGAAGATTCGAATGATCTGTTTCTGCGGCAGCCTCCTTCTTGGCTTTGGTCTTGCGATTCAAAATTTCTTTACGACGCAGGGTCTCAACTCGGTCAATCCAAGCAGTCTCAAAAGAGTCGCGGGCGTCGGGGTTAGCGCCAGCGGTCTTTGAACGAATGTGGCTAGAAGCCATTTCACGAGTTACGCCCGAGTCGGCTAGAGCCGGGGTCTCAAGCTCAGCTACAAAAGCCTCTGGGCCTTCGCTCATCAACTTGTCGTAGTCAGTGTGGTTAGCTTCGCTGACCATGTTTGAGAACGTGTCGTCAAGCCAAGTACCGTCGTTTCCGCCCAGCGAAGCCTGCTCGGCAACGTGCATGGTCGGTGGGCGGTAAGCCTCAGTGGTTTCATCGTTAATGTGATCAAGAGCGGCAACGACCTCGTTAAGCTCAGTGCCAGCCTCAACAGAAATGTTGTCAAGCTCGGCCTCGTCAGCAAACGAGGCGCCGTCATTAGCAATTTTGACCTGAGCTTCGCGACGAATGCTCTTAAGCTCACCAACACGAGCGATAAGCGAGTCACGATCACCATCAGTAGAAGCATTTAGACGCTCACGAAGCGAAGCAGTAACAGAAAGAGCCTCTTCCTTCTCGCTCGCGTAGCGCATTTCGTCAGATACGGGGAACTGGACGATGCGCCCGTTCTCAAAACGTACCGTTACGGTGTCGCCCCAAATGTCCTTGGTCTTACCAAGAATGCGACCCTTTAGGCCGTTAGGGGTAATGACGTGAGTTGCGTTTTTGCTCTGCGAGTCTTTGCATTCTGAACAAACGCCATCTCCCTTAGCAACGTCTTTACCACAGTCATCGCAACAATCTAATTTCATTGCGCTTTTCTTGCTTCGATGATCATCGCATTTTTTGCAGGAACCCTTAGAGCATGGCTTGGTTCCGGGAACGCGGTCGTAACCGTCCCAGCAATCGCAATCTTTAGCGGACATGAGCTGCTGGGGAACTTGACCCTGAGCAATCGGGGTGTTGGGAGCCATTACGGTTCCGGGAGGGGCGACCTGATTAGGAATGCCACCGGGGGTTCCGGGAGGATTCACAATCGGGGTGGCCGGTGGGGTAGCTGGGGCCTGCTGCTGCTGCTGATCAACAGGCATTGGCGGTTGAGGTGCAGGCGCCTGAGGGGCGGGTGCCGCCTCGCGGACGAGAGTCTCTAGTTCTTCTACTGAATCAGCAGAAGCAACTACTTTGCCCTCCTTCATGGCGTGGGCCTTACCATCATTATCAAACACAAAGGTTAAATCAGAATTCATGGTCAACCATTACTATCTTGGTAGCGGATTATATGTAGCAATCTTTATCGACTGAAACGTCTGTACTTAGCAGGAGCGCCACGAGAGCGATTCGTATTTTTCTGTCTGTTGTAGCGAGAACCGGACCCAGCAGACCTTTGTTCGCCCATTCTTGCTGAATAAACTGAGTTGCCATCGTTGTCTCGAAGATCTGCATGCTGCCCGCCACCGATTTGATATCCACCTTCGGAACCCATACGAATTCCTTCGCCACCGAGGTCCGAACGAATGTCCCTAGCGATAGTGTTGCCAATTAAAGCTTCAGTGACTTCCATAACACAATCGGCCATATCCTTAGTTTGGACTGGTCCAACATCCTGCTTGGCAACCCTTGGAGTTCTAATCGATTTAAGTTCCTGAAGGAACTTAAGCTCTTCAGCACAGTACTGGGCGTTCTCAGTGTCATAAGGAGCGTGAACCAGCCCCTGATAAAGAGCCGTCCTGAAAACCTCTGCTCGATCCCAGTTGGCCTGTGCCGTAGCTGTCTTTTGATAAACGCGGGTGTCTCCGCCCCAACGCACTTGTCTTAGCTCCCTTCGCAACCAAGCGATAGGAAAGTCAGAGTTGAATTGGTCCATAGTCAGTTCATACGGCTGGAAGAATTGAATGAACTCCATGATCTCAGCAAGAATTGGCTCCCAGTCAATGACCTGACCCGGGAAGTCCTTGGGGTTCCAGCGCTTAATTACGTCGAACACCACATGCTCGCGTATTCTTCCGTCCTGCTCAATTTTTTCTGTGTGCGCCAAAGCGAAGCCGAATCCAGCAGTTGTAGACGAAGGGTCCAGATGGGCTTTGTAACGATACTCGTAATAACCGGTGTTTAGGTTTGTTTTTAGCGGCTCGTGTCCAGTTCCATCCGGAAGAGGGCGACCCAAGAACATTTCTTCAACCTTTTCAGGCCGAAGATACGAGTCGATAACTTCGGAGAACTTGCCCCTGCGCTCCACTTTATATTTTTCTGGCTCCTGACGCTCCTCTTCTCGGGCAATCAAGATTCCCTGACGATCCTCCTCGACGAAGAAGGGCTTCTCCTCGTCAACTATTTTCATGTCCGGGTCCCAGTCAGGACTGACGGTAATACATTTCTTTGGACCCTTGTACTCGGGAGCGTCCCACCAGCCTTCAAACAAGGCCCAAGACGGGAACTGGATCCCCATCATGAAAGGTGCGGATGGCTTATCGTTATCTACGGCCTGTGACTCCTCCCAGCGCTCATAAAACTTTCCAACCTTCGAATAAGGAGAGGAGTTGCAGAAAATCATTGCGTCCTTGCCAAACTGGGCAAGCGACGGAATGGCGGCCTCGTAAACCTCGCTGGCTGACTGATAAGAGCCGCCCTCCTGAAGGTGGGCCATCTCGTCAAAACAAATTGCCATCGTGGCAGAACCACGAATAGTTGATGCGTTAGCCGGAAGGGCTGCGCCACGAAGTTTAGAAATGTCCCTCTGGACACGCCTTCCTTGCCGCTTGAAAGACTCGAGCTTCCTCAAGTCGGACTCCGTGGCGACAGAAAACTCAAGCTCTTGCAGCTTGCTGATGTACGGCTGCATGGCGATACACGAGTTAACCGTTGATGAAAAATCGGCGTACTGGTACTTCTTGGCTTGATCCTGAGATGAGGCGACGCAGGAGAAATAAATTTCTTTTTCTTTATCGATTCCGTAATGGGCGCCCGGATCCTGAAGCGCCATAACGTCGAACATGCTCTTAGCAAGGGCGACGCCTGTAACGAAGCCCTTAGACGAACGGCGTCCTCCTACCAGCACAACCTCGCGGAAATGGGAGTATTCTTCTGCCCTTAGGTATTCAATTCGCTCCCTGATCAAAGGCGAAATCTTAATCTCGCTTTGATTCCTTCCGCCATCAATCCAGCTATCGAGGATTGCCTCCTCGGCATCAGTTCGATCCTCTAAAAAAATTAATTTAAGAAGAAGCTTCTGCCTTGGGTAAAGCCGCTTTCCACAATACTTAGCCGATTCAGCGAACTCCTCAATCGTTACCTTCTTTTGGTTGAGGTTTGCGTCAAGCTGGTCAAGGATGTTGAAAGCCATTACTTCTTTTTCTTAGAAGCTGTGACCTTACGAGTATTTACCTTTTCCTTCTCACCAAGATAGTCTTCGCCGCGAGCGGTTGCCTTGCGTACCTCATACTGCTTCTGCTCATGGTCGAACCCGTACTTGTGGATGCTGTCCGTTTTGACCTTGCCAATGATCTCAACCGTTGGAGGGTCGCCATCGTAGAAGGGAGCGATATCCACCTCTGCAACAATGTTGATGCCCATAAGCTTGGTTAGGATCTCGTCACGCATTTCACTGAGGTTGTCAGCGGTAGCCGGTCGGGCGGCGTAACGATTCTGTATGGACTGGACAATTGAGAAGACTTCTTTGACCTCTGAGTCGAGCAGGTCGGCGGCCCAATAGGCCATCTGCTTCTCGGACTTAATTCGGTCGTCTGCTTGAGGATTAACTGACATTACGTTCCTTTCTTGAAACTTGACTGGTAAGGATTAATGGTCGGAGAACGACGAAAGCCCGCTTTCGCGGGCCTCCGAAGATTCTATACTTTACTATTAGTTATGGAACTCGTTAGCGATCCATTGACCGATTGACGAGTGGCGGTTTAACAGTCGAAGCGTTTGGCGATCAGATAGATCAATCCAACTGTAGCTCGCGGTGTCAAGCTCAACGATTGCGTTGGCCGAGTTCTTAACACGAACACCGGCAGAGCGATTCAACGCCCTGATGCCGACCGTTGTGGCGTTAACCGACTGGACGTACTGTCCAATTGAGCGGTGGTCGCCTAGCCTAGTACGATTATAAAGACCGTCATTCGGATCGTCGTTTCCGCTAACTGTTGCTCCGAGGTTGATATTTACGCAGTCGCTCGGATCGGTCCTGAGAAGAAGACCGAGATCATAGAGGCCATACACACTATTGCTATTACGAAAACCCTTGACGCGAACACGAGCGCTAATGCTCAAGGCGCGAACGGAAATGGTTGGCGAAACCGCCGTAAGATCGCGCTCGGCGGGCGTTCCGTTATCGCTTTCAATAGTGAGGTGCTGGCCAATTGAAGAGTGACTGTTGAGCTGCTTACGGTTATAAGCGTCATCAAGGTCAATCCAACGGCTCGTGGTTGTCGAAAGATTCTTGTATGTACCGTCGTAGGTCTTTACGCGAATCTTAGCGGAGCGGTTTAGTGCGATAATTTCTGTTTTCATTCGTTTCCTTTCAAGAGGTTTTAGCTAACCTATGCCCGCCGCAGGGTAACATAGGTATGAATGTATAAGTTAAACGATGGCTTTTGTCAAAAAGATAGCTAGTTGTCTAGCGCGTTGTCTCGTATCTCAATGTGCTGATCCGGATTGGGAGCAAGCTCAACTATAAGACTCTCGGGTATCTTAGTGAGAAAGCGCTCCCTATTAGCTGGGGTCATGTTTGCGTCAATGGTCGTAATCTCATGCTCTCTGCACCAATCTGGAACAATTGCTAATAGGCGCTGAAAAAGCCCCGAGCCATTCGAAAATAAGCTCATGGCCATGAACAGTCCCTCTGAGACTCGAAACTGATAAAAAGAACCATCTTTTAGCGTTCCCTTGGCATCAAAGCACCATGCCCCCTCCACGCCTAAGTCCTCAACTTCAAATATGCCTTCGCCAAACAACCTGCAAAGTTCATTTACATCTTCAATTAACATGCCTGCCCCCTTAAAGTTTGATCATGGACTGCGCCGGAAGTCTGTAATAGGTCTCATAGGCCGCATTGTTAGCGCCAAACGCTGTGGCATTTGGAGCGTAAGATAGCTTAGCAGTCGCCCACGGGAATCCGGATCCGTACTGCACAATAGTTGAGCCAGCCGGGGCGGAAGGAACCTTAAAGGTATCCGTGTTATTGCCGCCAAACGAATATCCAATGATTGAAAACAGGGCGGTGTATTGACTGGCGTAAGCATTATAAGATGCTCCGTTGCAAAGCACCCAGCCATTTGGTTGGGTGGTCCTACCAAAAGAGCTTATTGTTCCAGTAGGTACAGTAATTGCATGCCAGTTGCTGCCATCGGAATAATAAAGAGAAAATGTGTCATAAGCCCAAAACTGTTTTCCCGCTCCTGCACTGGAAGCGGATGGTCGGTTTACATATGTATCACGAGTCGTTACAATTTGGCTTGGAATTGCGCCCGCCGCAAGCTTGGCGGCGGTTACAGCACCGTCTTTAATCTTAGACTCTATTACTGCGTTGGTGGCAAGTTCAGTCTCGCCAACTTTTCCGGCCCCAATTGCAAGGCTGGAGAAGGTGCCTGTGATTGCTCCTGCCGCAGATGAGGTGGAGTCCAACAGCCTAGTTGTAGTATTAAGCGACTCACCAGCAATGTTCTTAATTGAAATCTTGCTTGGGTTGATCGCGGCACTAACGGATATGTTGTCATCGCCAATGACATTCGAATTAATTGAAAGGAGGTCGTATGTGCCAGATACCTGTGAGCCAACACCCGCTCCAAAGTTAGTAGTAGACGCAAGGGCATTTCCCGCATTTGTCAATGCGCTTCGAAGCTCGCTGGTAAGCTTAGCTTGATTAACCGAGGCGTCCTTGAGCTTTGCCCCAGTTACCTGATCGTCAGCGATCTTAGCTGTCGTGATCGCGTTGTTCTGAATTCCATTCGTAGGAATCTGTGTTCCTCCGGTACCCCCGCCCGTATGGTTGTGGGCATCAACCTTTTCCCAGTTTGCCTTCAGTACTGCGTCGTTAAAGTAATCATTAGGACCCCAAGTAACAAGCCCCATGTTTGGAGTCTCAGCCATTAGTTCCTAACCTTCATGATGTGCATAATAGAAATATAGCTTGGCCGGTTATCAAAAGTACTAAGGCCAGATCCCGTTAGCCCGGTATTTCCCTCCGTTGCCGCAGGTCCAGTCGAGAAACTAGCGTCTCCGTCTAGCGTTGCCGCGCCCGCCCTACCAGAAACTGGATACTGTTGACCAGAAGGAATTGAATTATTGTTTATCGGCTCCATTGGTCCGCCCGTACTATCTTGCGCGTATCGATGCGCGGTTCCGGCTTTTGTCACAAAGTTACTATTGCTTTTTGGCCCCTTGCCAGCAGCGACAAGGAAAATATTGTCATTTTTATGCGTGTGCTGCAAGTCAGCAGTTTTAGCACCTGTTAAAAGGTGGCTGTGAGCGGGAACGCTATGCGTGTGAGCCAACGTATGGCTATGAGCGAGCGAAAGGGTATTCTCTCCGCCAATGTATCCAACCAAATCAGGGTTGGTTGCAATCGAAGTCGATACTTGAGGGTCCGAAGTCGTCATTGAAATTTTTGCAAAGTTTGTAGCCGTGTACTCGTGTGGTGCGGCTAATGTACTACCGGTGGTGAACGTAGTGTTGCTCGGAAAGATTGTTGGTGCGACAATGGAGTAGGTCCTATTAGGCTGGAGACCAGTAGAATTAGCCAACCGGAAAGTCTTGGACCCAACGGTCGAGGTCGTAATTTGGAACACGACCCCAATGCCAACTTGGTCTCCGGAGTCAGACGCGCACATTATAAACTTACTTTGAAGATTGGGAACGGTAAAATCTTGGGTTCCCAGATCGTGATTACCAGCAGTTAGCGTGCGACCATCGCAAATGACCCAGCTAGGAGTCTTTCCAAAAAGATCGACTAGTGTGGCCTCGGTCGGGGTTGGATGCCACCAAGGAACAATTGCGCCAATCGGCATTCTTGCGAATGGGTGCATTTTGCTATAAGTAACGGCCTCGTCAGCGATCTTTGCGGTCGTAACGGCCTTGTTTACAAGGGCGTCCGTTCCTACCGACTTTGACTGCGTTGAGATAACACCCGGAGCAATTTTATCGATGGTAACTGCCCCGGTGGCAATAGAATCGGTCTGAATCAGCTTGCCCTTGCCGGGTGTATGGTCATGGTCCTCTACTTTAAGCCAGTTATCAGCTAGTTGCTGATAGTTGTACTTATCCGTAGAGGCATTCCAGATTGTAAGGCCCAAGGCCGAAGTAGTAAAAGCCATCGATACTTAACTGCTTGCTAACGGGCAAAACCCTCTATTCCTAAAGCAGGATCTTCAGCGCCAAGTCTATTGGACATTCCTTGCTGAGCAAATAACTAGCCTTCCGCCAAGAAAGAGGCTGCTCGTAAGAGCGAACCCCGTTCTTGGTATTTACTTCTACCGTCATTTTTGCCTCAGATAGCGCTTTTGCATCCTTGGCAGAGAAACCCAGACGTTCAAATTCTGAGATCCTGTATCGAGCAATTTTGTCCTCGGTTGTTGCAGTTGTAGACATGTAAACCCCACGGGTTGTGATTTACTTTACTTAAAGTAAGAAACATCGCAATGACCAATCCCGTCACATGTGTGTGGCGTTGGTCCGGTTTGCCCATCCGTAAACTGAACCGCCCAGAGGTTCTTCTTGGCGATTTCCGGAACATTAGATTCCGGACTTGATGAATAATTTGCGTGCCAGTAACGAAGCGGCTTTTTGTTTTGATCCACTGGCCACTTTTCCAGAGTTCCATTAATGTACCAGCCGCCACTGTAGAGAACGCGAACTGTGTATCCAAGACGCGCTACCTCTTTGATGAAGGTCGCAACCCAAACATCTCCCTTTTTGTTCTCAAATTTCGGATCTTCCCAATCGAGGACGATTCGTTCGTCTGCCTTTAGCTTGCCCGCTTTTTTGATTGCATCAACAAGGTTCTTGGCTTCCGCCTCTGGCTTGTTACCGTTTCCGGGACGAGCAAAGTGATAGACAAATCGAGTCAACCCAAGCTTACCGGCTTCTGCAAATCGCTTTACAAACTCATGGTCTTGGAAGGTAGCACCTTCGCTTGCCTTAAGAATAATGAGAGAATGACCCGCAGCCTTGTACTTAGCCAAATCAATTGGGGCATCGCCCTCATAGATATCAGCAAAGTACTTAGCGTTGGGATTGGCCTTTGGCTTTTTTGTTGCCTTTGGTTTTGCGGTCGGCTTCTTCTTAGGAGCGGGTTTTGGCTTCGGGGTAGGAGTTGGGGCAGGGGTTGGTTTAGGCGTCGGCTTAACCGGAGGCTTTGGCGTTGGCGCCTTTGCCTTTGGCTTTTTTACAGCCGGTTTACGAAGAGCCTTCCAAGTTCCGAGTCCTACAACTCCGTCAGCGGTTAGCTTCTTGGCCTTTTGGAACTTGATAACCTGAGACTTAGTTGCACGGCCAAAAGTATTGCTCTTTGTCGGGTACGGCCAGAAGCCGTGCCTCTTGAGAAGAGTTTTTAGCGTATGGACCTCGGGGCCTTTGCTGGCTCTAGTTAAGGTTGGATCAGCGTGCCATTTGACAACGGCTGGATAGTTACCAGCCCTCCATTTAAAGTGCCAAGGCTCTGAAGCGCCATCTGACCACTTTTTGGCCCAGCCAAATTGTTCGCCGTAGTTGGCAATTAAATTTTGTGTGGGCGTGTCAGCGTCAACAGCAATTCCTAATCCATGATTTGATGTTCCGGGAACAGCGGCTAGGTTTCCTCCGCTTTTGTATTTTTCCCATGCCGCGTTTTGACTCCATGCCCCACGAGAAAGATCTCCGGGTCGTCCCAAAGGCCTGTAAGAGTCATTGACCCCAACGTTCCGTCCGTGCTTCTCTTTACAGAAGCGAGCAAAGGCGTTCCAAGCCTCTGCGGCGTCGTCGCGTAGTTGCCCCCCGCCAGCGATGCTCGTCAGTTCATATGGTTTAAGTTTTCCGTTAGCGCTCATTCATTCTCCAATATCGTTATTGTCTATTAACAGGTCGGTTTTCTATTTAAAAAATTAAGCTTAGTTAAAGCTTTTCTGGGTGTCTAGCGACATAGCCAGACGTTGGTTTTAGTGGTAGTTGCCACCTTGATGGAGAAGCTCCTGATGTATCAAAAGTCACTCCGGCAACCCGCATCCAAACATGTCCTGAGTTTGGGTATACGGTGATCCACTTACCTTTACCAGATACGCCCCAAGACATGAGCGCACCAGAGGCTAAAGGGGAAGAAATCAACCTTCCTCCATGTAGCGCATAAGAAACTGATCCCGAGCAGTCATAACCGCTTGAAGCAAACGATCCGTGACCTCCACCCCACAAGTATGGAAGGGTGGCAATTTTATTTCCCGCCCAAATGGTCTTCTTGACCTCATTGGGGGCAGTTTCAGGAGCATATGCAGTGCCAGATAGGACGACTGCCGTGCTGCCCTCAACGGTTGGCTTGCTGCCCTTAGAAAGGACAATCGGCGCTCGCCAAACGTAATAGGGTTTTTGTGAACCAGTTTTGTACTGAACCACCTTGATAGCACCTTGAATGCCATCTGGAGATGGGTAATATTGAACAGCCGATGCCGTCCCTGTAAAGAGAAGGCTGGTAAATAGGGCGGTTACGGCAACCGCCTTGGGGATAAACATAAATCTTCCTTGGACCACACCCGTTTGTCCTACATTGACTTCGCAAGCCGACTTCTAGCTGACAACTCAATACTTTCAGCTTATGGCTGGGTGAGACCTAGTGGAATCATCTCCTTCCGTCGAGGTTAACTGATCGTCGCTTACTTGATACTACTGACGAATCATTTCTTCTACCTATTAACCGCCGCTTGGAGATCAAAAATGGGGGCGGAAGGACTCGAACCTTCAACCTTCGGCTTAAAAGGCCGCTGCTCTACCATTGAGCTACGCCCCCCTTGGAACCGTGACTGCGACCATCGTCTATTCCGGGCAAGCCCTAGTGACTGGTCCACATCGACCTATGCGACGAATATCACACTTGGCACTCCCGTCACAGACGGGTTGATCGATGCTTGGCTCCCACAGGACTTACGGCACGGCCCGCCTTGCGATAACCTTTAATAAGACGGTACAGAACTGCATTCCAACAGTTCCCCGAATGGCCTAAAAGTGTTATCTAACTAGACCTGTTTGCCGGATAACCGTCCGGTCGGCTCTATAGACCTGATCTCATGCAGACTCCTTGCTTTGCTGTGAATTGGACTTAACTCTTTACTCGCTAAAGTTACGCGAACAACCCATTGACGTAACTTTAACTGCTAGTACGGGGAGTGGGACTCGAACCCACACTGAAAGGATTTTAAGTCCTCGTCCTCTGCCAATTGGGATATCCCCGCCTCGACTTCTCTGTGGCAATTAGCGCATAGAAGAACACAATTCTCTATTTCTTCCAAACCCTTTTCAAGGGTAAGAAGCGAAATGCCCCTCTTGCTTGTTTTCAGATCTGGGTTCAAATGATGAAACTCAAGAGCGCCAATATACGAATCATATCCGCACGCAACGCACTTTCCCCCAGCCGACTCAACCAATGCCTTTTTTCTTTCTCTTGCATAGTCTGAGGTTGTTTTGATATAAGGTTTTTTCTCTTTTCGGTATTTGGCTATCTTTGCTGCGTTTCTACATTTAGTAGAACAGAACTTTCTTTTGGGGCTAATGACTTCGTTTGAGCAATTATGCTTATGGCATGTCATACTGATTACCGAACGGTAAACACAACTTTAACGTGTATACCGATTCCACCACCCGAGCGGGTGAGCCTACAGTATAACAAACTCCCCGACTAGGACTCGAACCTAGGACCTAACGATTAACAGTCGTTCGCTCTGCCAACTGAGCTATCGGGGACTATGTACCAAGGCTATCAGGAGAACTTCTTGATAGCAAGGAATTGACGGGCCGGATTAGCTCCGACCCGCCAGCCCTAAATCCCGCAGGCCCCGCCCTTACAACGCTCTTCGCTTTCCTCATAGACAACGCCAACATTATCTTTGGCGACCTCATAAGGAACAGCGCTGAGTGGCTGGCCTCCACGCGCACCGTCCGGGTAGGCTGTGATACCACGAAGGCCCGGAAGATACTTATAAAGCATGTGTGCAAAATCATCTACTTCTTGCGGATCAACAATCGGATAGGGCAGGTTGATAGTCGAAGAAATAGCGTGATCTACATACTGCTGCAACCATGCTTGGAACGCAACTCGCTTCTCAATTATAAGCCATCGAGTAGGCGTCCTCAATGCTATCTGGATCAACTCCTTGATCGATTAGCCTTGCGGCTGTTGGGTCAACAACGTACTGATAACGAATGACATCGCCATCATGACGCGCTTCCTTGTAACGTCGTTTGAACGCCACACAGAAGATTGGCTCAATTCCTGTAGTCGTCTCTGCGATGATTCCAATAGTCCCGGTAGGGGCAATGGCTCGAGTTTTGACAGGTGCAGAGAGATCGTGCTTAGTGGCCCACTTAGTAGCAACCTCAGTGGAAGTCGCATACACCTTAAGCCACTCTTCAAGCTCATCATTGGGTTCGTACTTGACTCCGCGCTTCAAAAGCCATTCATGAATTCCCATTAGGCCAAGACCAAGACGACGGTTCTTGCTACGAGTATCTGCGATCTCCTCGTGAGGAATATCCGAGTAAACGGTTCCGGCAACCAAGAACAGCGTTGCCAAATCCATTACTTCTTCAAGCTCCTCAACGGACTCGATGCGTGACAGGTTCAAAGAACCCAAGTTGCAGATATCCGAATCGTCAGCCGAAGTAACCTCGGTACAAGCGTTACGGAGCGTCTCACCAGCGTTATCGCCAATATCAACACTGAAACCCGGCTCGGCGGTTTTAACCATATTCTCTACGCCTAAACGGTAAATTCTATGAGCGCGTTCGTGCTTTTCATGTTTTGGATCCTCGTAAGCGGCAAAAAACTCATCATCAAGCAAAACACTCACGTTTGTGAATTCCATGCTTGCCGGGAAGTTGAAATCCTTTTCTTTCAAGGCTCGAACCTCTGGGGACCAATCCTTCATCAAAATAAAAGCTTCGCAATCTTCATGGCTCCAATTAAGTCCAGCCCAAATAGCTGAACGACGAGCGCCTCCCTGCATTACTCCACGACCAACCTCATTGACAACATTCATCAAAGGAATTGGTCCGGAGGCGATTCCTCCAGTACGAGCAATCAAAGATCCAGAAGGGCGAATGTCAGAATAATCAACTCCAACACCTGCTCCTGTCTGGAGGCTCATCGTAACCTTCTTTAAAAGATCAGCCCAACCTTCACGAGAATCTTCTGCTCGATAAAGAGCGCAATTCTGCGTCTGATGTAAACCACGACCAGAAGCATAAAGATAACGACCTCCGGGCATGAACTTACGCTCAGAGATAAATTGAACTAGTTTCTGAAACTCAGAATCATCAGATGTATAGCCAAGAGAACCAAGAACGTGAGTTACCACGCGCTCTGCGGTTTGAGGCCAGTCTTCAATTCCGTACTCGTCTTTCCAAGCATACTTCTGTTCGTAGATTGTACGAGCAAAATCGCTAAGAGGATACTTGTCTTTTTCTGCCGATAAAACTACCGGCTCGCTACTTTTTAGTGACATTTCTTGCCTTCTGGTCTTTGGTGTATCTCTTATAGAGGTGTCGGTCATCTTGTCTAAGTGGAAACCCTGCTTGATATTAGCGATGATTTTTCTGTATTTTCTTTATATCTTTTTGGGCTATCTTAAACAGATGCCAACTGCTTTTCCCAGCCGCCAACCAAGGTTACACCCCCTGTCAAGTGTCTTAATAAGAGGAAGGAGGTTTCTATGTCTAAACAAGCAACATCAGCACTTTCAGGTTTGGTTGTGGCTATTTTTACGGCCCTAGTGGCGTTTGGAGTAATTGGTGGGGAGCAGGCTTCAGTAGTTCAGGGAGTCATCATTGCCGCAGTATCTTTTGCTGCGACGGTAGGTATCCGTTCAGCACGCGCACCCAAGTAGTAGATTAGATATTGCATCCTCTGTTGACATCCGACAGGGGATGCTTTATCTTCTTTCTGAATGGATCTTAAACCTTATCAGATCTGCCGTAGTAATGACGGCTGGGTACCGGTCAAGATCCACTCCAGCACGAACTCAGATTTGATGTATCGAGTGTACGTCAATCCTTGGGGTCAAGAGCATGAAAATATATGCGAGTGCAGGGGATACACATACACCGGGCATTGCAAACATCAACTGCTTGCGGCTGATAGCGTATGTGGGTGGAGTGAGCTGGATTGCGTTGATCAGCAAACTCCTGAGCAGATCAAAAATCGCCAATGTCCACGATGCGGTGGACCTACAAAGATCGAGGTCGAAATTGATTGATGACGAGAACGAGCTTAATGAAGTAACTACCCTGCTTGGTAGTTCGTATAAAAAGATGAAGGAATCCGAGAAGGAAAAGAATCGGCTCAAAGAGGAATTCTTCCGCATGATCGACAACAGTGTCGGTGAGGGAGAGGCTTTTGAATACGTCAACAAAACTGATGGGCTGGTGTATTCCCGCCAGATCAGCAACGGCGCTCCGCTTCTAGACGACGAGCGGCTTCGAGAAGAAGACCCTGAGCTTTGGGATCAAATCACATACATCCCTGAGCCAGAGCGAACTCTTAAGCCTCTGGACGAACTAGATCCAGAACTACTTGCCAAGGTCGGCAGTTACCTGATCACTGGGCGAGTCACAACCAAGCTTGGCGCCCCAAGAAAGGCAAAGCCAGAAGAACTTGCCGGATGAGCGATAAGTTCTACTTCACCGTCACGGACCTTGCTCGAATGATGAACAAGTCTCCGGTAACGGTTAGAAGCTGGGAGCGCAAAGGGTTGATCTCCCTGCCGCGAGATTCGGGCGGCGATAGAAAGATGTCTATCGAGGACGTCAAGAATACTGCGACCATTGCCAAGCAGTTAGGGCGCATACCAGAATCTAGACTAGAGCTGATAGTGTCTGCCCTAACGCTGCTCTCATATATAGAGAAGGAGAACAAGAAATGAAAATCGCACTAATCGGGGCGCCGGGATCCGGCAAAACCCAACTAGCCAAAGAAATTGCAAAAGAGCTAGACCTCAAAATTGTTGATGGCTATGCGGAAGCGTGGAGCGAGCGAACCGGCCTTACAGTCGGCTTCACGGGAGGCTACACGCATTCGCTAGGCGTAGCCCTTGAACGAATCTTTAAAGAGCGCGAGCTAGAGGACGACTTTGTAACCTGCGGATCAACTCTAGATAGCTTGCTCTACATGGCTCTGATGTCGCTCAGCAACCCTAACAATGTTGAGTTCATTCGTGCGAAGTCCTACATGGAAGTTCTCTCAATGCTTTTCTATGACTTCTGGGGATACGATCACGTTTTCTTTTGCAGGCTATACGCGGAAGAGCCAGATGGAACTACAGAGAAGAACGCCAAAGAGCTGCTTAGTGGTTTTGAACTAAGCGGGGCAATTAAGTATGACTCTGAGGTCGAGGCCACACTGAAGTCATTCTTTAACGTGAAATACACGGAACTTCCAAAGGACGAGCGACTCAAGTTCGTAATGGAGACGATCAATGATGCAAGTCAAGACAAGTAGTCTGCGAAGGCTTTCAGACGTCGAATACGCCGAGGTCGAAGCCAAGGCAAGAATGTCCGGTGTTGGACTGAATAAATGCCCGACCTGCAAATCCACTGAAATTGAGATAGAGCCGGGAATCGCGGTATGGCCAGACGAATGTACCTATCGTTACAAAGGCCAAGTTTTCCAGTGCGATTGTAAAAATCAGATGGCGCTGCGTCGTCAATACCTTCTAGCGGGAATCCCAGACCAGTACATGCGACTCGATTGGGGCGACTTTGTCGGATCCCAAGAGACTAGAGACGCGGTTAACTCATACATCTCTAACTGGGAGACGCTCAAAGACAACGGTCTTGGAATTGAGTTCGGGGGCAAGGGTCTTGGCATCGGGAAGACGTTCTGCGCCACTCACATCGGTAAGGAAATAATCAAGCAGGGCCAGAGGGTCCTCTTTATTCCCTTTGTTGAGATGATTAGCGCGTTTAATAAGCCGAACGCAGATGAGCTTGAGAACCGCCTAAGGGAGACCACGTTCCTTGTTTTGGACGAAATTATCCCTCCGGTATCGGAGAAGCAAGGCAATTTGTTCTCAACTCGTTATGAAGCAATTATCAGACACCGAACAAATTACAATCTGCCGACGATCATCACGACAAACCTGACCGAGGCTGACCTGTATGATAATTACTCGAGGACATACTCTCTACTAGCAGCAAAACAGATTCGTATTGACATGGGCGGGAAAGATGCTAGGGTCAGCCGACTGGGAAATGAGAATTTCGAAATGGCGCTAAATGGAGAGGTCCGGCCACTAACTTGATGACCGAGAAAACGTACAATCTTGATCTAGACGCAGAGTTCATCAACCACCTTGCGGTTCAAAAGTCCGTTGAGGACATTCAGGGCGAGCAGATTTCTAACAGGCTGCTGGTAGATAAAACCGCTCAAGATATATTCCTATGGCAGCTTGATCACATCAAGCAACACGGAGAGCCTGCTTCTGGCGCGGTCCTTCAAGACCAGTTCCCTAGGTGGAACTTTGAGGCTCCACAAAGCGCGGTAAAGGATCTGATTGACCGTCTTCGTGAACGCTTTGTAAGGAACGCCGGTCGAGAGTCCGTGAAGCGGATTGCTGATATGACGGTTGTTGAGCCTCTAGAAATGGCAAAGGCCATGATCGAGGAAGGAAGGAACCTAGCCGAGCTTACGACTCGACGAGGCGAAGTAATGGGAACCGGCGATTTCGGAAGGGCAATGTCGGCCTATGATCGCCGTGTACTTGAAGGCAAAGGCCCAAGCCTAGGATTTGACGAGCTGGACCAGCACTTCTTCGGAATGCGCGGCGTGACCTTCCTTATGGCGGCGCCAAAGACCTATAAGTCATGGTTCACGATCAACGCCGTTGCCAAAAACATTGCTGGCGGGGGCAACCCCTACCTTTACTCGCTAGAACTTCCAGCGGAAGAGTCGGACATGCGCCTTCGCTGTATGGCAGCAAACGTTCCCTATTGGAAGTACCTGCACAGCAAGCTAGACAATGACGACCGCAAAAAGATTCGTCAGGCTTCTGAGATTATGGACGAAAACGGCTCCTACCGAGTAGAGAAGCCTCAAGTTGGAGAGCGCAGTGTTACCCGTATGGTTGAGCGAGCAATCAACTCCGGGGCAAGCTCAATTTTTATTGACCAGCTCCAATACGTCGAATCATCGGGCGGAGACTCGCTTGGCGCATTGAACAACACTGGAGATTATTTCAACGTCGTCAACGAGCTGCGAAACTACTCCGACACAATTCCGATCTTGGTTGTTCACCAGTTTAACCGTTCGGTTATGAGTTCTAAGGAAATGCCAGAAATGCAGCAGGGCAAAGGATCCTCCGCAATTGAAGAGGTCGCCACGCTCGCCCTTGGCCTCTGGGCCAACAAAGAAATGCGGGCAAACAACATTGTCCAGTTAGGAACACTGGCCTCAAGAAATTATTCTTATAAAGCTTGGGACATTGACGTTGAGCTGTCTCGCGGAACCTCGTTCACGATGATTGGCGAAACGCAAGACGAAGAATGAAATACTCAGAATTTGTCCACGACATCGACGTTGAGGCAGTTGAAGAGGAACTTGGCTTAGAGGCTATTGACGTCAAAAAGTCAGAGTCCCGACACTACTGTCCGTTGCCCAATGGCAATCACAACAACGGCGACACAAGTGGAAAGTTCTACATTAATCGCGATATGCGGGTTTATAACTGCTGGGTTTGCGGAGGCGGAAACCTAGTCAGTTTGGTCTGCGAGATGAAAGATATCTCGCCAGAAGATGCGATTGAGTGGCTTTGGGGTTTCACCCGCCCAAAAAATCAGTCCACGGAGCAATTCAAAGACGAGATCATGGACATTCTGTCCGAAGACGATCATCAGGAAGACGTTCTTCCTCATTACTCCGAAAGAGTTCTTGCCAAGTACAAAGACAACCACCATTCGTGGTTTGAAGAACGGCACATCTCAGATTCGGTCAAAGAGCGATATGGGGTCTGTTTTGCACCAGACGCAAAACGATACGGACCCGACCAAATAACCTATGAAGGACCATCAATAATTATTCCTCATTTTTGGCAGGGGCGGCTCGTTGGATGGCAGAACAGATGGTTGTCGTCCACTCGACCCAAATGGGTTCCTAAATACACCAACACGCCAGACCTGCCAAAGAAACACACGTTGTTTGGATGGGATCAGGTCAAGGACGAGCAGGAGGTTCCTCTTATTATTGTGGAGTCAGCCCCGACAGTGCTTTTCCTAGCCAGCCAAGGACTGCCAGCGGTCGCAACCTTTGGAGCAAGCGTTAGCGAAGAGCAGATTGCGTACTTGAGGCGATTCCAGAGCGGAATTATTATCGCTCCAGATAATGACGCTGCTGGGGCGCATTGTGCGTATGAACTTAGCTCAAGGCTAGATAAATTTATTCCTGTGATGCAGCTTCCTCCAGTCACTGGCGGCGAGGGATCCGATCTTGGAGACTTAGAACCAAGTCAGCTAAAAGACTTCTTTCAGCAGGTTTATCTCGTATAACCCGCACTTAATTGATATGGGATTCAAGAAATTCAACAGGTCCGAAAAGACTTCAGTCCTTCCTCAAGAAGAACTCAGTGAGATCGAAAAAACGCTCGCTCGCACCGGGAAGGCCTCAGTCGCAGACCTATCTGAAAAAGAACGAAAAGAATTATCTAAAAAGCTTGACAGATAGTTTTTCGTCCGGTAGTTTGTTGTAGAGCCTCAAAGAGGCTAATTAAAGATACAGCCTCAAAGAGGCTACAAGACAAGGAGAAAAGATGCCCCAGTTCCAACGCGGTGTGACTGCTATTCAGCAGTCGATGAATACCGGAGGGTCAGGCTTTAAGCCATTCGCTCCGGACATTAGTTGGCGGGAAGACGGCGAGTCGAAGTTCATTCAGATTATCTCGCCAGCAGAAGATATTCCAATGGTCTCGCTTCACGACTGGATTCCTGTAGGGACCCACAAGAGCGGCAAGACCAAGTACGAGGCGTTCATGTCTCGCAAGGATGCTGGAATTGGCGAGAACTACGATGATCTTGAGGATCGTCTTGGGTCGAAGCCTCGTATCCGTGGAATCGGCGTAGCAGTTGAGCTAGAGCCAGTTCTGGAAACCGTTAAGAACCGTCAGCGGCCCGTTGGGTTTACCGTTAAGCTGGAGACCTACAACCGCAAGAACGCAGAGGGCGTAGAGGAAACCGTAACGGCTCCTCGTGTTGGTCTGATTACTCAGTCCTCGCATCTGTTCTGGGGCTGGGTTGCCAGCTTTGAAGAGAACAACGCTCCAATCGTCGAGACGCCTTTGCAGGTAACTCGTCGTGGTAAGTCAACGAACACTCGTTATGACTTTATTGCGTTCGAAGAGAAGCCAGTTGACTTCTCGGCGCTTCTCGACAACATCGATGGTATTTCATATCTAAATGGGATGCGCGATGAAGTCAAGACAAGCATCGCATCGGCTGAAAGTGATCTTGACAGCGCGATCATTGTCGGACGTGCAATTCTCGAGCATCGTCTTGAGGAGCTTGGCGATTGGGACCGTTACAAGGAGCTTATTACTCCAATTCAGGAGCTTAACCTCCGTTTCGGTGGCACTACGCCAACCAAGACAGCAGCGCCAGTGGCGGCTGTTACACCGCCGTCAGCAGAGGTAGAGGCTGCCTCGCAGCCGGACTCAGCAGCAAGCGCAACAAAGCTTGACGCTTTCCGCAAGCTTCAAGAGCGTTTGGATACTGACGAGTAAATGAATTCGCTTACGCCGGAATCCGTTGACTTCGCGTGTGATCGTATCGGAGCTTTTTCGATAATCAATGAGAGCCGACCACTAAATGACAAGGTTGAGTCAATTAGCGTCCTTTTAGAGGGACTAGGTATCACTGATGATGTGAAGGAACGCATCAACGAAAGACTGAACGATCTGATCACCGATGGAGCGCGGGTTCCGGCGCAGGGCGCAGTTATGTTTGGCATTCTTGTTGGTCTGTGGATGTCCGAATATGCCAACGATGCTTGATCCCTCAGAGGGGGTCGCAATATTTTCTGATGGGAGCTGCAACACCAAGGACCGGGTTGGCGGTTGGGCTTGGGTCGCTCTAGACGCCTTTGATGGTATTGAGTGTGGTTCTGGAAGGGTTGAAGACTGCACGAACAACCAGATGGAGCTAAAAGCCGTAAGCGAAGGGTTGAAATATTTACATGACCGCTACGGCAGCAGCATTGTCATGATCAATTCTGATAGCAAGTATGTCATTGACAACGCTGTCGATAAGTCCAGAAATCGCAAAGTAAATTTGGATTATTGGAAGACCTTAGATGAGGCCGAGGCTCTACACGAGCATCTGGCTTATGTTCATGTCAAAGGACATAGTGACAACTTATACAATGAATTTGCTGACCATTTGGCTAACATGGCTAGGAACGGATCACCAGCGAAAGCAGCCACAAACACTCCGGCGCAAGCGGCTACCGTTATGGAATGTCCGACCTGTAAAGGCAGTGGTCACGTTGACCCCAAAGAGCTAGTTAGAAAACTAAACAAAAAATCAGGTGCGGTTGGCGGATCTCATCCCAAAACTGCGAAAAACGCAGCGACGGCAAACATTCCTAGATTTGGTACACAGCGCTGGAAAATTCTGAACGCCCTTGCAAGCTCAGTTGACGGATTGACAGCGGCTCAGGTTGAAATTCAAATTAAGCAAGCTGGTGTTTGGAATCGAAACGTAGCGGCAACACGTCTTGGCGAATGTCGAGAGATGGGCTTGGTGACAGCTAAGTTAGACGCAAAGGGCGAGTATGTAACGCGCAGTACCGGTGGTGACAACCGAGGTGTCGTTCAATACATTACGGACGCTGGTAGGATGGCGTTGAAAAGTGCCGCTGCCGCCCCCTCCAATAAGGTTACAACATGAACTTTGCCCCAATTCACAACCACACTGAGTATTCCGCACTTGATGGTCTTGCGTCTTGTAGAGAAATAGCCGAACGGTGTACACAAATTGGTTGCTCTTGCTGCGGTATCTCTGATCATGGAACCGTTGCCGGACACCTAGAGTTCGCAAAGGTGATGCAGGAATACAAGATCAAGCCGATCTTTGCCTGTGAGCTTTACCACGGAACCAAGACCACCTTCGCTCGCAATGAGCGAGATCAGGCACATTTAGTTGCGGGTGCCTTGGACAACGAGGGTCTTCGCAATCTATGGCGCCTAGTCGATTCAGCGGCAACAAACTTTCGTTTTGTAAGCCGTGTCAACTGGGACCTGCTCAAGCAGTATTCCGATGGGCTTTTTGCCACTAGCGCTTGTATTCAGGGACTTGTGCAGCAGGGCATCAAGAACGGCGATCCGTATGACGCCTTGAATCGATACCTAGAGATCTACAGGGACAATTTCTATATCGAACTCCACACCTACCCGATGGAGGACCAGAAGGACTACAACTTTGCCCTAGTGCAAATCGCCCAAGAGCGTGGGATCCCAATGATCTACGCGACTGACGCCCACTTCGCCTTTCCTGAGCAGTACGAGACTCATGACGCCTATGTGGCAATGCAGACCGGCCAGACCCTTAATACTCCAATTGATGAACGCAAGATGTGGCACCCCAAGAGCCTTTACATTCAAGACGAGGCTCAGATCAGAGAGTCGCTGTCCTACCTTCCCGATAGCGCTGTTGATGAAGCCTTGACTAATAGCGGTGAGCTGGCCGACAGGTGTAACGCCATGCCTCCTGAGATCAAGCGTCATCTTCCTGTTTTCATTCCAAGCGAAAGTCCTTGGCTCGAGTCCAAAAAGACGGCTTCGCAGGTGTTCCTAGATCTCGTGTCTCAGGGCGTTGTTGAGCGATACGGCGAAGACGCAAGCGATGAGGTCTGGGGAAGGGCGCTTCAAGAGGCAGAGGTTTTCATCGACGCCGGTCTTGAGCATTATTTCCTTCAGGCTTGGGACTTCTGTCAGTTCTGCGACGCGGAGGGAATTAAGCGGGGTCCGGGACGAGGATCCGCCGCTGGCGCATTGGTTTCTTACGCGCTTCGGATTACTGACGTGGATCCGATCAGATACGGGCTGATCTTTGAGCGCTTCTACAACGCTGGGCGAGAAAAAGGCTTTCCCGACATTGATAACGACTTTCCCGTCAAGGACCGTAAGCGAGTTCGTGAATACTTGTCGGATCGCTGGGGAGAAAAGGCCGTGCGCCCCATTGGGACGATTACGCGCATGAAGCCGAAGGGCGCCTGCGACCGCACTTACAAGGTCTTTGGAATCGAGTTCCAAGAGAAGGAAGATCTCAAGAAAATTATTGACACGGTTCCCGACATCAACATTCTTGATCACAGGTCAGTCGGTTGGTCGAAAGAGTCCGACCCCGACAAAGAGGTCTACGTTATGAGCAGCGTCGGGTCCAAAATCGCAGATTGGATCGAAGGCAGTCCAAGCAATCGTCAAGGCACGCTGATTCGATGGGTCGAGGCTCTTGAAACGTTCACCAACCGAGTAGAAAATTACGGCGTTCATGCTTCCGGCGTCGTTGTGGCTGATTGTGACCTAGCCGCAGAGCTTCCATGCCGCCTCAGCGCAGGCACAGACGGGAAGATGAAGGTAACAATGTTCCCAATGAGCGACGTGGACGCCAGAATGTTCGTGAAGCAGGATCTCCTAGGACTAGCCAACCTAGACATCTTGGATATCTGGGAAAAGCAAAGTGGCATCGTTATCGAATGGTCTGGTCTTGAGCTATCAGAAGACATCGATGAGGAAATGTGGAAGTTCTTAGAGAACGGACTGACGCTTGGTGTGTTCCAGATTGAGGACGGATACGGAAGGCAGCTCTGTAAAGAGTTCAAACCGCGCTCGGTAGAAGACCTAGGGGCGATTGTTGCCATTAACCGACCGGGACCGATCCGCGCAGGTGTTCCTGAGGCGTACAAGAAGCGTCTCTACGGCGAAGAGGAGGTCGAAGTAGACCATCCGATCCTAGACTCTATCTTGCAGCCCACATACGGACTATTTATTTATCAGGAGCAGGTCATGGCGTACTTCAACGCGCTTGGCTACTCGCTAGGTGAAACTGATGCGGTTCGAAAGATTCTTGGCAAGAAGCGCCCACAAGACCTTCAGGCTCTAAGCGACGGATCTGGGGACTGGACCGACAAGGGCTACTACCAGATGGCCGAGGTGGCAGGGGTCGATAAAGAGGCCGCAGGGGCAATCTGGTCAAAGATTGAAGGGTTTGCGAAATATTCCTTCAACAAGTCGCACGCCATTTCCTATGCCGTCCTCGCCTTCCGGACCCTGTACGCCAAATACACGTCACCAGCAGAATTTATTATTGCTGGTATCCGGGTGAACGAGAAGAAGCCAGACCGAGTTTCGAAGTTTGTCTCAGAGGCTCGTCGCATGGGGATCGATGTAATCGCCCCAGACATTCTGGAATCCGAAGTCGATATTTCTACAATCGATGGTCGAGTGACCTTCGGCCTCGTGAACGTAAAGGGCGTCGGCAGTGGAACCGCAGAATATATCGTTGGCCTACGAAAATTCCACGATCTTTCTAGTCCTGATCTATTCAAGACAGCAATTGAAAAAGAAAAGGCGCTCTGGGAAGAGCGAAAGACAAAGGCCAAGGAAGACGGCGAGGTCTTCAATGAAAAGTCTCCGAACATGCGAGTCAAGAAAAATGTTATTGACGCAATGGAGAACGCAGGCGTCTGGGACAACTACGTCAACCGCAACCTCGCCCTTCCGGCGAAGCAGGCTTTTGAGAAAGAGTATCTAAATGTCATCCTCAGCGACGAGTGTGACGAAATCTTTGAACGTCACGCACATGTTGTATCTGAATGTAATAGTTATTCGGACTTGCATGATATGTTGGAAGATGATAGTCTTACTTTACCGGGCGTAATTACGTCAGTTGTACCTAAAAAGACTAAGAGGGACTCTTCAGCAATGGGAATTGTCACAATTGAAATGGACAGCGACGAATTAGAGTTTGTCGTGTTCCCAAGGCAATGGAGCGCATATAAGTTCCTTTGGAAGGAACGAACCCCAGCAATCTTCACCGTCAAAAATGGTGCGCGAGGATTTGTATTTGAGGAGGCTTTGAGACTTGTCTAAAAATCCGTTAGAAGAAGAAGTAAAGCGCCTAGAGCGCAAATTTGGATACAAAGCAGCGGCTTTGGGTTCAACAGAATTTCAGCTTGATGCCGTGCCAACGGGATCTCTTGCTTTGGACTACGCCCTTGGAACAGGTGGCTGGCCCTTAGGTCATCCAGTTGAAGTCTTTGGTCAGCCAGATATTGGCAAGTCCTCGGTGATTGGATTCTCTGCAATTCGTAATGCTCAGAAGATGGGCAAGCTCTGTGCGATCATTGCTGTCGAGCCGGGGTTTGACAGGGAATGGGCAATTAAAAACGGCGTCGATCCAGACATGCTGATTGTCGTTCGGCCAAATGACGGCGAAGAGGCCTTCAACATGCTTTATGACTTTGTGTCGGGAGACGTTATCGACTTTGTCGTGTTTGACTCGATTGGGGCAATCCTTAGGCCAAGCGAGGCAGGGGCCGATACAAAACCATCGCAAGGTGGCGCCGCTGTTTTAATCGCTCACGGAATCAAAAACATCTTGCAGCCCACTTGGAAGAATCGTAAGGGTGTGATCTTCCTGAATCAGGTTCGAGACAACATGCGTTCTCCAATTCCGGGAGCCGTTGAATCTCCGGGCGGCTGGGCTGTAAAGCACGCGGCAGATATCCGCATTCAGCTAAAAGCTGACGGAATTGGCTACAAGGAAAAGGTCAATGGCGAAGACGTTGTTGTTGGTCGTCCACTAGTTGCCGTTATTAAGCGCAACAAGTTATCTGAGGGGTCCGACAAGCGAGCAAAGTTTGACTACTATCAGATGGAGACAGAAAACCACTCGATTGGTATTGACGGGGTCAAAGACGTGCGTCAGGTCGCTGTTAGGACTCAGGTCTTCAATAAGTCAGGTGGATGGCACTATTACGACAAGTTCCCAGACGGGAAACTTAATGGCGAGGCAACCGTGGACGTTTGGCTACGAGAGAATCCTAAAGAGTCAGACAAGATCCGAGCCTTGGTGCTAACCGCAATGGTTAAAAAGAACTCAGAGGCGGCGGCAGAGGCCAAAGATGGCGAGTAGAGGCTCTAAGAAGTGGTACTCGATCCAACACGAGGACTTCGTAGCGACGCGCTACGACGGAGTTCGCTCACCATCAAGCGGAGCAGCAGAGGCAGACTCGGGCGACGTTCGTACCTCGGAAGAATTATTTGAGTGCAAGATGACCGGACACCCCGGCAAGGAGCCGAGGAGAAAGTCCACGATGGTAAGGCTTATGGAAAAAATTGCCGACGAGGCATGGGAAGAGGGAAAGAACCCTGCCCTTGCCTACAGGTACTTCGATCCAAGCAGTAATTTATCCGACAAGGACGGATGGGTTGATCTCGTCGTCCGGAGACTAGGTGATGACGTTGGCAATTAAGTTAGATCAGTCCAAGCTCGTCAAGAATTTGGTTGTGAAGAATAAGTATGTAACCCATGTTGAAAAGGCTCTTGAAAAAGATGGCGAGTTCACTTGGGACGCAAAATTTGAGCCAAAGCTAGGCGACGATGCCTTCCATCCATCGGGAGACTGTACGCCAAGCGTCCATAACCTATGGTTGAAGGTAACTGGACAGGGAGAACCACAGAAGATCGGAAGCTCTCTCCGAAAGACGTTCGCCGTAGGACACTTCTGGCATGCCTACCTGCAATTTATTACTGTTGAGGTGCTAGGCATTGCAGATTGGGACGCAGTGGAGCGTCGAGGAGAGACGCGCTGGGGAGAGGGTCCATTTCACTGGGCTACAGGATCCGGAGACATCGCGCCCGCAAAGCTCCCTACATACGGCGACTACCTAATTGACTTCAAGACCATGAACACGTTCGATTTCCGCAAAAACGGAATGCCTGACTGGACAGCAGACAAGTGGGAATGCCAGACAAATATTTATATGGACTGGTTTGACCTAGACAAGGCAATCATCGTTGGAATTCAGAAGGACTCACCGCACGATCTCAAAGAGTTTGAATTTCACCGCAACCAGCCACTAATTGACGCTATCTATAAGAAGTGGAAGCTTGTTGGGGCCTGCGTAAAAGAAAATATTGAACCGCCAGAGAACGAGGAGGCCCCGCTACCCCTACAGGGAGCCATTAAGAGGTGAGAATCCTCTCCTTTGACCCCGGAGCTGCTCGGATGGGGTTTGCCCTCTTAGAGACGGGTCCACGGTACCTTGAAAGCGGAATAGTGAGCTTAAAAAAAGAAACAGACGAGACATATCAACAATATCGGATTCGGCTTATCACCTTTTGGGCAAAAAAATCCAGCTCAATGCTTAGAGCAATGAAACCCGATGTTGTTGTGAGCGAAATTGTCCCGGTAAAGGGTTTTTCAGATCCCTCACAGGCGTATTTGGCCGGATCGGCTATCTCAGCGGTTCAGACCATCACGGCCTTAAGAAAAGTTCCAAACGTAGTAGTTTCGGCCTCTTCAGTTAAGGCCTCAATTGCCCAGCACAAAGCAACCAAAGTTCAGGTTAGGAACGCAGTCATAGATGTCCTGCCAGAACTAGAGCATAGACGCAAAGACTGGACAAAGGTATTTGACGAATGCGATGCTATTGCGATTGGGCTTTACCATTTAAGGAACCATGCCAACTAAGATTAATCCAGCAAACAAGGGCCGAGCGACTGAACAGATCCCGCCTCATCGAATCCTGCGTGAGGTTTACCGTCACTACAGCGAGTTTGAGGGGTACTTCTCTTCAACGGGCAAGCATATTATTGAACACGGGTACTTTGTCTACGAAGATGACCTAGAGACAATTAAAGAAAAGGTCATGGTTACGGTCTCCCTCTTTGACTTAAGAGATGGACTGAAACCGCAAAGCAAAGGCGGAATCCTTTCATCACGAAAGTTGGAAGCCGTTCAGCTAAACGTAATAAGAGACATGAAGCAGAGGGACGTTGCAGACATCATGGGAATTACCACAGTTTCAGTTGGACAATACGTCGAGCAAGCGATGATCCAACTAGCAGATCAATACTTTATCCAAGGAGAGGACAATGTTTTTTAAGAAAGAGGAGGCTCCAGAGTACATTCCGGGGAACGTCTACACCGGAAGAGAAATGGAACTGATCGCTGACGACATGCTTAAGGCAGACAGCAAGGCTGAGCTGTGTCGTGAGTGTGGAACCGGCGGAGACAAAACAGGAAAACTTAAGCACACAGAGCAAGGACTTGAGGATGGAAGCGGAAACGCTCTTCATATTGATTTTCCCGAGCTTGAATGCAAAAACGGACACAAGTGGTTCGAAGGTGAAGGCAAGGCAAAAGGTATTGGCGGGGACAACCCAATTCTATTTGAAGAACACTTTGCTTCTAGAAAGCGTCGTGAAATCTATACCTCGGTCGGAACCCCAGATCCATCCATCCAGCAGGGGATGTATTACAGGACCCACCCTCAAGGCCGCAAAGTTAATTCCAAGGAACAGCGCAAGAAGAATGGCGCAAGCTACTACCGCTAGGAGACAAAATGCCTAAATTTGAAAAGAAAGAAACCACTAGGAACTCTTCCGATGAAGGAGCCGCTATGGCGGTAGTTCCACCTATGATCGTTGAGCCAAAATGTCACGTCTGCAAGTCAAAGTACCGGACGGCAATTGACAAGATGCTGGCCGCCGGAATTGGATTCACCGAGGTCTCAAGGACCTTTGACTTTGAGATCGACCGTCGATCCATTGCTAATCATGCTGAAAAACACATGAACTACGAAGAGTCAGCCATTCGACAAATTGTTGAGCATGAGGCGCAGCAAATGTCAGAGAGCGCGGAGGAAGGCATCAAGGGCGTTCTGGCTAGGAAGGTATTTCTTCAAACAGCCCTATACAAGGTTCATCAGGCGGTTGTAAACGGAGAAGTTGAAGTGGAGGTTCGAGACGCTATCGGAATTATCCAGCAGCTAGACAAGATGGATAGCGCAACCTCTAGCGCTGCCGTGGACGAGATCCGTATTCAGTTTAACGCTTTCCTTCAAGCAATGAAGGAGCTTGTTGATCCTAAGGAGTGGGATCAGATCCTTGCAAGGACCAGAGAGATCTTAGAGGCAAGCGATATTGGGATCAAGACGGAGCTGCCACAATTGGAATCCCCAAAAGAGAAACGTCAGTCTTCCGAAGGATAATTGTCCTGCCGTGCTTGTAGACCCGTCCGTCAGTTGCGGTTAGGACCACTGAGACCTTGAATGGCATTGGCACCACACTTCCTACCTGATAGGAATGCACTGGGTTTGTTTGCGTGCTTGTGGCTCCGTCCCCAAAATCCCAAAGAGTCTTGTATACGCTTATCGCTCCGTGGCTCAGCGTAAACGTAATCGGGCGATTTGATTTGTAAATCGTATTAGAATATACGCTCATATTAGAGCTAGACACATAATTAGTTTCGTTGTCTCCTTCAATGGAGAACGAGATTGACCTAATGGGAGTTGCCGGACTTGAGATCTGGATAACCTTATCCACGACAACACCGGCGAATGAGCGCATTCCAAACAATGGGATCTCTACCTCGATTCCATTTTCATTTACGGTCTCCGGCTGTATGACTATTTCAGTGCCGCGAACCGCATCTACACGGCCTCCGATTGAAGTCCCCGGGGCGGGGACACCTTCCCAATAATCTGAGATTAACGGTGACTTACCGGAGAATCCTGTTTGAGTAGCGTCTAGGGCCTTGTAATGCTCGTCGTTAAAGACAACATGGTCGTCTAAGTAGTAAATTTTTGTTGGGGACCATGGTTCAACAGTCCTGCCAACAACTGCGTCCGCTGCTCGCCATGCTTTATTGGTTCCACTTGATGGGATATCGTAATACCAATAAACATTACCTTTAGAAATTCCCTTGTAGTCAACTGGCGCCCAGTTTCCTTGATCGTCGCTCATCCAATACTGATTTAGCCCTACAGTTTTTCCTCGCACCATCCTTTGAGAATCGCTCTCTAAAAGGAAAAGGTAGCTGTAGCTCATAGGAGCCGAAAGAAGAGAGTCTCCGGCGTTAAGTCTTTGAAGAGGCCCGTTGGGTCCTCGATATCGATAAATTCCGTTTCCGCCGCCAGTCGCCCTAACCGCAGATTTGGTTGGAATGGTTTGTATTTTTACAAAGCAAAGACGGTCTCCTTGAAAGGAGTCACCGTCCCTTATGGCATTTTGAGATGCGGTATATCCCGGCCCAGCATCGTCTGTTATAAATGTTGTATTTTTTGGGAAGTACGCTGGTTGTCCGGGAGCTTGAACAATCCGATACGTTGTGTTTAGAGAGAATTTGCTTATATCGTCAATAAAAATAACTCCCGACTGGCCCTTCAGACAAACGACCTGCCAGAATTCACCATGCTTATTGTTGGTTACGAACCTAGGCTCCTCACGATCAATTATAGGAGGCCCTCCCGGTTGCCCGTCACGACCAACAAGCTCCCAGTCGGGATTATCGGTTCGCTTGTAGTACGGCTGTCCATTTCTATCAATTGCAGTGTCAATTTTTGCTGGGGGCAACAGTCCGGTCTCAGCGACAATTGCATGGTATACCTCGCCAAGATGTTTGACACGCGAACCACGAGGGTAGCTCGAAGCTCCCGACCACGCACCAACTTCGCTGACCTCAGCAACCTGACCAGTAAGAAGAAAAAGGTCCCCACTGTTTGGGCTGTAATTATAAATATCCGTAAGTCTGGCGTCCATTGACGTGTCAATGTTGGAACTAATTACCGCCTTAATCGAAGAGTTGAAAAGAGACAACGTGATGGCGCTCTCAACATCAAAAGAAGAGAACCTACCCTCAGCTAGGAACGCGACTTCGGCAAAACTATTTTTATATGGTTTTGGTGGAACGGGCTTCGGAGTGGGCTTCGGCTTTGGCTTCGGCTTCGGCTTTGGCTTATTCTCAGGTTTTTTGGCCATTACTTAACTTCGTCCTCCCAAACAATTTTTCCAAGCTCTGCGTATTTTGGCAATATTTGTACATCATGGATAGTGCTATCAACAAACTTAGAAATGCCTTGAACCTGCAAGTTCTTTCCGGGATTGTTGAATACGACTCCCCCGTATTGAGAATCGACAACGCCCTTCATGGGGACCCATTTATCTTCCTGATCTGGCCTTGCCGACCAAGCTATAGAGGGAGACTTGATGCTAAGTTCGTCCACATACCATTCACCAAACGAAGACGACGTAACATAAAGGGCGTAATAACCGCATTCTGTTACGCTGACCGTCCTGTCGATCTCAACCCACTCGGAGCTAAAAAGATCATGTGCGTATACAGGAACGACTTGGTCGGTCTCGTAGCAATAAAGAAAAACCTCGAGGCCCACTCCAGAAATTGTTTTAAACGTGATTCTTGCATCGTTTGGGTTCTGAACAAAGAACCTACCGGTCTTAATTCCCTCGTATCTAAGTTGTCCCGTCGTATTGACCTTGTACGACTTACCTGATTTTGATTTGCTGAGGTCTTGATTAATTGACCCACCCCAATCCGATGCCGATACGCCAATTCCACCAACAAGGTTTAGTGGCGGTGTTCCAGATTTAAAGATTTGAACTCCGGAGTAAGGATTTCGAGAGCGCAATGGGGCCGAGCGATATTCAGAGAACTGCACGTCCTCAATTAAAATTCTTTGGACGCTTGAACGCATGTCAATCAGCTCTGATTTCCATCCAACCCCACCTCTAAGCCTAAAGTCAAGAGGGAAAAATCCAGTTTCGAATACGACAGAGCGATCTACCCAATTTCCCTCGTTTTCGTGCGGAAGGAGAACAATCTCAATATTGATTCGATTGCCATCAAAGCTCATTCTCAAAGAGTAAGGAAGCATGGGGTTCAGGCTGATCTCGTCCCACACGCTGCTGGATTCATTGGTTACAAACGAAAGCTCAGCTTCGGTATTATTCCACTCCAAGGTACACACCCCTTGATATGGGATCCCGGAGTTGACTAGCTGCTCGTCCTCATTGAGATTTTCGTCCTCTTGTAGAGCAATCTGATCTCTAGGCGCCGAGTCCGAGTCCATGATGACAAAGGAAATTTTATTATTCGCCGGGTTCAATGCAAAGGTCGTGCTGTCAGAGCAGTCAGTGGCCTGCATAGATAACTTAATGTCTACATATGCTCCGGACACCTTTTTCAGCCCGTTGATATAAGGGCCTGCGTCCTCAAAGCTATAAATTCCGTCCGCCCCATCAAACTGCATTAGTGAAAGATATTGATTTGGAGAATACTTTCCTACGGCGTAGTGATTCTCAATGTCAATTTGAGACAATGTAGTTCCGAACACGGCAAGTTCATCTAGATCTCCAATAATGCCTCTAGGCCCAAACCCCGAAAATAAAAGAACAACCATTACGAGCTGCTCCAAGCGCCAATTGAAAATGGTGCGGTAGCGTCGGTATCAACCGATGAGGAAACGGTGAAAGTTCCAACCAGAACCGCGTTTAGGTAAATCTTGAGGGCGGTTCCGCTACGAGTTACGACTATGTAGTTCCAATTTCCAGCCGAAACACCAGCGCCACTTGTGGTATACGTCTGGGTGTTTAATTGAAATAGAATCTCGCCAGCGCTGGTTACTGCAAACCGATAAGACCCGTGACCAGCCGTTGGGTCGTACCGTCCGGTTGACGGGTCAATTGGCTCAACGTACTTTGCGGCAAGACCCATTGGACGACCAGAAGAAAAGGATGCCGAAGTTAACCGAACCCAGCAACTGATTGAAAAGTTTGAAGTAATTTCATGAATTGAATTTGGCGTCTGAACCGGCTGGATGACAACATCGCCTCCATTAAACCTAATGGCGTTTGGTTCACTATATGGAAGGCTACCAGTATTGAAATCTGCTACAAACACCCCACCAAGGGCCTTCACACGGGAGTTGTCGCTATTAGCCCAGATCATCTTTGGTTCCGAAACGGGAAGATCTCCAAGAATGCCCACTCCGGTTTTAGCTGAGGACCGAACCAAAGAATCAAACCGTGTATTTACCTTCATTGGTTTCCATGAAGATCCGTATTTACGAATTCCGATATCAGAAACGTACATCCTACTTCCGCTCGCCGTGTCTTTTAGGCTTAATCTGACAGACGCAATGGAGTTTGCGCCAGAGGATACGGCGGGGATTTTAGATACGGCGAAGTAAATTTGACGATTGCTTTGGGTGATGCCCGTTCCAGAAAGGGCAACGCTTCTCCAGCTTGCGGAGTTAAGCGCAGCGTTTTGAACGTTTGAAAACATTATGAAAGACTGAGTTAAGTCAATATTGGAAGACACCTCGGGAACCGTCAAGTACACGATGTCGTTGCTAGCAAAATTATTTAGGTCAATGTCGTAATTTGCTGGCTCTTTTGGAAGGGCAAATTCGGGGCGTGTAATTGTAGAGGTAAAGTCGCTAGTGGCGCCAGCGCCATTACATACAAAACCAAGCTCCGGTTTAAGACCCGGCTTCTCACGACTTACTATTGAGGCCGAAAGACGAGCAATCCATCCGTCTCCGGGCCTGCGGGTATTGATTTGCAACTCACTCATTCTAAAACCGCTGATCTGAGAGCATGTTTTTCTTGTAAGAAAGTGGAGGGGAATAATCCCGTAAACTCCGTTTTGATCCATTGACCGAACGTCTCTGTGGTCGTCGCTGGGTCCACCAGATACGGTTCGATATCCAGCCAAGACTGGCGAATCAAAATTTTCGTTAAGCAAAGTCATTGATCTCAATATTTACTAGGTCGCCAAACGACTCGTTGTATATCGGAGGGCTTGAATCATCTGTGTATGTATCACGAATAAACCTCACGCTCTTTATTCCTGCGAAGTATGCTCGGTTGTTTCTGAAAGTTGTCTCTAGTACCCTGTATTTGTGACGGCATTCAATAAAGAAGAACATTTCTGGATAGCTAAGCTCCGACATCAGCTTTTCTCTATTGAGGGTGGAGACCTCTGTCATGATTGCAGTGCTGGCGGCCCCCATTTCTTCTGTTATTTCGCTACGGACGTCGCTTTGTAAAGCATCGGTTAGCAATGTCCCATTTTTCCCAGAAGGCCCAATTAGGTATGGATTAAAGTCGTAGTTGATTTTATTTATGGTAGAAATATCAACCAGATCTTCTAAGTCTGTTTTGCTTAGGAATGATTTAAAGTCGTCTATCTTGCCAAGCTGACCCGGAGCGAGAGGCCTCTGCTCGTCTTGATAATAAGAAAAGGCAAGGGCGTATGCGTCATGAATGACATTGACCATTGTCGGCACAAGGTTGTCAAGCCTTTTGAGTTCCATATCAATAAGAAAATAATCTAGAACCCACTTGGGGTGCTTCTTATATGAGACGGCCTTGCTAAACCCTCCCGGGTTATAGGGCTTGGCTTGAAGGGAACTGAACTCTAACTTGATAAATCGTGCGGAGATAGGCTGTGGAAGAGGAAAAGTATTCTTATGCGTTAGGCGATACGTCCTTGGGACCCTGTTCCACAGCTTATTGTCCCAATCGTCTGGGCTTACCGCAGAGCCGCCCTCGCTGGAATAGTACACAGACATAATTAAACCCGGGGTCGTTGGGTCTACCTCTATGGAATCTATTGTTACGTCATTTAGATGATCAAAGTAAAGCGACTCAACTGCAAACTTAGACGGGTTTGGTTTTGACACCCAGAATGCGTTATTCGCTGTAAGGTTTCCGACCTTATTTCGGTTTACGCAAGCTCGGACGGCGTTGCCAAAAAAATCGTAACCAGAATCGGCAGTTGCAGCAAGCACACGATATCTAAAAGTGCTAGAAGGCCATACAACGGCAGCTTGCCCACTAACCGATTCAATTTTAATGTGAAAAATTGAATCAAGCATTGTTTGTGACACGCCTGCTGGTTCCGTGAACCTAACTGTCTCCCATCCCGAGGAAAGGGTGTTTGTATGGGTGTGACTAGCTAAAATTCTTCCCAGATAGGAACGATTGGCGACCAATGGGTCGTTTTCGATAAACCCTAATTCAAACTCTGATGGATCAAAAACAAACTCAGCGGTACCAACCTTGGTCATTAACCATCCGGTCTTACCGTTGACCGTTCCCTGTTGAACCCATACGTCAAGCCCAGAAGCAAGCTCTGTTGCGATTAATTCATCGGCGTCAGAGGTCCGAGACCAAGTACCAGAAGCCGCAGCATAAATTCCATTCTTTGTCCTGTCGGTCTGATTCTTAACCAGAACGCGGTTTCCCGCCGATAGGACCGACCCGTCTATTGTTTGCAGTCCGCTAAGGGAAATATTTTGTGTGGTGGCAACCTTAACGTTCAGGAACGAGGTGGCGATCCGATCCATAATTTGATAGGAGAAGACTCCTCCGGGGCCAGATGAATATGCTTGGAATCCAGTCAAATCTGGGACCAAGGATCCCCTAGGGTATCCGGGAGGAAGCAAAAAATCTGCCTGCGTTGCCCCGAAACTAACCCCAGTAACATTGCTGGTTCCGCCAGTTGATGTGTTTACGCTCCCCTTAAGGATTACGCCATCAAGATACTCTTCCAACTCGTAACCCCCTAACTGGAATTGACCAAGGATTTTCTAGCGTGCTAAATATGCGGCGGAACCTAATTCGAATAAACCGAGTAAAGATAGTGTGGTCTGATCCGTCCGAAAGTTCAAAGGTAATATGCTCCCAAACAGACGACCGTTGAGGATCTATCTTTAACGAAGAGATTGGGCCAATCTTTGTTGCCGTGGCGAAGGACGTGTTAGTCGTGTGTCCAGTGCTGTCGTACTGCAACACTGTTGGATCAACATTGTCGAAAAGAATGTCAAACGAGACTGGAAGGTTAAGCGTCTCAAACGAAACAAAATTAACGGCCTTTGCCTCGCCAAGGTCAATCTCAAGATATTCATACGAATCAGGGCTACCCGGTTGTGCAGACCAAAACTCATTATTGTCTGGCGATCCTTCTACGAGACCTAGGTAAGTGTCAGGGTAAACGTAATTGAATAAGGCATTTGGGCGAGAGGAGTTCATCGCTGTAACAACGTCTGTTCCACGAGCCATTGAGCTGCCATTTGCAATAACCCGGCGGGGACTAAAAATCTCGCTGTCGTCTGTGTACGTTGATAAAAATGGAAACAGCGCTGCTTGTTCAGCAGGAAACTTTCCCACCTGCGTTGACGAAGCGGAAATGTCTTTAATCAGATGGAAGAATTCGTAATTGTGTGGCGCCTTTGTTTCCGGAGCCTGAACTTCTTGATTTGGCTTAATCCAATTAATTTCGTTTGTCTCTGGCCAAACGATTGACGAGGTTCCCGTTACAAACAAAGAAGACTGAGTTAGGTCGCTTGACGAATAGGATTTTGTCCAGTGGTGTACTCGACCACCGGCGCTGCCCGGGGTTATTGTAATAAAAACATCCGCTGGCTTGATTCGGCTAAGAGCCGACTCGGCGTTGTGGCGATCATATTGGAATTGGTTTTTATCTGACCCCACAGCATACTCGTCTGCGGTCAGAATGGGCCGGACGACAAGCTCGTTTAGGCTTCTTGTTGAGCCAATTTCATCAAGGCCCAAGGGAACCTCAGAATGCTGATCGAATAGCGTTCGGTAGCGCTCAACAAGCTCAGCGTTATTATCAAGCCCGGATTTGGCAACAAGGCTAAGACCATTAATTGTGCCACCCATGTGAGCGCCCTTGATAAAGTTAATGGCGCGGTTTCTGTACTTGGTGTCCTTGGCTTTAATTTCATCCCAGCCCGGAATCGTGTATAGGCTTCCGGCGTTGTCGTAAGACTCATCGAGAACCCTTGAAAATTTAAAAGGGTCTCCGTAGAAGCTATCAAGGTCAAATCCTTCAATCCCCGAGTCCTCTAGGGCCAATCGGGCTTTAACGTAACCGTCCTGCACAAGAGCCATTCCAAGAGGCCCGAGCAGGGTGAAGAGAAGCTTGACAAGTACTGAACCGGGCGCCTTGTTGTAAAGAGAGTCAGGAAAGTTGTCGAGGTGATACGCAGAGGCAGACGGGCTGTTCAGCGGCTCAATGAAAAAGTCCTGAGGGATGCTGGTTACAACCGTCGGGATTCTAGTGAGGTCCGCGTCCATCACTTATTCCAATTGCTTTGAACCCTCTTAGTGATGATCAGACCGGGAACCGTGTCTCCATCAACGGCAAGTAGGGGAAGTGAAGGAAGCTCATTGTCGCCTAGACCAAAATCGCTATTCAAAACATATGGACCCCCATCAAGGGGTTTGTATGGGTTTTCTTCGCCTCTTGCTTTCACGTTATCATGCGGAACCGTAATGATGAATGGGTCTGTTGGTACTCCGGAGCCAGACACCGTTGAGCCGAAATAGACATAGCGAACCTCGCTCTGTAAAGCGTCTCGCGTTATGTTGTATGGAAGTGCGTTTGTGCTTCCTCCATCAAAGATAATTCGGAACTCGCCGCTTGTTGGGGATCCAGATCGGA